ACTTCTCATCTGCTAGAAACACCTTAACTCCGACCCTATTGAGAGAGGTGAGCATTCTGTTGAACTCATTAGAAACAGGATAATAACTAGCAGAGTTGGGGTAATTACTAGAAATATCAAGGAGAGTCGTGATTTCTTTGACATCATCTGTGCATTCTTGGAGTAACATACACCCCATTGAATGACTGCTATAATAGTCATCTTCCTTAATAGGATCTGCCATCACGGGTGATGCTAATAGCAGCAGACTAAGAATCCATTTTTGCATAATATGCCTCAAAATACTTTACAATTCCAAAAGAAGTTTTATTTCCTTGTGATACCCAATCATGGGCACATTCATAGATCGATTGTGTAGAATATTTGGGAACACATCCTTCCATCGGTCCACCAAATTTTGAGAGAAGAATTTTTAACACTTCTCCTCTTAACTTTAATCGATCTTCTTCATAACGCCAATCATCGTTATTCTTGGGTTCTTCAACTTTCCAAGATCCGCCAACACCTCCGTCCATATTTACAATAATATTATGTCCAGGATTTTCCATTGCTGAATAAGTTATTGCCAGTGATAGTGATAGAAATTACCTTTGGGGGAACACATAGGATCCTCAGAAGGAACTCTATGTGGAAGTTGTGATTGACCTTTAAAATTAGTCCTGGCACCTATAATACCAAAAGCTTTCAACATATTTTTATTGTTTTTGAGTCTTGCAACAACATCTCGGTTAGCAGCAGGTCTCTTATATAGAAACCCCTCATACTGTCCAGGAGCATACACTACATCCGCAACAGTATTGGGATAGAGAGGAGACTTTACTCGATTAATAATTGATGCTGCAACACAATATTCATCAAAAGAACCAAGATGAGTTTCAACTTGAACCGTTCTGGCCAAGTGATCATAATCAACTGCACTAAGTGCCAGAACCATTTCCAGAATCATGATAGTCTTTACGGTAGTAACGTCCCAGGATATTGCTATTATAGTATGCAGGGGTGCCGTCTGTCAAGCTTTCGGAAAGGACAGAATTGATAAAGAGTTGTCGAGTCTCCTCGAAATTAACTCTTCCTTTGGTATCATGTATGGAGATAATTTCTCGTTTATAAGCGGCATTCCCAATCCGCTTGCGTTCTTCATTAAGTTCATCAGAGCTTCCGTAATATTTTTTCCAGTCGCTCTCACTTGTAACTCTCCGACCTCCACTTCTAGGCTTTCGTAGTTGCCAAAAGTATTTGCGGCCGATGTATTGTTTGCCTGATTGCAAATTTGTAATCCGATAGACAAAACCGAAAGACTTACCGATGCCACTAGTAGTAAACGGTTGATCCTGATACGTCCATGGGTTGTCATAAAGAAGTTCTTCATCCTCAATACCTGTATTCTTCAATGATATTCAATACCCGGTCGAGATATTTATGTGCCATATCTCGATCCCCCTGCCATATGGTATCAGGTTCTTCGTATACATCATGTTTTAATTGAAGCACACGATTCTTCAACTCGTCCTTCGTAAGCATATTTTTAGGCATCAGAGTCTATTACCATAATTATAGTTTTCGTAGTCCAACTTCATTGCTTGAAGTTGATTTGCTTGTGCGAGGGATTGGGGTCCCTCGGTAAGCAGTTGTACCTGTGATTCAGATAAGATAGCACCTTTCCAAGAGAGATACGCTTCTCTCCATGTACCTTGTCCTTCATTTTCAATTAACATTAGAGTTGGAATCCAGTAAACGTGTTCTTTTTAACATCCTGCTTGATGCCACCAACAACATAAGATTCAACCTCAGTTTCCTGTGGAGCAACTTGGAGACCCTTAGAAGAGATCCAGTGTTGTGTCCAAGGAAGTGGATTATTCTTAGCTGCAATATCATATACAGGTTTTAATCCAATCGATTTTAACCGACGATTAGCAATCCATTCAACATATTGATGTAAAAGTTTATCATTCAAACCAATCATGCTGCCATCTTTGAAGAGATACTCTGCCCAACGCTTCTCTTCATTGACTGCACGATCATATAAAGCATACAACCATTCTTTCTCTTCATTATAAATTTTCTTCATATCCGGATCATCGCCATTTGCCCAGTTCTTAATAATGTTTTGAGTCAAAACTAGATGCTGGTTTTCATCCCTAGCGATGAGGGATATGATTTTAGCAGATCCTTCCATGAGTTTGAGCTCACCGAATGCAAATGAGCACGCGAAAGACACATAGAATCGTATGCCTTCCAGAACGTTGACATTTGCGACTGCTCGGAAGAGTTTCCGTTTGAGTTCATACCTTTCTTGTTTAAAAGAACCAGCACCGTCAAGCGCATGTTCCCATGCGTTAGATGAACCATACTGTTGAGCGTCTTTGATAAAGAGGTTATACGCTTCTGTGACACTCTCAGCGCGTTCTAAGATACGCTGATCTGTTAGGATGGTATCAAACACACTACTGGGGTTTGAATACACATTCTTGATGATGTAAGTGTAGGAGCGACTATGGATCATCTCCATAAACTCCCACACAGTCATAGCCGCCTCCAATTCAGGCAGAGAACAGTAAGGAATGAATGCCATTCCTGGACCTCTACCCTGAACACTGTCCAACATAACTTGATACTTCAAGTTTGAAGTAAAGATATGCTTCTGTTCGGGACGCAATGATTGATAATCACCACGATCTTTTTGTAAAGAGACCTCTTCTGGTCTCCAAAAATATCCTAATTGCTGAGTTGTCAACCTTTCAAAGACAGGATACTTATATGAATCATATCTTTGGACACCAAGAGGAGCACCAAAGAACATCGGTTGTTTTGTAGTGTCAACTGGCGTCTTGTTAAAGACGGTCATACCTTCAATTTTTTTATCGTTGTTTAGTTTGAAATCCATTTTTTGTATCTTATATTTACTTTATCAAATAGAACAGGACTCGCATTCACTTTCATCAGCATTTTCTAGTTCTGCCATTAGTGATTGTATATTGTCCGGTTTGTCTTCTACCTCATCAGTCTTTTGATCGTGAGTATTCTGATAGTAGGAAGTCTTCCAACCGTACTTATATGTAGTTAATAGATCATTTGCCATGACCGATACCGGCACTTCATTATCTGGATAGTGCTCCGGATTGTATGACCAATTCCCAGAGATTGCTTGGTCAAAGAATTTCTGCATCATAGCAACAATATTGATATATCCATTGTTGTTAGGCATCTCCCACAACAGTGTATAATTATTTTTCAAGGTAGCATACTGCGGTACAATTTGTTTAAGAGGCCCTTTCTTGGACTTCTTAATGGACAAGTAATCTCGTGGTGGTTCGATTCCATTGGTTGCGTTTGACACAACGGAACTGCTTTCCGATGGCATCTGTGCGGACAATGTTGAGTGTCGTAAACCGAACTCATTGATAGATGCCCTAAGAGACTCCCAATCATGCTGCAACTCCGGATTTGAAATAGAATCTACATCCTTTTTGTATGTATCAATTGGAAGAATGCCATCAGCATACTTAGTACGTCCAAAGTTATCACACCATCCTTTCTCTTTGGCAAGTTCGTTGGATGATTTTAAGAGATAGTATTGGAAAGACTCAGAGAGTTTATGAACTGCGTCCCATGCCTCCTGTGAGTCGTAATTATGCCCCAACTTAGCAAGATAGTGTGCAAGTCCAATGAACCCAATTCCAAGCGATCTACGTGCCTTTGTACAAATTTCTGCTGCACGTATTGGATACTCCTGATAATCAATCAATTCTTCCAGAGCACGAACTGCAAGGTCACAGAGACCCTCCAACTCTTCATCATTTCTAATAGTTCCTACATTGACAGCAGAAAGAATACATAAAGCAATCTCACCTAACTCATCATCAATATGATTAAGAGGAACAGTGGGTAGTGTAATTTCTTGACACAGATTACTCATCTCAATCTTATCCTTGAAGGAAGAATGAGAATTGCAGTGGTCAATATTCATGATATACAGACGACCAGTCTCTGCTCTCTCTTTCAGAATGTCCAGAAATAGTTCTTGTGCCCCGACAGTCTTCCTTGGAATAGACTGATCTGATTCATAGCCCACATAGCAATCGTCAAATGCATCAGTACCAAAAGCATCATACAGACCTGGTACGTCATGCGGTGAGAATAAGCTAATCTCTCCATTCGTAATGAAACGTTCGTAGAAAAGTTTTGAAATCTGGATTGAGTAGTCAAGTTTGCGTACCCGATTGTCTTCTGTGCCTTTGTTATTTTTTAGAACGATGATGTCTTGGATTTCTTGGTGCCAGATCGGGAAGTGGACCGTTGCCGATCCACCACGGATTCCATTTTGTGTACAGCATCGTACAGTTGATTCAAACTTTTTAAGGAAAGGAACAACGCCAGTGTGCTGCACTTCTCCTCCACGGATTCTGCTGTTGATGCCACGGATTCTTCCAGCATTGATACCGATTCCAGCCCTTTGCGCAACATAACGGCCAATGGCCATGTCAGAAGTAAAAATACTATCCAAGGAGTCGTCAACATCAACGAGAACACAAGACGCGAACTGTCTGAGAGGAGTTCGTACCCCGGCCATGATTGGCGTTGGGATGTTGATTTTGTGTTTGCTGATCGCGTCGTAGTACCTTCTGACATATGAAAGACGGGTTTCCTTAGGATAATCTCGGAAGATGGTTAAAGCAATCATGATATACATGAACTGAGGCGTTTCATATACCTCATTCGTGCTGCGATCTTGCACTAGGTATTTATCCACAACCTGTCTTAGACCAGCATATGTGAATAGGTAGTCCCGATCATGGTCAATAAAACTATCAACTTTCTCAATCTCTTCCTGTGAATATTTTGAGAAGATAGTTTTATCATATGGTCCGTCATATGCAAGTTGCGTGATATGGTCAATCAAACTTGGCAACTCACTCGTTCTTCCATAGAGAGATTTTCTAAGAGAGAAGAGTAGAAGCCTTGCTGCAACGTATTGATAATTGGAATGATCAAGATCAATAAGATCAGATGCAGATCTAACAAGGATCTCCTGAATTTCGCCAGTAGTAATTCCATCATAGAACTGAATACCAGATTTCATTTCAACTTGACTCGCAGAGACCCCTGCAAGACCCTCACATGCCTTATCAACCATGATATGCATTTTGTCTAGGTCTAGGGATTCAATCCGACCATCTCTCTTCTTAACCTTTGTGCCGTTGCTCATACCTTTTTCCAAGTTGCGAATTTAAGTTGTGCTTCCAACCCTGAATATACGTTGGATTCTACCAGTTTTTGAACGTCATGTCCACACATGACCATATCGTTTATGTCCTTATCATCAATATTCGATGGCCAGATTACTACGGAGTCGCCTCTATCGATAGTGCGTCCGATACGCCCGACGATCTCAGTGTTCCTTGGTTCGTTATCGTAGACCCAAATAGGATTGCTAATCCCCCACCGGCTAATATCAAGATCAGCTCCGCACATAGCAATCGAGTTGCGAATGAACGTGCTGTCGAATGGTCCTTCTGTGATGTAAACAGGTTCTGATTTGGCAATTTCATCGAGTCCATAGATTTTTGGTGCATCATCATCAAGCATTACAGTAATGTATTTAACAGGGTTTGGTTTTATAGATCTTCCCTGAAAACCGATTAGGTTTTGATTATAAAACAAAGGAATAATGATGCGAGGTTCGTCATATCTTACATCATCAAAGGTATGTTTAAGTGAGTTAGTATATTTCTTGAACTCTTCTGCATAGTAAAACTCAGATGGGTTAAGTTGTCTAGACAATAAGTATCCAGAAGCACTTGGAGATGTGGATGCTTTTGGCAGAGTAATCTTTTTCTTCTTTTTAAAGACCGGTGCTTTAAAATTTAGAATTGGTTTGTCTACAACAAAGTTCTTGCCCGCAAATCCGTCCTTAAACTTCTCCATCACATATTCTTTGTGAAGAGTGGTATCAATCTTCTTCAAGAAGTTGTTGAAAGACATCGAAGCACCACAATTATGGCACTTGAAGTTAGTATTTGTCTTTACCTGATAGATGTAACCCCTAGTTTTACTCTTATTCTTCTGCGAGTCTCCACAGATTGGGCATCTAAAATTGTAAAGATTTGATTTTACCCTCTTAAATTTTTCTAGTCGTGAGGATAGTAGACTAACATATTTTGCATCAACGTGATCCATCTATGGTGGCGACTGTTGGTGCTATCATAGCACCATTCTGCCCCATTAGCAATGGTTTGAGCGTTTTGATTGCCTGTGGGTTACTGATTATCAATACTGCTCCCAGTGCTCCGATGCCAATCCAAAGTTTCCGTTCCAATAACGATAGTCGTTTAGCAATGATGTCATGATCGCTGTCCATTTTATCACGTAGTTTGTCGATTTTATCAAACAATACTGCGTCGATTTTTTCTTGCTTCCCGATTCTTTCCTCATGGACGGCTAACATCCTAGACACATTATTATTTACCTCTGCAATTTTTTCAATCGCAGAATCTAAACGACCAACCAACTGTTCAAAGTTACCAAGTCTTTCTTCTAAAACAGCAACCTTCGCATTATCCATTTTTATTAGGAGTCCAGGTTTTCCTCACTCCTTTGACATAGATATATCTTTTTTTCTTTCTTACTGGTGGATCATCACCAGCTTCCTTAGTTCCAGCAATATTTCCACTGCCAACATTAACCGTAGGAGCACCTTCCTCACGGATAAACGATAGTATTTTACTTAGAATTCTGTCCTTGTTCATATTCTATTTGAAGGAGTCTAAAACATTCTATATCTACGTGAATATCATGTATGTAACTCTTAGGAGTCTGGGGAAACCTATTCAAAAATAATAAAAAAGATTTCATAGTAGGCCAAAGTTCTTTATCAATCTTGTAGAACAAGAGAGGAACAGTAGCTTCACCAAAAATATTAAAAAGAATAATAAAATGATTGACTAGAAGATGTGATTTTAATACCCCAGTATTTTTGAAGCGTTTTAATAGTCGTTTGACATATTTAAAACGCTTCAAATCATCTAGAAAATCTTCTTTGGTTACAGAATGAGGGTTTTCATAATGACGAATTGCGAAAAGCATGAAGTTGTCATCATTTAATTCACGGAATATCATACGACATTATGCTTTATAGTTCGGGAATGGTTCGTTACCAGTCTGAATACCAGACATTGCAACTAGAACCTCAGTCTTAACTCTGAAATTACCATGGTTGTCAGTATAAGTCTGAACACCAACCCAACCAGAATGAGCAGGACGGAACTTAGAGGTCAGGGCAAGACCCAAATTACCATTTACAAAATCTTCATATTCATTTGCCATGGCAGTAGACCCAACACCAAAGTATCTGGTAGAAGAGATACCAACACTGGAACCAGCTAGATCAACCAAGCTATGGTGGATCTGATCCACAGCAGCTGGATCCTCATCCAGATAGGTGGCCATCTGCGTTAATGAATATGCTACACCAGCAACAGTGTAGTTTGAATTCATAATGATTGCATTGGTATGAGCAATGCCACATGTAGTGGTACTTGCGATACTGACGATCTGAGCGAAACCACACGTGGATCCTAGACCCAATTTAATAATTGGAGTATCCGTACCAACACCTGCTACAAAGGGTCCTGGTTGAATTTCGATTGTATTGTTAGTAAGATTAACTGTCGCAACGCCTACCGCGACGTTTGCAAAGTTATCCCTATCTCCCCAAAGAGCCATGTCTTTTCCTGAATAAGATTTTCTATAAAGATATTTATAAGATCACTCACCCTCGCGAGTCTTAATTGCTTTGGTGACAACTTCAAGAAGTTGATCATCCATATCAGTCTTGGTCAGCTTAACTGCCTTAGAAAGAATAATAAGACAGATCTCAACCATTTTCTCACCCAGTTCTTCATTTTCTGGGACTTTGGAAACAGCGTCTGTAATAATTTTTGATGCCAGTGGTAATAAAAATGCCAACATGGATAATATAGCGATTACACTCTATATATCATCAAAGTATTTTTCTAAAACGTCTAGACGTTCCTGTTCCTTTGCAATTAGATCAATTTGATCCTGAATAGCACTCATAATATCTGGGTGCTCACCAATACCAACAGGACTTTTAAAGTAAACCTCGACGTTTATCTTGGCTCTTTTAATATTTCCAATAGCACTTGCTTTAAGTGCATCGATCATTTCTCTTTTCATGTTATTTTTTGGTAATGTTACAAGTTAATTCACAATTGTCACCTTCCATCTCCGAATCTGGGATGTAGGGTGTAGATCCACATACAGCACTTCTACACCAACGTGCCGTGGGACCTTCTAATTTCTCGGAGTGCTTCAAGGTCCATGTTTTTTGTTCCTCCGTCGTAGGCATGAGCATAACCCTCATCAATCATTTGTTCGTTGAGGGACACACTGTCGTCCCCAATGTAAAGCCAACCCAGAAGACGGCCGTATTTCCCAGTGCCACCAACAAGTTCAGTCCTAACAGACAACTCATCATCACCAGCCAACGTGCCTTCGAGTTTTGCTTTGAGCCAGTTGGTTGCTTCGATTCCAAGTTTCTTTTCCTCTAAGTTTCTGGTTCTTTTCTCTGGCGTATCAACTCCTGCAACTCTAACTCTTTCTTTCTTGTATAGGTCAAACCCAAGATCAATGGTGACATCAATAGTATCACCGTCAAGAACACGATTGATCTCCGTCACTCGAAAGTTGTAACAACTTTTTCTGCTTGGGGGTGTCATTGCTGCCACGTTCTTCTCTCTCATCTATTCCTAATATGTATATGACAACATAAACTGTCATAGCAAGAGCAAGGATTACCATAATGATAACTGACCATACAGGATCACCTGGAATATCAAGAGGTTTAAGTATGAGATTCATTATTAAACGGTGCCCAATGCTGCCATCCATACTTGTGGACATAATGCATACCAATAATAGGTACGACAACTAGTGCAAGACTTAGTGAACCAATCCCAAAAGGATTATTGAGTGTGACAGCAGCAAAGTGTGCTGCTTTATGTGCAATGTGGGTCATAGGTATCCTCCCCAGATTTCCCAAAGATCTCTAAAATAAAAATCAACATCGGTTAAACTTCCAAGAGGAACTTGTTGATCCTCCGTTTTGGACCACCTATCACAAAATCTAGTAATACATGACTCCGATGCTGCTGGACGAGTACCATACATTCTAGCAAATGAACTCATTGCAAAGTTGTATCGAAGTTTGATTTCAGATTGATTCATAAGTATTACCAAAAATTGTTTTTAAATAAACCACCACTTGCAGTAATTTTTTCTTCGTATCTTTTTACAACCTTTAACACATGTTTCCTATCAGTCCCACATGGAGCGTTGTTTAAACAAATAAGAATTAGTTCATCATCAGTGATGGATGGTTTAATTGTAAAACCATGTTTATCTAACATTTTATTAACTTAGTATAGTTCTTCCTCAGCTTCTGCTTTGATGACACAATCAGAAGTTGGATAAGATACACATAAAAGTGCAAATCCTGCTTCAAGTTGATCATCATCAAGAAAAGATTGTTCTTCCTGATTTACTGTTCCTTCAAGCACCTTACCAGCACATGAAGAGCAGGCACCAGCACGACAAGAGTATGGAAGATCAACACCTGCTTCCTCAGCAGCATCAAGAATATATTCGTCCTCGGCACACTCAAAAGAAGATTCTGTGCCGTCTGTAAGTTGAACCGTAATTTGTGCCATTAGTTAACGTGTATAGTACCTGTCATTCCTGCACTCTGATGAGGACCACAGAAAAAAGTGTAGTCACCAGCATCTGCAAAGAAAATGTCTTGCGATTCTCCTGGTGAGAACATAAGGGATTCTCTCGAAAGATCAACGCGACCTTCCACAATAATATTATGCGGAGGTAACATACTATTCACAAAATGAATAGTGTCCCCTGCATTAATTGTAACATCAGATGGATAAAAAATCAACTGTCCATCTGATCCCATATTCACATCAAGAGCATATGCAGACCTAGGTAAAAAGATTACCATAGCCGCAATTGTGACCAGAATTAAAGCGCGAATGAGTTTCATCATGTGAAACGCAACTACACTATCTAGTACAGTTTGTGAGTTTATCTACTTACTTTGGTTCTGGTTTCAAGACACCAAACTAATGACTCCATGAGCATAAAAAGCAAGCAAAATACTACCGATACACGCGCTGATTACAGTAGCAGTTTTGTTATGTTGATCAATTGCTTTGTCGATCATTTTCTGACACTCATCTTTTGTTATGAGATCAGTCTTTTCGTGCATCTTCTAAAAATTCTTTAAGTTTTTTCTTCTCAGGAAGTCCCTTGTGTTTTGTTTTTGCAAATTTCTTTACGCTGGACTTGGACATGGAGGAAGCAGCTTTGGAAACCTCAGACGAGGGGTTTTCCATTTCCCCTTTCTGAGCCGCTCTAACCATCCCGAAGAACCGTTGTTGTTTTTTGGAGACTGCTGGCATGTCACGTTGCTTTCTTTCTGCGATTCATTTCCTTCGTCACTCTCTTCATCATAAATTGATTGGAAGGAAGACTCTGATCACTGCCACTTACTTGCTTATGCAATGCTGCTAGTTTTTCATCTGACTGCTTAGCCATCTTAGCATCTTCTTTAATAGCACCCTGACCATGCTTGGCACGGATGCTTGCCTTTACTTTCTCAAGTGCAGACATACCATCATAGGGTTTTTTCTTTCCACCACCCATAGCAACATTTTTAGTAGCACTCTTGTAACGGTTGTTGCCGTCAACACCACCACGCTCCATGCGACGATCTTTCAGAGAATCTTCTGTCTCTTCTTTCCTTAGTGATGCTTTACGTCCTTTAGGATCCTGCATTGCAATCCGACGCTGCATCTGCTTATTGGCCTCCTTTTCTTTACCATGGTGGGCAGCAACAACTTCCTTAGCATAGGCTTTATCAGACTGACGTGACACCCTTTTCTCCCTTGCAGGAGTCATTGGTTCATATCCTTCTACCTCAACATCTTCACCCATGTGATCAGCAGCCTTATAACGCTTGTCACCTGCCTTCATCTTTTGATAAGCAACAGTGTTTGCTTTCTTGTCAGCATTCGTGACAACCATACGGGTGTCCTTTTTCTCTGGTGGAGTTCCACCATAGACTGCTTCTTTGATCATCTCGTAAGTTTCCTCATCGAGTTCGATCAATTCTAACACCTCACCACCAAGTTCTTGGACAATGTTTTCCAATTTTAAATGTGGATCAATGGTGATTTTATTCTTAACGTTCTTCTCTTTGATCTGCGTCTCTTCTTCTTTACCATCTCTACCACTAACTTCGGTGAGATCAGATCTCCAATCAGAGAAAGATTCATTATCTTCCTTCACACCTTTCTTAGCAATTGCACTGCCAATTGCCTTACGGCGATTCATCAGATACTTATCAGTCTTATCCTTCTTACCATCATTGTTGACATCACCGTCTTCTTTGCCGACAGGATCAAGTCCTTCATTCTTAGGAGAAGGTTTCCTACCCATTGCGGCTTCATAGTCATCGTCCTGTCTCTTCTTACGGACGGCAGCAGTAGCACCATAGTCATGACCGAAGTCATGACCACCAGCAGTCTTGCCCATCTTCTTTCTTTGTGCAACCAATCGCTTCTCGCGACGTGCTGCCATTGCTGCTAACGAATCTGCTTCATCAACTGATTCAACTTCTTCTTTATACTTCACAAAATTTTTGGATTTCTTGTAGTAAGCAGGGCCAGCGTCAGGCACGATTTTCATACTCTTATCAGAACCCTTTGCCTTAATTCTCTTTTCTGCTTCTTCAATTTCAACTTCATGAACTGCTTTATATGCATCAGCAAAAGAATTGACAGAATCCCATCCTTGTTGATTCTCTTCAAAATGTGGGTTCTTCATTTGAGGACCCTTAGCAAGTTCCTTACGTGCCTTCTCATTATTCTTCTGACGTTTCTTCATGTCAGGTTCAAGATAAGTATCGTCCTTTTTCTTATCACCATTCATCTCAGCATAAAGAGAGTTGAGTTCTGCAACTGCCTTACGACTTGCGTGGATATCCATGAAGTTAACTTTTTTTCTTATTTTTATTTATGAAGTTTTTGATTTGTTTAGTTCCAGTCATCTTCATAGCATATCTACGGAACGAATCTGTTCCAACCTCTCTTTGACTAGCAGGCACACCAGACACCTCAGTAAACTCATTGAGATCACGGATCCAAGATTTAAACATAATGTTATCCTCGGTGACACAGATCAAGTGATTTGTGCCACGACGAGTAATCCTACCGATCAATCCGTTGTTTAAACTCTCTACAACATCACCTAACTTAAAGATGATACCATTAATATAGTTTTCTCTGAGACCTTTCCAATCAAGTTTAGGTGCAATCTGCCATGTTTCAGTAACCTTCTTCTTACCCATCTTTTTAACGATGGTATTGAATAGTTTCTGAGCAGATTCGTCATCTAAGGCTTTGGGGACTCCCTTCTTAAACGCCTCGAAGTCTCCATCAGCAGCTGCTTTTCTAAGCTTAGAGGCAGACATGCCCTCGACACCCTCAGCATCGGGATCTCTTTCCCCCGCTGAGATAACGTTAATCTCATCAAAGTCGTATAGTTCGCCGTTATACTTAATTGCGAGTTTTTCAAACTCTCCCTGTCTATCAGCACCAACCATGATGTTGACACTACTGTATCCGTCCTCATTTGCTTTCTTTAAAACGTCAAATATGCTACGCATACCATCGTCATTCACAATCCTTTCATCGTGTGTTGGATACATCTTTCTCATGTACGAAATCTTTTCGTCAGGTGAAAGAGGATTCTTCTTAGGATCTTCTGAACGCGATGGATATATCTTATAATCCCCACCCTTTGCTTGGCGCTTTGTGGCGTCCAACAATTTCTCATGCCCAGAGGTAGGAGGATTGAACCTTCCAAATGCAATAGTAAGAGCCTCACCCTCTCTTTCCTTTGCACTCTCAGATTCTTCTTCACTAGAAGAAGTGTTTGTGTCAGGTCTTGGTTGTTCTGCTTTTTTCTGGCCATCTTCTGGTGTGGCAGCACGTTTTTGTTGCGGTGCTGGATCTTCTTTTCCTGGACCTTTTCCTTTACTTAGGAGGAGGTCACCTTTATAAGTCCTACCTTTATATGAACCCTGACGATCATACCAATTTCCATGCCCATCCGATACCAATCCCATACGCTTCGCTTTTTCAACGGCGCGTGAGACAACTGCTTCTTGGATGAATGATGAAAAACTTTTCATTTAAGTATCCTTCTTAACTATTATTTATTAGATAGAGTGTTTTCCAAATGCCGAAGCTCTTCCAATCTTTCTTCACGAACTTGATCCTTTGTCTTTGGTTTAGGTTTTCTAAAAAATCTAGCAGCTGATTTTTTGTTAGAGTCAAATGTATTGACCTTTCTATTCTTAGAATCATCACCTTGATCAGTCCATACAAAATCATCTACTATAACCGTTCCGAGCGGAGCAGAACTCATAGTAATAAATTCTTGTTCACTATTTTGATCAACTTGCGTATAATATCCAGTCGTATTCATTGCGTCATCGAGATCTTTGATCTTCTGATCAATCTCAACAAGAGGAGTCCTGTATCTTTTTACTCTATTAAATGTGCTCATGTCAAATACCAATGTCTCCTTTCTTTATCATCTCTTTAAATTCAGGAGTGATACCTGCAAAAAACTGTGGGAATGCTGAAAAATCTCCCTTATATCTCAATTCAATATCAAGAATAGGAGTGTCTCCTTTTGATAATGTAAAGAAAACTTTTGCTGCATTTTTAGATAAAGTTTTTTGTTTATCCAAAACCATTTTTGTTTCTTCCTTTGAAAGATTTGCCATAGCAATCATAATACTATGAGCATCTAATACATTTGCCGATCCAACATTTGGAGAGAGATCTTTATTTACGGTGCCAACACCCTCTGCCAAATAAAATCCGAACTCATATTTATCCCAAATATCAAGAGTATCCATCAATCCAGTTTTTAAAACTCTTGTTAATAAAATATCAGCAAGTTTATCTTTTACATCATCTTGATTCATAATATCAAGAAATCCTTGATACAATGGATTCACTTTTCCACCAGTGCTTTGAAGTTTTTTGTTTACAAAGTCTCGAAAACTTATCTGAGATGGATCACTACCTGAGCTTTTAATAAGTCCGTTTCTATCTGCTAACTCTGCCTCTGATTTTAAATTAATTAATGGAATTCTTTGAGTCTTACCATCACCCTTATTTCTAATAACCTTTATATCCCACAATGCTTTCGCATCAGATGTGTTACTAGGATTCATACTAGTAATTTTTTTATTTCCAGAAATCGCAAATCTTTCTAATGGTCCACCAGGACTACATGCTTCTTTAATAACACCCGCAAAAAATTTAATTCTGTGCGTATTTAATTTTTCTCTTGTTTTTACAAATTCTGGACCATCAATATATGCAGAGAATGCATTATTAATAAGTGTTGGACTAGCAGAATTTACTTTTGGTTTTTTCTTTAATGAAATACCAACAAAATCATTTCCGTTTAGTTTTAAAATAACATCGGATGAATTATAGTCAGACATCCCGAATGCCTTTACCTTAAAGGGTGCAACATCTGGATGCCATTTATTACCTGTCAAATATACCTTTGAAGGAACTTTATTTTTCCTAAGTTTTGATCTTGTTCCCAATACAGCAGAAATAGATGCTGCAAGATCTCCATAAATATCCTCTGGTTTTTTAGATGATGTGTTAAGATCAATAATTTTAATCATGCCATTCTTTGTGGCATTACCAGCAGCATCTAATACTTTGTCACTCTTTAAGTTTTCCAGAGCAACAAAGTATAGTTCTTTAAATTTATCATCACTACTCTTTGCTTCTGTTAAAACAGAAGTGGGTACGAAGGATAGTCCGGCATATAATCCTTCTGACGGTTCAAACGCCATAGCACATTTTCTAACTATTTAGACTCTTCTTCCTCCTCATTTACTTTTTTATTAAAACCAAATGGTCCAGCTTTATCTTCTGATCTATTCTTCATAGCAACACCAGCAAGAGACTCCATAATTTTAAGGATGTCTTTTGCCTCAGCATCTTCACCAAGTTCTTTGGCAACATACCAATACTTAGGCCAGAATTCTTCACCGGCAATAAGATATTCATTAAGACTAATTGGTTTCATTTGAAATACCTATCCATTCTAAGTTTAACATAATACATTCCTAGTAACCATAAGGAAAAAAGGAATCCTTCTCCATAAGTCATAGTGTTCCAGGCATTAACTGCACCATCCATTAGAGATCTCCCTCTACACGATTTTCAGAATAGTGAACATCAAACTCGCCACCAGGATAACGTGCTTTGAGTTTCTCTACATTCATAGCAAGAATCTCATCGAACGAAGTATCAAGTGCCATACATGCCTGAGCAAGATACCAACAGATATCACCCAGTTCACGTTTCATATGAAACACATTGTCTTCATTATAATCCTTTCCTTGGAAGATAATCTTCTTTACAACCTCAGTAAACTCACCTGCCTCTGCTGACAATCCAAGAGCAGCAGTCAGGAGTTGAGTAACATTCGTATCATCTTCAAGTTCAAGTTTGTTAGTACGAGAAAGGAAGGCAGCATAATCCAAAGATGGATCACTAGTAACTTCTCTTACAAATTCAACGTACTTTTCTGTATCAACGAAAGGTCTTTCAGTATCAATCATTAGAAATTAAGGGTAGAGAACTTTTTCTTCAAATCAGTTTTATCTTCATAAGTATACTCCTCATCCTTGCCATTGTCAAGGATATCATTCTGTGCGGTTTGCTCACAGTCATACAATCTCATCTTGGCACGATCAATACCAACTACAAATCTCTTATGTACGTTGTTATCATTGTATCGATTCTTCAATTGCTTCACCATAATCTGTCCCAACTCTTCCAATTCCTCTGTTGAAATAAGGGCAAACATAAGATCAGCAGTAGCAGGGAGACCAAAGGACTCACTAGTATCAGTAAGCTCAACATCACTGCTACCATAACCAGAACGAGTGGTCTGGGTGGCAGATATGATAGGGACGTTTGCTTCGACAGCAAGTCCTCTAAGCTCCTCAGCAATCGACTTAACAAGAGTATAGGAATTGATATTGGAAGACCCCTTGTAACGCGAAGAGGCACAAATATTGAGATAATCCACGAATATAATATCAGGTCTAAAAGATTTTTTAAGCGCAAGTTCATTAAGAAGTGACTTAAAATGTCCACTGTGAGCACTAGCAGTTGGGTATTCTTTAATGATTAACTGACCCTGAGTTTTCTTAGAGATAGCGTTGACCTTCGTATCAAAGATTTGTTTAGGAAGGTCAACGAGATCTTGAATATTTGTATTCAATAAGTTTGCGTCAATTCGTTCAGCAATTTTCTCCTCTGCCATCTCACATGTAATGTAGAGTACGTTCCTGCCCTGCATGAGAGCGGAACTAGCGACGTGGCACATGAATAAACTTTTCCCGACACCTGTGCCAGCAAGAGCGATGTTGAGAGTCTTATTAGGGAGCCCACCTTTGGTAATTTTGTTAAGATATTCAAGGTCAAACGGGATTTTTTCTTCTTTTCGATGATAGAGAGCATAGCGTTCTTCGTAATCTTCTAAGTAATTGTGTCCAACATGATTATCAAAAGACACTGCTAATGCATCAGATAAGATAGAAGGGATGGCATCACGGCCTTTCCTTTCATCCTTACCTTCTGCAAGAGCAATGGATTCCATGAGCGCCAGATATATAGCACGATCACGGCACCATCTTTCTGTGGTATCTAATAACCAAAAGAAATCAGCAGGTTCTTTGTCTAGGTATGAGAGAATCTGTCCGAGTTCTTTAAATGTTTGCTCAGTCAAGTCCTCTCGATTTTCTACCTCAATAGATATCGCTTCTCTTGTTGGTAATTTATCGTAGTTAATGATGAATGTTGAGATCTCTTCATACAAAATACGATTTGGTTGGTCCTCAAAGTATTCTTTTTGAATAAAAGGAATAACTTTTCGTGCATACTCTTCATTGTGAATGAGATTTTTGAGAACTAGATTCTCAACTTTCTCCATAACTAAACTCCTTCTTTGCAATTTGATCCAACTTTTCCATTACCTCTGGGGTAAAATATTCATCAGGATCTTTCAAGATTGCCTTGGCATAGACCTTCTTGCCATTGATTTCATAGCGACCTGCTACATTTTTCCAAAGTCCTCCAATCTCACCGAGTTCAAGAAGACCAAAATATCGATCTAGGCCACGCTCATCATAATACAGACGCACCGTAACAACTTTATTTTCTTTACTTAAACGCGACTTAGCAGTCTTTGCTTTGATAAGGTTTCCGACAACTTCCGTTCCATCCTTTTCTTTCTTTTTACTGAGATGAATAATAGTAGAAGAGGCATATTTAAGACCAGAACCACCTCCCATCTCCTTAGTAGGAACATAAGCACCGATGACATCGTAGGTATGATTGGTAACAATCATTGGAATGTTTGCTTGACCAAGTTTAAGTGTGAGCATACGGAATGCTCCTTTCACCAGTTGGGATTTGGTCATGTCCCGAACTTGTTTATCATCTAACGCATCACGGATCTCCTTCTCTGTGGAAAGCATTCCCAGAGAGTCTAGCACAAATATGCAAGGTCTGCGCTCATCAAGAGGTTTCTTTAAATATATATCTACTGCTTTAAGTGCAGCTTGCCTAAACTGCTCAACAGTAACCACTTCCAGACGAACAAAACGACTTGCGTCTATCCCACGACTCGTAAGTAAAGACCTGTTAACAGCTGCCTCGGTGTCAAAATATAAGCAGTACCCATCAGGATTAGCATCAAGAAAATTTTTGACAACAGCGAGAGAGAAGAAAGTTTTGCCAGTAGAAGACTCGCCAGCAATGGCAGTAATCTTATTCCCAGAACAACCACCAAATATACTACCTGATATGAGTCCGTTAAGAATGAACGAACCCGTGTCCACGTAAGTTTCTGTGTCGTCGATGTCTGATCCAAGTTGGGTAAACTCATTACCTATCTCTTTTACAATCTCTTTTAAAAAATCCATTACAAAACCAAACCAAACTGTTCCCGCGCAATTTTTTTATATGGACCGTGCGGGTGATCATCCATAATTTGTTGTATGACTTTTAATTTGCCACATAACTTGTCTCGATATTCTTTCTTAGATGGTACTACATGTTCAGAACACACAGCATCAACAATTTCATCAAGTTCATTTTTGTCGATTGGGAGATCCATCAATTCCACCTAAGTGTATTGAGATATTCTAGCACATCTTTCCTGACATCCATCAATTCATTGTAGCACTTTTGATTGTGGGCACACTGCCTAAGTGAAGAATCTGGTTTATGCACAGACTCAATAAAGATATCAAGACCACGATTCCATTTTTCTTTTTTTCCCTCACAGTCTTCAATACTATTCTGATCCTTCATGAGAAGAATGCCTCCAAGTTAGCGGTTTTTTCAACAGACCATCCGATAGAATCTAAGATGATTTTTAATGGTTCTAAGAATGCTTTACTAAATTGAAGATCGTAATCGATGTACTGATTCAGATCCAATTCTTTTGGCCACTCATTTATAAATGAAAGCACATTTTCATGAATAGGATTTGGTTTTTTTAAATACAAAAACTTAATCTTTTCTCCATTCTTAATCAGAGAATATTTATTAGTCAGTTTATTTTGTTTAATATAGAAATTAAACAACAATGCTCCACGACTATGAATAGGAGTTCCCTTTGAATATATCTGGGAAGATGATTTATACTTCTCTACATCAGATATGGATCGTGGGAAAGAAACATCCTCAGGATCAAGACTATTAAACTCGGACCTACACTTATCGATATAGTTAATCACATCATCTTCACTACCGGTCATCATAATTTTGAAAGCATCCTTCAACATCTTTCTGCAAGGAGCAGGTGTCGATGATTTGACAGCTTCAATACCCATAACTTTTAGTTTAGGTTCAGCATACTGTACACCTTCACTGTTCCAAACATTAAGGATGTATCGTTTCTTTGCTGTCCAAATACCACGATCAGCGATGTTCTCTCGTTTCATCACCATTTTTTGTTCATATGCCGCAACATAGTCTGCCAACTCCTGGTAAGACTTCTCGATGAATGGTTCAAATTTATCTTGGCAGATTTTATCAAGTAATTCCACAACTTTAACCTTATCACCAGACTTATTACCAAGAAATTTAGTAACAAGAGGTCCGAGGTTAAGATAAATTGAGTCAGTGTCGGATGCAATGACGTAATCCTCTTCCTGTGTAGACAAGAGTTTATTTAGATAATCATTCATCTTATTCTCAATCCATCGGATTGATGCTTGACCAGATAAAGTAATTGCCTCAGCGTTTTCCAACTTATAATATCGGAAATATTGGTTACCAATGGCACCATAAGCAGAGTTAAGTTGAATTTTACGTGCCATTTGGATGTTATTACATCTAGACACTTCCTTTTCTAACTCTGATTTAAGATGCCACTCACCATCCGACAAGTTTTCTATCTTCTGGCTAGCAGTTAGCATCCTCTTTTTATAGATCGTGCGTTCTTGATAGATCTTATCCATCAACTCAGGCAAGAATCCACGTTTGTCCTTACGATACATAGCACCATTTGCTGCTGTGGCATAACGACCATCAGCAATAAAGGAACCAGACAAAATCTTATCAACAGAACATCGTGGATGTGGTTCATCCATCAGAGTTTCTGGTGAGATATTGTATTGCATGATCAAATGCGGATACAGACTATTCAAGTCAAAAGAAACTACCCAATCATAGCTACCCGGAATGGGTTCTTTGACATATGCACCAGCATACTTTTCATCTTTCTTGGCACCTACCTTGGGTGGAATGACAATGTTTTTCTTTTTAAGGTAATTATAGATGATAGCATCCCACATCCTTACCTGATAAAACACATCAGTAAAGTTTACCTTAGCATCATATGCCATTGTGAGTGCCAACTCAATCAACTTCATCTTGTCTTCCAATCGGTCAACAAGTTCTACGTCTTTGATGTTGTACTCAACAAACTTTTGCCAGTTGCCAGTATAGAAATCCTTGAAAGTATCAAACTCAGAGTGATCTAACTTCTTCTGACCTAACTCAACATTCGCAATGTGATCTAGACGATATGATTCTTGTGCCTTATATGTAAATTTCTTATACAAATCAAGATAATCTAACTGAGTCACACCACCAATATCAATTGATAGGTGCTTTCTACCTTTGATATAGACTTCCTTCTCGGTCACTAGACCCCAAGGAGACAGTCTCTTCATACGCTTCTCACCAAGCACCTTCCTGAGGCGTCCAGCGATGTATGGGATGTCAAACAGTTGAAGATTCCATCCAGTGATGACCTCAGGTGGATTGTTTTCCCAATAACAGATAAACTTGTTAAGCAAATCAAGTTCATCGAGACACTGAATGTACGTTACATTGCGCTGTTTTACTAAGAATGGGTGAACTCCCCACGTTATAATTTCCTTAGTGGTGTAATCCTGAATCGTGATCGTTTGTATCTCTTCACGACAGGACTCAATATCAGGGAATCCATATTCAGTGGTGGTCTCAATATCAAGTGTAGTAAGTTTGATCTTTGAGATATCAAACTCAATATGTTCCTGAGGATACTTATCAGAGATATACTGATAGATGTAACGCTCATTACCATAGATATTGAATCCCTCAACTCCCTCATACTTTTTAAGGAAGTCGCGACAATCTCTTACAAATCCAGGTTGGACAGGTTCTACTTTTTTACCATCCAAGGTTTTATACTTGGATGTTGCCTTCTTGCTATCAACAAAGAGTGTGGGGAGATACTCTTCTCTTAAAGAAAAGCTCTCACCATTATCATAACCACGAACCAGAAATTGGTTCCCAACAAGTTGAACGTTAGTGTAGAATCTCATCAAGAAAGAACTTCTTTGTATTTTTCAAGTAGTTGATTATTTGGTTCTGCCATTGTCAGAACTTTGTCAGAACTAATCATAAATTCGCTTTGAATAGTATGCTCCATCAACCAAGGAACAATACCAGTTGATTCTACCACATAGGGTTCAATCAACTTACAGTCTGGTTCTCCTAATTCAGAACCCACCTCTTCAATCTGTGAGATCAGAATCTGATTTGTCAGAACTAGAAGTTTGATCATCTTTAATACCTTCTTTATACTTTTGAGTAACTTGTGGAATGGGATCGACCAGAGTTATAATCCAGTCTGGGGCAACAGGGATTTCTTTCTGACTTGTCAGAGGAATCCATGGGGCGAAAACAATATCTAGGTCTCGACGTTCATACAACGCCTGAGGATCTAGAAATCTTACTGTGGCAGGATTCTTGAATGTGTATCCGATCACACGCTCTCCCATTAGCATTTCACTAACGTCTGCGATGACATCCTCACCTGACTTCAATACTGCTAACTTGATCATAGGTCAATACATCTCGAATACATTATAGCAAGAAAAAAGAGGGGCGTCAACTGGATTGTGCCAGTTGCCCCTCTGCGGCGACGATATTCGTTACTATTTAGAACCAGATTTTTTTATTGTGATGCTCTGGTACAATTCTACCAAGTATGATACTTAGTAACCCATCCTCAAATACAACTGATCTAACTTCCGTTTCTTCTGCCAGTGTCCAAGTTCTGGTGAAAGATCGTTGAGCCATTCCTCTATGGACATATGTTTTTTCTGATTCGATATTCCCCCTTTGTCCTTCGACAAAGAGTTTTCCGTCTTGCGTGTAGACATTAACTTCTTCTTTTTTAAATCCTGCTAGTGCTAATTCAAGGAGCGACTCTGTGCTACTAACTTGAATTAAATTGTATGGCGGATAATTTGACTGTGTTTCTTGTAGAGTAAACAATTTGTCAAAGTATTGATCCATACCAATACTATTCCTATTTATGCGTTCCATCAACGCAGGTAGGTCCGCAACAGTATACCGTGCAAGGTTTCCCATGATTCTTAGCTCCTTTAAAAGCGAGTTTGTGTTTTGTGGACCCCGAAGGCATCCGTAGTATATAGTAGCACATCTTATAAAAAACGGGGTGTTGAACCCCGTAGTTTTTTATTCGGTTATTCCTATTAAGTGTTTATTATGAAATCTTTGCATGTGGAGCAAATCTATCACCAACTTTCATACCAAGATATAAAATGTCTGTCCAAAACTCTACATTTTTTGAATTATTTTTTAGTGCATCATAAAAGAAATTTAAAGTCATCAACTTAACAACAGCATTTCTTTTGTCTTTTTCATAAGCAGAAGAAAGGTTGTCTTTAAACTCAGAGTATTTTACATTTTTATTTAAATATGTTTTTACTGACTCATACATTTTCAAATACTTATCGGATTCATCAATGTATTCTGAGTAAGATTGTGGATACTTATTATGATCATTGACAAATGTTATTCCACTACCGTTCTTTTTCATGAGATTCTCTACCATTTTAACAGGTGCCTGTCCACCTTGAGCAGCAGGCGTAGATTTAATAGAAGTATTAAAACTTAAATTTTGCCCTGCTCTTGTTATGTTTATAGAATAGTCACTCTGACTTCCAAATTTAATATAGGTGGTCACTTTATCCCCCACAGAAATATTATCAAAGTCAAAAGAAATATCTGACATTTTGTATTTTTCAATATCACCCAATCTCATCGTTGATATATCAATATTAACAAACTTTAAATTAGCAGATTTATTAGATGCAATTTTTTTCAAGGATAATCCAACTAATTTTTTTTCTTCGAATAAATTTATCAACAAATTATTTAATTCAACTAAGTTTTGAGTCTTTGGATTAATATTTTTTGCAATATCTTTTTTAACCTTATCCATCTCATAGACAGCCCATATATCAGAAGGACTCCAAGTAGTATAATTTCCTACTGGTTTTAACGGATCTAGTGACCTGGCGACATTTTTAATTTGTTTAGAAAAAAAAGTAACAAAGTCTTCCTGGCCATAAACAAAAATATCCCATTTTGTACTTTGAAATTTTTTTAAAAATTCTTTCTGCTGTTCAAAATAACTATGAGTCCATTCTTCTAATCTATCCTCATATTTTCTACCAAAAAGTTTTTTCAACTGATCAGCAGTATCTTTATCTGCTAAAATATCTTCTTTCTTATCAAATTTTTTATTCTTATGTATTACCTGGTTTAGTACAACTGTGGTTCCTTCTTCTTGAATTTTTGTATCTATGACTCCACCACCTGTGGTGCCTGATTCTTTCTTTTGTTTTAAATTTACTTTAATACTTCCACTTCTTCCAGTTACAGTAATCTCTTTCTTTTTTTTATCAAAAGATGCTCCTCCAAAAATTTCAGTAAAATATGGAACAAGATTTAAAAGATCTTTTTCATAATTTTTATTATACTCTACATCAACAACTCTACTTTTTGGAGTTACTACCATCCCATCTTTTATTAAAAGAGTTACTTTAAACTGTTTTAATAATTTGGGAGTAGGTTTTTTTAATTCATCACTTACAGTGTTTATATTGACAACTCTTTTTGATGCCATTATTTTTTTTAAATATTTATAGAATTAAGGAGACTCGAATCGTAGATAATAATATCACAAAAAAAGACCCCTATTAAGGGGTCTGCGGGTTTCCGATTGTAGAGTGTGCCGCACGAAAGACACGCAATTATTTATGACTCTGGTGTTGTTTTCTTTTTGCCAATATTATATTTGGTCTCAAGCGTCCACTCATTTTTTTCTTTGAATGAAAGCACTTTGATCTGATTCAAAGGAGCAATCTCAGTGATAGTCTCGGCGTTGACTACCTCAATGAGACCCCAATCAGAAAGAAGTTGAGTAATACGATTCCTACGCTGAACGTCGTTAGGAGTAAGATTAGCGTGCTTTCCATCCAATGCAAACAACTCTTTAAAGTGAACGATAAAATATCGTCCCTGCTTATGTAGGATGTGACATGACTGATATAACTTCTTCTCTTTACGAGATGCAACACCAATACGTGTTAACGTTTCTCTTACTTTAAGAAAATCATCAGGTTCTCTCAACCTAACTTCGATCATTTGGTCTTGTGACCACTGAACTTCAGGCTCTCTCACGGTACTCATCTCATTCCTCCAACATCAAGTCGTTGTTTAATGTAATCTAGTTGTTGTTTAGATAAAATTTTTAGTGCCTGAGATGCTTTCTCATTACTATAACCATAATACTGTTTAACAATATCAAGGTTTTGTACTTTATCTTTCTTAATCCAAGGAGAGAATCTCTTCCTTTTCCTCAGACTATTTAGATAAAATTTATATTGCATGTCTTTGGAGAGATGATGATTAAGATTCATCTCATTGGAGAACATGATACTGTCAACATGACCAGACAGACAACGATTGACGATATATGGAGGGTAAGAGCCAATTGTTTCATTTGTGGCGATGTCCTCTTTATTGTAATTTATAGAGTTCATCCAATCTTTTAGTTCCATATTTTTCAGTAATTCATCAAGATAAGTTCTTTACGTTCCTTTTGATCTTTCATATACTCACCAACAGAACGCATGGTGTAAGTCAATTCAAATTCTGCTGCTTTCCAATTTTGGAATCTTTCTCTGATAAGTTGGGACGAATTATAAGATATGAGTTGAGGACTGGTAAATCGATCACAAATGGTAGCAAAATTATCATGATTAAATCCATTATGCATATTTCCCTTTCTTCCATACAGGTTGCTTCCAATTTCATATGGGGGATCTAGATAGGTAAAAATATTATCCCTCTCAGGAAGAAGTTGTTCGTAAGACTTATTAGTAATCTTCCACTTTCTAATTAGTTGTCCGTAGAAGGGCAACTTCTCAATACCCCTTGCTGAGAAGTTGGAGTCAGATGCTTGGGCAGAAAAGGATGAGGACTCAGAGAGACCAGAAAAAGAGCACTTGTTGACAATATAGAAAGCGACAGCACGAGCCGTAAGGTCACACCCTCCGGGGTCTTTGCCGAGATAGTCTTTTGAATCCAAGAAAAGGGATTTAGCCGACACGGGGTCAGGGTTCCTTTGTTTAAGTTCTTGTAACTGTCTTTTAATTTCATCACTATTGTCTCTCAGTTGTGTCCAAAAATTAGTCAGTGGTTCGTACAGATCATTAACCCAAACATCTAAGTTAGGGTATCTTTGTGTGATATAAATTGCGACTGATCCACCACCAAGAAATGGTTCTCGATATTCAGTATACTTACTAAGATCTGGGAAGTGTGGTGCAAGTTTTTTACATGCACGGGACTTGCCACCAGGATATCTAAGTGGTGTTTTAAGAGATTTCATAGGTAGTTAGGTTTATCACTTTTATGAAGAAGAACGCCATCAACTTTGTTGAATAATTCTTGCACATCATTATGCAAAATACGATACCCAGTACCGACATATAATTGTCCAAGGACCACAGATATTGTGGCAGTGCCCCAGAAAATGTAGTACCACTTAGACTTTACTTGCGCTCTAATTTTAGTTTTCATTTAAATTCATAATCAAAAATAGTATCTACCAGGTGTATCATAAACGGGATGCCTATCATGTTCACCGTGATGACTGTAACCATTTCCATGGCAATGTCTACCATCCTCATGAATTATACCAGATCCTTGATGAAAATGGAAATGCCTGTGACATACACTAGGACCCTTAGGACGAGGATGATAGTGAGGTTTAGGACGCCTAGGACGAGGATGATAGTGATGATGGGCTTGATTACCATCAAATGGTTCCCAGAACTCTTTCCAAGTAATTGCGTTAGCAGGTGCGGCAAGCAGAGTCAGACCACCAAGGAGAAACAGATACTTTTTCATTTGAATTCACACTCCACCATAATTTCAGTTAGTGCTGCTATAAGATTTATCTCTTGATCAGCTACGAACGCAATTTGATATTGATACTTAGCAATAAGCAGCACAGCAGCAGCAATGCTAGGACCTTCAAGGGACTCCACCAGAGCATCATAAACACGACGCAGTAATACGCTAGGATCGTTGTCCAAATTAGAAACGACCCACTTACGAACCTCCGTAAAGTTTTTCTCTTTAAGAACTTTGATAAGTTCATTGATGTTTACATCACTAAATTGTGCAAGAATTGCTGTATCAATATTGCCTCCGGTAGAATACCGTTGACACTCATTAAGAACACGTCTCCAATCAGGGAAATGCTTATTGATAAGTTCTATTAGGACTTTTGGATCATATGCAATATTCTCCGTATCCAAGATTGTTTGTAATCTTTTGAAGAACTTGGCAGCGATTGCTGGTTTTTGTTTGTTTGTAACTCCGAACTCGACCACCGCGCATCGGGAGTGGAGAGGTTCGATAATTTTGTTCTTGTAATTACAGGTGAAGATGAATCGACAGTTGCTATAAAACGCCTCAATATTTGCCCGTAAGAGGAGCTGTACATCATGGGTAGTGTTGTCAGCTTCGTCAATAATGATGACTTTGTGCTTTGCGCCAATTGCTTGAAGCGAAACGGTCGAAGCAAAGTTCTTTGCCTGGTTTCGTACTGTGTCCAGAAATCTTCCTTCATCAGATCCGTTTATGATTATGTAGTCACACCCAAGTTGTTCACAGAGAGCTCGGGCAATAGTTGTCTTACCACAACCAGCAGGACCTGCTAGCAATAAGTTAGGAATCTCTCCCCCATTCACAAATTCTTGGAATGTCTTCTTGATAGAATCAGGGAGGATACAATCATCAACTTCTTTGGGGCGATATTTCTCGACCCAAAGAAAATCACTTTTAGGACTCATAAGTTAGATCAGGTTCAAGAGCGATATAATAAGTCAGGTTACGATCCTGACTGGTGAATTTTGCAAGACCAGACTTGGAGATAACGACTCCATAAGAACCAGGAATTACCTTGATGTTTTCAACCTTGAAGTTGAATTCAAACGTTTCCGTAGTTTCACCAACTACAATCTCATAGGTATTGGAAGTATCATTCTTCTTATCACGTGCCACCATCTTGACAACACCATTGCCGCCAATAGCAGACAGATCAGGCACCTGATAGACACCAGCTGCTTTAAGCAGACGATCTAGGTCTTGTGTACTGAGCACGAAACAAACGTCCTCAGAGGGCAGTGTGAGAGACTTCTCGGGAGGTGTGATGATGACATTAGGATCAGCAAAGAAATACTTTGATCGTGACTTTCCTTCCCGAACTACAACATAACTCTCATTAGTAAAGTCAAGATCAGGAACAGTCCTGTGTAGTTGCATTCCGTTTAGGAACTGATTCAGATCATAGATACCAAAGTCTTTGGGAAACTCTTCGTCAATAGTTGCCTCCGCAAGAATGTTCTTCATCACACTGATAGTGCGAAGTGAATTGCCTTCCTTGAACAACAAAGACTGATTAATGTTACTGAAATTTTTAAGCAGTGAGAGAGTTGAATCAGAAAGTTTCATACGGTTGGGGGTTGTCATTACAGAGACCAGAGAAGTGGTATAGAAGGATGCAATAGTGAATTGCTTTTAGGATGTCCTGTTTGGACTTTCCATCTTTCTTACCGAAGCGAGAAAGATATTTGATTGCATTGGATCGACAGAATGGTTCTGCATCACCAATACCTTCAATGAGATCAAGAGTCTGAGTCTTCGACTCTTTTGAAGTGTAGTGAGAACGATAGGTCATTCCCAAGTAATCACGAACTTCTTTAAGGATTACATCTTCATTGTACTTCCATCTTTTGTTGTTGTTATTAGTTGTTGGGAGATCAGGAACTCCTACCTCATCTTGACTAAAATCAAAAGTGATAGCGTCCTCACCATAATAAGAGGGATACACTTGACCAGCAGCTACCGGTCCATTTTCATCAAAGTTGTATTCAAAGATGTTGGAAGAAGTGTCAGTGTCGGGGAAATCGAATTCATTAATTTTGTAGTTCATAGCATCATATAGTAGGGACCAAGAGTTTGTCATACAGATTCTACATCAAACTGCACGTCGATGTCAACCTTATCATAGAGATCCATGAAAGCTTGTTTGGTTTCATCATCAAAACGATTCAAACATACTTCGATTGATTTTGCTTTGTCTTCAAAGATATCATAGGCATTAACAATGTGAACTAGACGGCGAGTGCTAATCAATTCATCAACACCACCATCATAGAAAGTTTTACGAATGATGTCTGCCCAATCACAAAGACGTTTGCAGAACTCAATATCGTTACAGATCTTTCCAAGAATCTTTTGTTCAGTTACAGCAGTAGGATACTCTTGCTCAAACGTTACTGGGAATCGTTCGAGAAATGCCTCATTCAAAACATTAGTACCGATGAAACGTCCATCATCAGAACCTTTACCTTTTGTGTTTGCGGTGGCAATTACATTGAATCCTGTTTTGGGAGAGACAAACTTACCAATCTTCTTTAAGAAAACTCCCTTACCTTCAAGGATGGACTGCAAGCAAAGAATTTTATTAGATGCAAGGTCCACTTCATCCAAAAGGAGGATTGCGCCGCGTTCCAATGCTTCAATAACTGGACCGTTGTGCCATACTGTTTCGCCATTAATAAGGCGGAACCCACCAATAAGGTCGTCTTCATCGGTTTCTACTGTGATATTGACACGGATGAGTTCTCTACCCAATGCTGCACACGCTTGCTCAACTCCGAACGTTTTACCATTACCAGAAAGACCCGTGATGAACGTTGGATAAAACAGATTGGACTTAATAATTTTTTTAATATCAGCGAAGTTACCAAAGCTGACGAAGGTATCATCTTTTGCGGGGATAAGGTTTTGATCAACAGCAGGAATTGCGGGAGGTGCTTGGTAACTTTTTTCCAACTTTTGTTGTAGCGTTAGGTTCCACTTACCACGTCCTACCCTGAACCTTTCAAGACGTTTCGTAACTGTCTGATATGAAATATCATTCGACATGCAATATCCTCGAACGTCAGCAGCAACAATCTCATTACCGTATAGATCGCGAAGACTGTCAAGAATGTGTTCTGTGGATTGAGACATCTGTTTGATTCGTTTACTCCGTAATTATAACTGAGGATGGGTTGCTTTGGGGCGGTGGGTAGTTAGGTTTCCGAAGTGTCACAGTGGGTTTGTCGTCGAACGGTCTTATGTACTCATGGTGAACCGTCTTGGCAGCATTGAACTTTCCAATCATAAATTCATACCCAACTGTGGGATCACACTCTCCACACACAAAGATATCACATACTGCCATTTGTTTTTCAGGCCAAGTATGAATACTAATATGACTTTCTGCCAACAGAGTTACAGCTGTTACCCCCTGAGGAGTAAATTGATGTGATACTGTATTTAACCAAGTGGCACCACATTTCACTGAGGTCTGGTATAAAACGTTCTCAATGTATATCCTATCATTAAGAAGGTTCTTGTCACAATCATAGAGAGTGAATAGAATATGTTTCATTGATTAGACCCACTCCGGTTTACGATCTGGGATACGAAGATAATTATTCGCTACCCAAGGTTTAGAAGAAATATACATTTTATATGCAGTAAAAATATCTATACTAGTATCATACTTGAACTCATCAGGTCCTGCAAAGACAAAGGGTGTTGTATCCTTTCCACTGCGACCTTGTACATCTGCTGTGGGAAGTATCTCCTTTGCTGCTAGAAGGGTCTTCTGACAGGTGTGGACCTTACCATAGCGAGCAGTGTACTCATCGCACATAGCAAGTCCATGAGTAAGGAGCCATTGCCAATTGGTCACAAACTCATTCGCCCATTTAGTGCAGGGATGATTACGAAAAGCACCCTTCTCAGTAGCATAGGGAGTACCATCTGCTCTGGGAAGACTACCAAACCCATGACCCCATTTGTCAGAGCATACAATAGCAAGCATCTGACAGGTCTCTAATGGCATCTTGACAATGTGTTTATCAGGAAGAACCATGGCAGATTGCCAGGGACTAGGGTCAGTCACAAAAATGTTCACGCAACTAACTCCACGAACTCTGATAGAATTTTACGATTAAACTTGGATTTTGTCAATGATTTTTTGAAGGCAGCACGAATGGTCGCCTTGTTCGCACCCTCAGCAACGTCAAAATCAACAGTGTTATGCATATTGGATTGATTCATCACAAACATCTTAGCGTAAGCAGGGACATCAACAGCAGCAGATTTTTGTTTTACGAACGTTTTGACATATTTTGAAATCAGATTTGGATTTTCAATTTTTCTTTTCAGAAATTTAGTAAACTCATTGGTGCTAGCCAGTCTGATACCAATAATATTTACATCAGGATTTCTATCAGTAAAGTTTTTAATCAAATCATCTACACTATCCCACTTTCCTAGTTTGTAAGTTGTCCGAAGAACAGGATCACGAAGATAAACGTTGTCATTAAAATTAAGTGAGGATGGAACGCATACTTCATCTCCTTGATAAGTGGTACGCATTCTTCCAAAGGTGAGGAACTGAGATTCTCCATCAGTCAGAATAACAGTATGAACTTTTTGAAGTCTCTTCTGAGATTTAAACTCAGGAATAATATTATGAAGACACAAAATGACTTCATTAAGAGGAGTACCACTCAAACCAAATCCCATAGGAACATGCATTCGTTGATATCCTACGGATAGATACCAAAAATTAAGACACTGCTTCTCAAATTCCATGGCATTACAATCACTATTCATAAATTCAAGTAGACGGAAACTCTTTTCAATCCACAATTCGTTTGGTTTAGGATCATCAAGCAAACTACTGTGATGTCTTTCACCCTCAACATCTTCATGCCAACAGTTTGTAAATGCATAGACACGGAAAGGAATATTAACCTTACGACAGAACCAAGCAAGATTGAACAATTGCTTTGCAGTGTCCTCAAGACATCCTCCCATAGATCCTGACCAATCAAGAATGAAAACTAATCCATGATTTTTTCCATCAGGAATAGTAGTTACTTTCTTGAATAAATCTTCATTGAATTTGTAGGTATGAAGTTTACCACAATCCAATACACCGGTTCTACTGATTGAGGCACGTGAGTAAGATTCTGCTGACTTACGACACTCAAACTCTTTGACCATATAATTTACTTCTTTCTGAACAGACTTTTTATATTTTGCATACGTTTCTTTGAGATATATCATTGGATTGCAACTATCATCAATATCACGATACATGATATCCCAAAACAAACTCAATCTCTCATCAATCGATTTGTTGGGAATGACAACCTTTTCAATAGGAATATCAGGAATTTGAACATAACGACTTTCCTTACCACCAAAACTCGCAAGATTCCTGATTGCTCCACTTTCAGACTCAGCAGTATTTACAGAAGGCTCAGTAGAATCCTGGCGAATATCAGAATCGTTACTATCCATATCACTTTCATCAGAATTATCCCAGTTATCAATAGGATCGGACTCAGAGTTATCACTGCTATCACCCCTATTGTCCATATCAGTGCTGTCCCCCATCTCCGATTCCGAAGTAATTTCCTCACTCTCCGAGTCATTTTCTTCCTTTGGTTGTTGAGTTTTTTCTTTGTCGAATAAGTAGAGAAGTTTCGCGGCAGTGATGACATCTTCCCAAGTTTCAGAGTTTTGAATAGATTGAACGATTGGTTGCTCTTCAAGAGAGAACTTGATACCGAGGAAAGGACCAACCTTGAAGTGTAGGTTTACACGATCTGCAAGAGACATCTTGGTAAAATCTTCTCCCTCAGTAGAGAAGAAGTCCATATCATGAAACTCTTGATATCCTTTGTAGAAAGTTTTAGAAAGACCAGCAAACCTACGTTTGATAAGTTTTTCAATACGAACATCTTCCACTACGTTAATAAATCCATGTGGAACATCCTTAGGAGGGTCTACATTAGGAGTATAGAGGGCATGTCCAACCTCATGAGCAACTAGAAGATCAAAGATCTCTTCGCTTGCACGCTCCCATACAGGGAGAGTAAGAACACGGGTATCTACGTTGAACTGAGCTGTCTCAACATGCTTGTGTTCGACAATCAGATTCTCTTGTGCCAGGAGTTTGGCTACCGTGCCCTTGACTTCTAGGTTGACAGACATGCAGTTCTCTCAGGTATGTACCCATAATACGACGAAACCTCCCGCTTGGGGAGGTTGGTGTACCGCTTCTTAAAGTGGCTCAGTGCTTCACGCCTTGCCCTCATCGCTTGTGGTTTGAGTTTTCTCTTCTGTTGTTTCTTGCTGTGATGTTGCCAGTTTGGAGTATGCATTGAGATACCTGTCAGATGCAGGGTGGGTAATTAACGTCATACCATTTTGTTTGAATTCTTTGGAGATGTCAACTGGACGGCGGATTTGTTCTCTCATGGTGCTTTGCGGGAAAAACCTTTGACTTTCTCGAATCTTAGCACATTTTCAAACTTATCAAACAAAGATTCTTTATGGGATATGATGAATACATTAGCACCTTTAATGACGTACCGGATGATTTTCAAAAACTCTTCGGTCCCAAGACCATCGAGAGAACTATCAAACACCTCATCCATAATCAAAAGATTTGTGCTAATAGAATTTTTAAATGCAGCAACCTCACGCCAAGTAAAAAGTAATGATAAGTCAATTCTCATTTTTTCTCCTTCACTAAAAGAAGCATATGAGAAATTGTCATGTATTGGTGATTGAACTGTCTCATTGAATTCTTCATCAAGAGTAAAGTTGATAAAGAAGTCCATCATTTGAAGATAACGATTAACTTGTTTGTTGATTAGGGGGAGGTACTGTTTAATAATTTTAGTTTTAACTCCCCCATCCTTCAATAAGGAGTAAGCGAAATCGTGATTCTTTATTGATTCAGTTTTAGTTGCTAGATCTTCATACGTCCCCTGTAAAGTTTCATTAAACTCATTTAATTTTTCGTGTTCAGAATTTCTGTTCGCCAATTGATCGGTAATTCTTTGAATTTCCGATTCCAAGTCTCGGCACTGACGTTGTAATCCTGAAACCCGAATAGTGTTTTTAGAAACTTCATTGTTTAGGGTAGATACCTCCTGAGAGAGTTTGTTGTATTGAGATTCTTTTAGTTGCTCCTCACCAATTTTAGAGTCTAGATCAACTAAACCTAAATTGAATTCTTCTATTGAAGTAACAAGATTCTCAATTCTATTTAATCTAAAATCTTCCTCGATATCCTGAGTGCATGTGGGGCATACCGTATTACTATTGAAAAATTCTAATTCTTTATTAGTATTCTCATTCTTATTATTAATTTTTACACGAAGATTATTGAGTTTATTTTTTGTAGTTGGTTCCCATTTAATGTTTGCTCTTTCTATATCATCAATCTCTTCAAGTATCTTTGTGTTGTCACAAATATAATGACTTGCCTCCGATGCAATTATTTTTATTTGATCTTTCTTTTCTGCGATATCATTTTTACTAGACCTCTCAATTTGCTCAATAAATTCTCTTTGCATTTTGAGTTTATCTTTAACAGAATCTCTCTTCAATTCAAGAGTTCTAACATCATCTCTAATAGCTCTAATCTTATCTTTGATCAAACTATTCATAGAAGAAAAAATTTTAATGTCTAACAAATCTTCAATAACTTCCCTACGATGTGCTGAGGGAAGTTGCATAAACGGGACAAAGGTAGAACTGCCTAGAATTACAATCTGTGTAAAAGACTTAAAGTTTAATTTAAGAATATTTTGTTCTAGTTTTTTCTGCTGATCGTTTGCTGATGCATCTTGATCCTGCACTTCACCATCTACCCACACTTCAAACTTTGCAGGTTTCAATCCACGTACAATTTTATACTCTTTATTTTTGATATTAAATTCTACTTCAACAACACAATCTTTCTCATTGACAGTATTGATAAGTTGTGGTTTATTAATTTTACGAAATGGTTTATTGAATAGAGAAAATGTCAACGCATCAAGAATTGTAGACTTACCAGAACCATTAGTTCCAATAATCATCGTATTTTTATTCTCATTCAACTGAACTTCTGTCCATTGATTACCTGTGGATAGGAAGTTTTTCCATCTAATAGTCTTAAACGTTATCATGAAATGGAGTTTGTGGTGGAATTACAATGTCATTTTTGCCAATGATTGCATAGCGAGTAGAAGAAAATTCACAAGCCTTTACCATCATATCTGGGTCTATTTCTACAACTTTCATTGATGGGGAATCTTCCACCTCCAACATCATAGCATACCTTGTGGCGTCATCCTCCTCATCAAAGAGATATATGACGCGATCTCCATCCTCATTTGCTACGGAGTACGCGCCTTCATCTTCTTTTCCATAGGCGGTGAGGACAAACACTACACTACCTCACATGCTTCTTGATAGATGTTTTTAATAATTTTTTTAACTGCTACTTTATCTATATCAGTCTCAGACTCATCAAGGTATCTACTCAGAATAGAAAGGGTATCTTCTGATTGCTCAATATTAAAATCTTCACCTTCATTAAAAGCAAAATTCTCGACAACCTTTAAATCAAAGACACCAGAGTCCATGAATTTGTCAACATACTTTTCAAACTCTTTGGGGTTTGTCTTTTTGCGTACAATAAGTTTTACAATCTTATCTTTATACTCACTAGAATCCAATAGAGCTGCTGGATTATCATCATAGTACAGTCGATAAAACATCTTAAATGGATTATCAACTGGAGTGTGTTCTTTGGTTTTAGTATCAAAGAGGTGAAACCCACGAACATCTTCTAGATCATTCCAGTAGATTTCATATGGATTACCAAGATAGTGAATATTATCTTCCTCACTTCTATGATGATAGTGTCCTGAGTAAACTTTTTCAAATTTCTTATATGGATGTCTATCATGACCATGCTCCATTAGGTGCATTTTATTGGCATAGAATCCTTGAAGTTCAAGGTGACCCATTACAATAGGACACTTTGATTTTTTAAGTGATGAATATGTTGACTCTTGATTCTCAGAGTTAATCCAAGGAACAATAGCTATTTTAAGACCTTCAATATTAATTTCTCTATATTCTGATATGACTTCAACATTATCATACTCACGAAGAAGAAGGTCTACTGCATTGATACTATTAGTATTTTTATAGTAGGCAGTATGATTACCAACAATAGTATATACTTTAATACCCATGTCTCTGAGACGATCATAATAATTATCCTTGGCCCATGCTAAGGCAGAATAATTAATCCCCGTTCGATTATCAAACGTGTCTCCCATATCAATTACAGTTTTGATATTCTCTTCAACTAACTTTGGAAAGAATATCTCATTATAAAATTTTAAAAAATAATCATGAAAGAGTTTTGAATTCTTACGAGCACCGAAGTGCTGATCAGTGATAATAGCAACAGTCACGAACGAAGTTTAATGTGTACGTTATCCTTGATGCTATTATAGTTGGAATAGTTGTTTCCGTCAAGGGTGTTGTTATCGACAAACACCTCGTCAAACCCAGAGCGTTCAAGAATCTTGTTCTTGATCTCCATCTGTTTTTTCTCTCTCTGAATCCGTCTCAGAAAAGCGTAGTGAATAATCTGAGTAAAGTATGCGAAAGGATTCTGTGACTTTTCTGGATTAAAATTATTAATATATTGAATACAATTTTCAATACCATCACAAACCATGTCATCTTTGAACATATAGTTGACAAAGTTTGGTTTGTATGATAGATGAGTTGCAATCTTTAAGAAGCACTCACCAATATAATTTGGAATACGTGGTTTGGGCAGATCTCTATTTTTTGCTATAACAATCTGATCTTTGTAATCAATGATTGCTGCAAGAAACTCTTTATTATTAACGTAGTGCTCAGATCTTTTACGTGTCTTAGGCATGTTAGTTATAAGCATGGTTCATACCATAACAATTAATAATATTATAGCATACTTTCAGAGCTTGACAAGACTCTGAAATATGTGTAGAATACCTTTGTTAGGGTTGAAGAGAACTCATAGCTTATAGAGTTTTTCTAGTACCTCTTTGGCATCTATCACACTAGATATATAGCCCATTTCTCTATTTAAAGACTCTCTACTGCTAGATGGATCAAAAGCACTATCTCTAATATATTGTAAGTAAACATTAATAACTTCTAGATTATCACTTTCACTAATTGTAAGAACCCTATCAAAATTAATTACGAACATATCATCAGAAGATGTTTTTAACCATGGTTCTACTTTGTATCCAACAGTTCCCCATTTTTTTAATTTAACTTCTTCAAGTGTAACTGGATTTGATAACACTAATAAAGTTCTATCATCTTCTTCGCAGACAGAAACCTTAGAGAATATTTCTTCTCCTGAAATTAATTTTACTGATGCAAAAAAGTCGTCTTCCATAATTATTTTAAGTTAACTGTGATAATTTCATAATTAAAATTTTCTTCGTTATAGATTTTAATTCTTTCAATTAGGTGATTTAAAGTATAGTTTTTTTGTGATCTGTAAGTGCAATCATCAGCGATATCAAAGAGAACTGCTTTCACTTTGTTATTCCCCTTTCTAAGAACTCGTCCAATGCTTTGTAAGTTTCTGATCCTAGACTTACTTGGAGAGGCGAAGATAACATTATGGAGATTTTTAATATTGATACCAGTAGAAAAAGTTCCATAAGAGGCAACGATGATAGCGTTGTTTTCTTGTTCTGTAATTTCCCTAACTAGTTCACGCTCAGAGGCATTTACTCCGCCATGGACAAAGAATACCTTTCTGTTTTCACTTGTTTTTTTATTATTTATTTTATCATAAAGGACTGCTCCGTGGGACTCAACTCTTGAATATAAGATAAGAGTATTTCCTTTTAGATCCAAAGCAAGATTAGTAACAAAGTTATTTCTTTGTTCATGAGTAATAATATATTGAACTTCGTCTTCAAATGTCTCAAATTTTTGTGGAGAATGTTTTAAGAGAACACAATTAATATCTAACTTAGAAAGATAACCTTTCTCCATCAATTCTTCTGTTCTGATAATTTTATATGAAGGTCCAAACAATCCCTCTAACACCCATTTATGCGTCTGTGTGCCGTCAAGTGTTCCAGTAAATCCAAATCTATGCTTGGCAGTATGCATCTTAGTCATGATCTGAACCAGTGACTTTGATTTAAATAGATGTGCTTCGTCACCGATTACAACTTCAAATCTTTCAAACCATTTACGATCTAATTTATAAATAGATTGCCACGTGGTAATTACAATTGGCCGACTATCCGTCTTTTCGCGCCCAGAGTAGATGCGGTGACAATAAGTCTCTGCCTCCCACCCATATTCCTCAAAGTCCTTATACATCTGCTCTACCAGACTGGTCGTGGGAACAACTACCAGAATATTTTTCTTGTGCTCTACATAATACCTACAAAGAGAATAAATCATCAGAGATTTGCCTGATGCAGTGGGAGATATCAATAGTCTTCGGTTGTGTCTTAGAGCATCGTATACTCCCTCGACTTGGTGTGGTCGTGGCTCGTAGACCGCGATCGACTTGATATAATCTTTTACACCCTCATATGAGATAGTCTCATTCACTTCAAAGGGTGTACCAAAAAATTTATTATCAACAAACTTATATTCATATCCGTAGCGTTTGCAAAATGATATAAGTTTGTCTAACAATCCAACGTAGATTTCTCCTGTTGCCGTAGAGAATAAACGAATTTTTCCATCCCAATACTTGTTCCTGTATTGTGGCATGAATTTTGCACCAGGAACCTCAAAAGTAAACTCATCAGAGAGTTCCTGATATACATGAGGATCTGCTTGTATTCTTAAAAATACTTCGTTCTTTTTTTCAATACTAAGTTCAACCATAACCAGCGATGAATTTTTGCCATTCAATCGCATTCTTAATTTGGTAAGTTCTATTGTTTATCTGTTTAAGAATGCTCTCAATATAATTTAGTTGAGTTTCATAGTAGTCAATTTTGAGATTGATCTGACTTAATTTTTCATCAGCATCCATATATTTTTGCATCGTATCTTTGTCACGTATCTTTTTTGGAAAGGGATTCTCTACATAGACCTCAGGGTCTGACTTTCCAGAAAAGTATTCATACCGTTCGTGACGAATATTTTTTCTCTGTTGCTCTGCCTTCTTCATCAATAAAAGAGTGTTGTTAAACAACTCATGATACTTCGCATGAAGAGAAGGAATTTTCAAAGATTCATCGTGTAAGTTATCTTTATCAAGTTGTGAGTCTTTTTCCCACATGCATTGTATAGTTTCTAAATTCATAAAGGATTGCCAGCTAAGTCAGTGATATTATAGACAGTATACTTGAAAGTGACCTCTGCTGTAAAGTAGTCAACGTCAGTCGGGGTAGCATCAAAGTCAAGAGTTGTCAAGGATGTTGGAAACATTCCACTAAACTTAACTAGAAACTGAGGATTCAATGTGCTGTTAAGAACTTCTAACGTTGCATCAGAGTAAAAAAGTTCTTCTCCACTAAACTCTCCCTTATATAATTCTCTTGCTCGTGAACCTTCGTTATAAATTTCTTGAAGACTCTCTGGAAATCCAAGACCTCTCATCCAGTTTTGAATCTGCATGTAATTTTTTAGATCTTCATCAATCAAAAATCTAAGAGTAAAATCAGAGAAATTTAATTTATCTCCTGGTCTTGGAATATCATTTAGATAATTGGGTTGTATAGCAACACCAAGATCAATACCTGGAATTTGTGCAGAGTTGGAAAAGAAACTTACCTTTGGACAACGTTGGATTGTAAAATTAAATCCAGTTGGTGATAAGTAGTTTCTATTCTCAATCTGTTTATCATAGATGGAACGTGCCATTAATCTCTTTGTCTCCAATCATCTGTTTTTTCGTGTGTAAACCAATCCGCTATATCATCAGCACTACTAAATCCCGTTTTATGATTGGATGGGTCGGGATCACCTAATCCCATCCTATTCAGAAAATCATCTGCACTACCTTCTTCGATACTTTGAGATGCTTGGCGTCTTGCCATTTTTATCATCTCATTGGCAGTTGTATTTGCTTTTGCTAGTTTGTTTGCCCAAATCATATCATCCAAACTAACATCTTCATCACTAATAATTTTTTCACAGATTGATTCTAGCCGAAGGCGATAAGCAGTCGATAGCATATCATTCATTCATACAACTTATTTAGACAAAAAAAGGGGGTCCGAAGACCCCCTCTTGCACTTCCTTCACACGGAAGTATATATCACATCAGGTTCGTGACCTTGACGCGACGATAGTAGCGGTTAGCAGAAGGATTAAGGTTACCGAGACCCTGGTTTGTTCCCTCAGCGAATGGGTTAGCAACGAGACCATAACGGGTCTTGAAGCCAATCTTGGGCTGGAAGGAGTTCTCACCAACGGCGCGAACCATTTGGAGAGGAACGTAAGGACAGTAGAACAGACCAGCGTCATAAGGGGAAGAACCCTTGTAACCTACGACGTAATACTGGTTAGCAGCAACGTTAGCAGCATAGGGGTCAATGTAGACTCTATACTTACCATTGATGGTGCCAGCAAAGGTGTTGCCGGTATCATCAACGTTGAGGTTTGCGTTGAGCGCAGGGGTGTAATCAAGCACACCAGCCATGGTCAGAGCAGACGCAACGTCGGCACTGGTCATGATGATGTTGCCCTTTCCGCGACGAGTTCTTTGTGCGATTGCGTTAGCATCACGCTCGATTTGGAAGAGAAGACCCTTGAACTTCTCAACAGACCAACGACCATTGGAGTCAACATCAAGGTTGAACTCACCAGCGGTTGCGGTGTTGACGGTTGCACCCACTTCTGCGACCTTGTAGATCGAGCGGATGACTTCACGGTTGATCTCAGCAAGAATCTCAGTGGAGAGAATGTTGGCGAGTTCAGCCTCGGCGTTAAGACCATGAATTGCTTTAAGGTCTTGTGCCAGTTCCAAGGAATACTCTGCTTTCAGAGCACGTGACTTGGCGGTTACGGTGACTTTCTCGATCGAGAATGCCATTTCGTTGAAAGCCTCAGCACCAGCCTTGGTGTTAAGTGCTTCTGCATCGGCGGTGCCCATGCCCTGACCAACGTTGTAACTAGCGGAAGAACCGGCAGATACAGGGTTAAGAGCAGAAGGGTTGGGTCCAGACTGTGAAGTAGTACCGAAACCGGCGGCTACGTCAGAGAAGTAGTCTTGGTTACCGAAGCCATGATTCTGACCGGAGAATGCGGTATCAGCTTCGTCATAGAATGCTTCCTTACCACTCATTCCTGGGGTGCCAGGAGCGGCGTAGCGGGAGCGCATTGCGAAGATCAGTCCAGTAGGACCGTTCATCGGTTGAACGCCTGCAAGGTCATATGCGACCAAGTTAGGCATTGCGCGTCTGATCAAGGAGATCAGAACGGGGTCGAAACCAGCAACAGGACCAGTGGCGGCAGCGTCTGCGCTAAAACCGGCAGCTGTGGTGCTGCTGTTGGTGTTGATTGATGGGGTTTCCATCAGGGACGTGCCTGACGAGAACGCTGCTTCCTCTTTGAGGAATTTTTCTTGGTTTTCGAGCAGAATTGCGGTTACAGATCTTCTGTGATTGTCGGTGATACCACCGTCATGATCCAGAAGGGGCTTCCACTTTTCTACCAGATGCTCAGATTGGAACATTGGATTTACCTAAAAGTTAAAAGTTTAAATTAATGTTAAATTCACTTAGTATTCATCTTGCTGAGAATATCCATATAAGATGTCATACCACCAGCACTAGGTGCCTCGGTGTGATCAACACCCTCAGAAATTGTATCAGCGGATGATTGAGGTACTGACTTAGTTTCAGAGAAATACGATTCTCTCAGGGTGGTCAGTTTCTCTTTGAACGATTCTTCACTTTCAAACTCTACACCTTCGGCAAGTGAGGCAAGCTTTTCTTTCTGGGTCTGTGCAAGACCTTCGGATACATCGCCAAGGATACTGGTTGCAACAGACTCACCGAGTCTCTTGTTTAAACCAATGTTCTTTTCGATTTGCTCGTTGAGTTTAGTCTCCATGTCATCTAACTTGTCTGTCATTGCAGACAAGACATCATATTTTTCTTCAGGGATTGATACATAATGTTCTTCAAATAGTGACTTCATACCTTCCATGAAGGATTCAGTCATTTCAGTTTTAAGGCCACGTTCAACAGCCAGTTCATTTTCTTGGAGCCACTCATCAGCGACATATTCCAAGTATGAATCAACACGCTCTTGAAGTTCAACCTTCATTTCTTCGACTTCTTCTTCAAGTGCAACAGAATACTGTGCTTCTAGTTGCTCTTTAACGTCAGAAATTTTTGATTTAAGTGCGGCTTCAAAGATGGTCTTTGCCTTTTCTCTGAATTCCTCGGAAAGTTCTTCACCACCAAGGAGAGCATTAACGTCTTCTTCAACGTCAATGGTATCTTCCTCAACAACAACTTCATCAGAGACTTCTTGGTTCTCTTCAATAGTTGCTTCGGTGTCGAGTTCTTCTTCTTCTTTTTTCATTGCGGGAGTAGAGTCTGCTTTACCAGCACCTTTGTTTACAACATCGGTTACTTGTTTTAAGCTGCCACCGGGAGTTTTCAGCTTTGCTGAATCATCATCTGGTCTGTAATTATCCGGAGTAGGACCTCCAAGATCTTCCACACCTGCTAATGCGGTGCCGGGATCTGCCATTTTTGGCATAGAATCACCCGCTTTTGCGCCTGAATTAACAGCGGTGCGGGATTGCTGTGTCTTTACTTCCATTTCTTGTAGTGATTTTCCACGTGACATTTGTAGCTACTCCGTAATAAACCTGTATTGGTATTATCTTTATTTATTTATATTTAAATGTTTTGCAAGAACTCGTTGAATAAATTTAATTTATTCTCATCGAGTTTTTTCTGATCAACTAAGGTGTTAATCGTTGCATACGTTTTTTGAGCATACTTCTCACGAAGAATGCTACCATCCCATACCCAATCCTTTCCTTCCATAATACCCTCAACAAAAGCATCGGGTGCAGAAGGATCGGCAACAATGTCAGCAGCAGTTGCTAACATAAAATCATCGCCAACAATATTGATGCCTTCACGTGTCATTTTTAGAGACCCAATTCCCCGAGAAGAAACACCGAGTTTGACACCTTCTTCTACCAGCGATGCAGCAATCTTACCCATTGGGGTATTGAGGATTTTTGCCTTACCGATAAAGTTAGATCCATTTTCTCTAAGAGAAATAATCTTATGAGATACTCTATCAAGGTTTACAGTAGGACCTTCGGGATGACCTAGTTCACCAAGGGCTCTACCTTTGGCAACATGATTCTCATTATATCTACCAACTTCACGACGGAGTGTCTCCATAGGATACATTCTGCCATTACGGTTTTTGATGTTTCCTTGGAGGAATACACCTTCAATATACATGGATTTCTTGCCACCTCTCGATTCAACAAGAAACTCAACTGATTCAATTTCTTCTGTGATGAGTTTCATTAGGATCCGCCTCCGGCTGCTTGAATTTGAATAAAGTTAACAGTAGAACCAGTACCATCAGAGAAGATGTTGGCTTTTACAGAATTTCTAACCATACCACCATTAAATGTCGCAGTGCTAGCACCACCAACAGTAGATGCACTACTGTTATTAGTAATAACAGCACGGGTAGAGAAGACTCCTTCGGCTGCCGATGAAGCGTTAACTAATATACGCTCAACTGGTTTATGTGTAAAATTTAAGGAGGAAGGAGTAAGTCCAGTAACAGAAACAGTGTCACCAACATTAAAAGCACAACCAGTCCCTTCTGGAAAATGAAGAGTGGTTGCTGTTCCGGTAGTGATGCCAATAACTGGTTGAGATTTGGGAGTAAGACTCAGAATCTCCGTTTCCTGTTTAGAAACGCTGTAATCATTTGCAGTCGCTGTTGGATTTGTTCCAATAGCTACTGTGACATTTTTAGTGCCGTTATTAGTGATTCTCAAAGAATCAGTTTTAACTGCCATCGCACTAGATTGTGACGATGCACCACTTGCACTTGCTAATGTAGTTCCACTATCTGTGATTGGATTGTGAGCCATTACTCGTCTTCCTCTGTTTCCGTGTCAATTGTGTCTTCAATGTCTTCAACTTCTTCATCATCGAAGAGACCTGCCGATGCATTGGGTTTGAGATTCTCAACTCGTTCTGCTGCTTTTGCATACAGAATTTCTTTGATTTTATCCGAAACCTCAGAACTAGATTCACCAGTCACCATAAGATCCATTAATTCTTCCATTGTTTAGTAATATACTAAGACTATAAGTTATTTATATTTCTCCACCTTCGGGTGCTTCGGTTTTCTTACCTTGCTTCTCTAAATCCGGTTCCATGGGTGTTGCACCCAATGCCGGACTACTAGAAACAGCACCTTCTTGTGGTTGACCAGGTTCCATACCATCAACGGCCATTGCTGCCTCTAATGGGTCAACAATAATACCGTCTTTGATTTCTTGATCGATCTTTGCATCCTCTTCGAGAATGTCAGCATCAGTTTGACGAATGATCTTACGTCTTACATAATCTTGTGAATAGTATTTGCCAACATAAGGTTCTGCCAGAGTTGCCAAATTGATTCTGTTCTCCATGAGTTCTGCTTCTTTGAGTTCAGAGAAGTGGTTATCATAGAGGAAGTCAAACTGAATATGCTCACTCATCATCTCCCAATCTTCGGGAGTGATAACGTTTTTGAGTAACAGTTGAGTTTTCAGCATGTCCAAGAACATTGCTGAGAATCTTTTTCTAAGACGACCAACAAACTTACTAAATTTGAGTTCGTCTCTTAGAATCTCAGAAGAACGACCAAGGTTAAATCCACCATCACCCTCAATACGAGAGATGGGAACGTTAAGTGCCTTATAGAGTTTCTTCTTGAAATATTCAATATCGGTAATCTCTCCTAGGTTTTGACCACCTGGAAGAGTTGTGATCTCAGTACCACGACCACCTTCACGACGAGGTAACCAGAAGTCCTCCATCATCGACATCATCTTTTTATCATCACGAATCTCACCAGTATCAGCATTGTATACTAACTTGTTACGATAACGTGACATAACGTCACGCAGATACTGTTCTGCCTTTACCTTAGGAAGATTGCCAACATCAATATAGAAAATTCTACGTTCTGGTGCTCTTGACAGTCTGTAAATAACAAGACTATCTTCAATCATTCTAAGTTGATTGAGTGCTTTAATTGATTTGTGAAGGTATGATAGAGTTGATCCCTTATTTCTATCAACTAATCCTGAGGTGCAATAGGTGATAGAATCTTTTGAAAATTTTACACCCTTTTGATCACTAGATGCTCCCATGTTAGACATGGGTTGATTTAATTTTGGTGTATAAACAAAGTATTCTTCTAATTCTGGAAATGCCATATCAACAGAAGACAGTTCCTGCTTCCTGACACCTAGTTCTTTATTCTGTTGCTTTGCATGACGAACAAATTTCATCTTTGCTGCGTCAATATAACGAAGTTCTTTGATTCCTTCGTTTGGTGACTTTAAATCAATAACTTTATGGTAATATAATCTACCGTCAATATACCAGTTACGATAAATCTCGTGAGATTTTTTATCAAAATCTAAAAGATCTTTAATATTTTTAAATTCTTGTCTAATAGTTTTCTTAATTCCGTCCGAAGCATTGAGGTTTGATAGTTCAATTTCAACGGGACTATCATTAAGGTCGCTTACAACAGCTTCGTTTACAATATCTTCAATCGCACTATCCACCTCAGGGTGAAGAGCCATCTCTCTGTAACGACGAATTAAATCAATTTCAGTCTTAAATGTTCCTTCAATATCAACGTAGGATCCAAAAAATCCAGACGTGACGTAGTGGTCATTCCCATCCTCCTGTGCGGGAGGAACGGGACTGACCACTGATTTAGATTCCTTTTCAGAATCTTCAATAGAAAAACCAAACAGTTTTGCCATTATAATGTTCGTTGACTAGTATATAGTTATTTAGTTAAGTGCGCCAGGACCACCAGCGATTTCAAAGAATTGAACTTGGAATTCAACAGTAAATTCTTCGATCGTGTTCTCAGTGTCATATCCAAGAGCAATCTCAGATACAGCAGTTGGGAAGATATCGTAGAAACGATATGATCTCAGAACGTTTGCTTTGGTTGTTTGAATTCTGCCTGCACCTGCATCAGGAACAGCAGTCGTGGTTTCAATCTGACCAGACGAACCTCTACCTAACTGATAGACATAAGCGTCTCTCATGTAAGCAGCAGGGTTGGATGCACCAGTGTTGTTGGAGAGTTTGCTGAAACCATTCATCCACATTTCCATTGCATGGCGAATCTTGAAGTCCTCATCATTGATAATGGTGAGGGTCCAAGGATCGAACGTTCTATCGCCAGCAACTTTCAGAGTGCGACCTCTGAAAGGAACATCGATAGATGCAACGTTAGATGCGGGAAGGTTTGCTGCCTTACACATGAAGGAAAGGTCTTTCAACATCTCACCATCTTTGGTGACATATGAGGGAAACTCGGGAATAGTTACCTCAAACAGATTAGGGCGTGCGCCGCCCCCTTTAAGATTAGACTTAAAATTTGATAGAGTCTTAATCGTTGGTGATTCAGCCATTTGTTATGCTCCTAGAAATCTTCGTTAAGTGAGGGATTTAAGATCAGACTCTACCAGCGACTTCCTCGAAGCTGACACCAGTTCTGGTGGCAACGAAGGTGAGGGAGACGTAGTTGATAGACTTGGCGGGTTTCAGGAAGATGTCCGCTCTGAACTCGTTGTTGTCAATGATGTCAGGAGTGTTATTTGTTTCGTCACAAATAACGAGGAAGTCATAGATTCCTCTCTTTGCCTGAACGTCACGTAGATAAGGTTCGACAATGTTTACGAAGTTTGCTCTCGTAATTTCATCGTTGAGTTCAAATAGTTGAGCTTTCGCAGCTCCCTCTAAGGCTTGCTCCACAGTGAGGAACAGACGCCTAACGTTGATTCTATCGAACGCGGAGGCATAACCAAGGGCAGTCTTATCACCAAAGAGAAGAATACCAATACCAGGTTGGAATGAAATCGGGTTCACACGTGCCTGATAAAGTTCGTCTCTCTGATTTTGATTAGGATTGAATGCCAGTTTAACAGCATTGTTTAGTACACCACGCTGTTGACCAGCAGGTGAGAACCAAGGGAATGCTCTAATATTAGTACGGGTCATGAGACCAGCAACGTCACCATTAGTTGGAATATAACGGAAGACGTTATTAAAGCGGTCATAAGTGTACTTATAACCAGAATCAATGATGCCGTAGGAGGAAGACTTAACTCCGTTGGCAAATTTCAAGATGTTTGAAGTTTGAGTGTCATCATCGATAACACCAACAACACCAGATCTGTGAGGAGAAACAACTGCGACACAATCCTGTCTTTGCTCGGCAATCGAGATGAGTCTGTTTGCCTTAGCTTGGGACTCTTCAACGCCGTTGATTGATGGACCCATGATGATATAATCAACTTCCAACTCTTCCTTATTCTTGAAGAGGTTGTATGAAGTAATTAGATCACCCAACGTTGCTTTATGTCCACCAGTTGCACTGTAATCAGAACCACCACTGAATGCGTAACCAACGTTACCCAAAGCAGCGTAAGTAATGCCCTGAGCGTTCTGACCCCAGAGACCTTCGCCAGTCGAAAGAGGCGTGAAGTGTGTAGCGAAACCAGTTGCTCTGGGAACAGTACCCCAGAAAGAATCTTCGTCACTGGATGGGTTGTAACCAGCGTATGCATATCCAGAGAAATCAGCAAGGAAGTCCTTGTACCAGATTTTCTGAGGAGCATTTACAGAGGAAACACTATCAAGTGCTTTGGACAGTGAAGAGAACTTCTCAACAATGTTACCTTGAATACCAGTTACGGCACCGTCATCATCAACGATACAGATATTCATACCATCATTGTAACCTTGACGCTCAGAAACGTAGTTGTTGGTTACAGGACGTGGAGAAATCGACTTCCAGAACACCGTTCCATTATCGATTGGAAGTTGTTGCTGATCATACCAGTCAACTGCTGTCTTGGCATCAATACCAGTAGCATAGATGGTGGAGTTTGCAACAGCACCAGTTGCGTTATTAAAGAAGAGATTGTCGTCTGATTGAACAGTGCTGCCAACGGAGAGAGATGCTGCTGGATCGTTCTTAGCGTATGCAATCCTAACTGAGGTAGATCCAACACCAACAGCGTTAATTCTATCTGTCCACTTAACGTCGAAGGAAGAGTTGCTACCAGTAGAATCGGTCTTAACACCAGTAACGATACCTTTCAGGTAACCAGTGGTGACTGTGGAAAGCGTACCAGCAGTAGAATTAGGAACAACTAGGTTCGTAAGACCAACAGTAACACCATAACCAACGGTGATACCCATACCAGCAAGACTGGTAGTAGTAACACCAACAGTTTGGTCTGCAAGGTCATCAATGAAACAAAGTTTCAGACCATTTGCCCATCTACCAGGAGTTTTAGCAGCGTAGTTCCAACCAGTGTCTGTCTGATAGTTCTCACTATAATCATCATAATTTTTAATTTTTAAACTTGTATCCGCATATACATCATTACCAGCGTTAGCGTTGTTAAGAGTTGCGCCATCAGTTCTTACAACTTTAAGGACACCGCCGTAAGTAAGGAAGGAACTAGCAGTCATCCAATATTCATATTGGGCATCGGTGCTGATCGGCTTACCATATACTTCAATTAACTCTTGCTCGGTCTCAACGGTATAGCACTCATCAACAGGACCCTTTGTAAAAGGTCCGCAAATGCCACCAATATTATCTAAAACGTTCTCGGCTCTACCAACAGTGAGGTCAACCTCTCTAATTAGTACACCAGGAGACAATAATGCTACTGCCATTGTTTACTCCGTTAGGTCCATATTTGTCTAAGAATATTTATTGTTTTAAATGTTTTGACGGGGGGAACTGGGACGTGAATACCTACCAATCAGGATATTTCCACTCTTTGAAGTAGTTTTGATTCATCCTATGCTTTAAAACTCTCTTTTTTGTACACTCCTTACATTCATATGCATATGATGATGGAACAGGACCTTTATCCTTTCTAGTTCTGTAAAATTCCTCAACTAAATTTTTTGTTTCTCCGCAAATTTTACAAGTTCTATCATTAAGAAGAAAATGCCCAAGACTAATTTGATCGTCTAAGTCCATTACAGATAGTTCCACATATAATCAGCACCACCTTGTGCATCACCATAGGTGCCATCAAGATGCCATCTTTCACCATCACTATCAACAAAACTAGATTCATCATTTATACCATCATCTAAGAATCCAAATGGTGCCATGTCTTGTTCAATCTGATTCTTCTGTTCTTCGTAAAGTCTTTTACGAACATCTTGGTCAGTTAGTTCTTTGAAGTAATCCTGTGCTACTAACCAAGCGTAAATAACCAAACACATAGCAAGGTCATCATTGCATCCATCTTCTGCTTCAAAAGAATTGCTCTTTGAGATAAAAGTAGTTAGTTCACTAATAACATTGTAGTCTTTAAAAAGAATTTTATCTGCTTCAATCATGGTCTTCAAATTAAGAGACCCAATCTTTTTAACAGTCTTGGACATCTTGACTCCTAACTGAGTCTTGCTTCCAGAAAACCCTTGTCCAACAACCTGACCAGCTCTACCTCTCATAGAACACATCAGTAAATTTTGATATTCCAGATCATATTGCAAAATACTTGCTACCTGATCTCCAATGTCATTTACCTCAGTAAGAATAAACGCTTCATTATATGCCTTAGCTGTTGAGTAGATAATATTAGGAAACAACATTGGTTTGATATGATTATCTCTATACTTTGCCACAACTTTATGTGGGAAAGATGTAATATCTACAATGATGAATGCAGAATAGTCCTCTCCAACACCTCTTGCTACGTCAACTGTGCAAACATAGTCATGATCCTTTTCCGGATCGGCATATACGTCTAAACTATTGTTTGAAGTCTTAGGGGCCTCATATGCCAAACTTCTTAATTTTGCTGGATCAATTAATGTATCAACAGATCCTAGAAACTCACACTCAAACTCAACTTTAAACTGTTGTTCTGATGTGTTTTTGACTGTTTGCTCACGCCACTTGGCATCTCTACCTGGTACTTCTGACCAGTGAACCTGAGTAGGAACATATTCATTCTGCTCTCTTTCCGCATCATGCCACATACGGTAGAAGTGGTTCATACCCTTAGGGGTAGATACGATAATAATCTTGGTAGACTTACCAGATGAAATCGTAGGATAAACTGAACTAAAAAAGTCGTCAGCAATATGGTTTGGAACAAACGCAAATTCGTCCAAGAAGATAATGTTGAACGACATACCACGAACGGCAGCAGCAGATGTAGATGCTGCAAGAATTTTACTACCGTTCTCTAATTCTAAACTACCTTTATTCCATGCAAGGATGCCCTGTTGCATCCACTTGGGAAGATTCTCATATGCTGTCTGCAATCTACCCAGAAGATCTCTTGCCGTAGATGCTTTGTTTGCTAGAATACCAATGTTTACATTATTATTGAACACTGCATAATGCAACAAATAAGAAACCGACGTGGTAGACTTACCAGTCTGTCGTGGCATCATGCAGATGTTGAATCGATTCTCATGAAATCGATTGATTAGTTTCTCTTGAAATGGCCACATCTCAAAAGGAACAAGACCCTCATCAACGTTGACGATCTTTACATATTTTTTTGCAAAGTAGACAGGATCAGCCTGACACTTGATCATCTCCTGGACTTGATTCTCAGTATACTCAATCTGAGTATTTGCTTTTTTTAGATTGGGATTACCAAGATAGATTCCATTATCCATGTCAAGTCCACTTAGGGGGATTATGTGGGCACCTTGCAAATGGAAATTTTGTTTTAATTTCCATAAAACAATTGCAAATAGCGCACCTCTTATATTTACCCTTTAAATATTCACAGGATTCACAGATCTTCAATCTCTCCTGAGGAGTCATCCTTTCCATACTTTCTCAAACTAACTAATCGTTTTTCCCAAGTGTCTCCGATTTCTGATCCGACCATTGGATTGACGCATGTTTCATCGCCAAGATTATTGCACACCAATCCAGCTAAATCAACTTCGCTGCCAATTTTACCAGTGAACCAATAGTGTTGACCATCTACCCATGTTGCCCCACATTTGGGGCAGGATTTCGTGTCCATATGAACTATGAAAATTTAGTATAATTCCTATTTATTTATATGTTGGTATCAATTGGTATCAAAATGATACAATATCAGCATTTCCACTTTCTCAATGCAAGTGCTTTACGGGTTGGACGACCCTTCTCATCCTTCATTGGTCCCTTCATTCCACCCATGCGGGCACAGAAAGATCTTTTTCTAGGACCACCCTCAGGTTGAGGTGCTTTTAAATCAGAACCAGGATTCTCTCGCTCATAAGACTTACGACCCTTTTCATTGAGACCGCCTTCTTTGTTCTTACCCGCTTTACGTTGCCATGCAGCACTCTTTGCTTCTGTCTGAACGTTCATGTCAGTCTTTTTATTTGACTTCAATGCTTTTTGTTGAAGTTGAAGTTTCTGACGATTGAGAACAAGTTGTTTACGCTGAATCATTTGATCTCTACGATCTAGCGAATCATTCTTTCCATCGTTCTGCTCCTCAGCAACTCTGATCAATGGTTGAGTTGGATCAGGACTGGATGGAGAATACTTAGTAACGCGAGCATCCGGGTATACCTTTTGAACAGCGTCTGTAATCTCTGCTTTACTAGGAACTCTCAGCGATGGGAAGAACAATTGAGTCATATAGAACTTACCTCGGAAGGTGAGGAAGATTCTCATGACTTGACCATTCTGACGAGGAATGGTAGCTGCTTCTTGTACTTCAAATTCTTCTTTCTTCGTCTTCTTGACACAGTTTGGATATCTTTTTCCAAACATAGTCTTCATACCTTTTTTCTCATATCCTTTCCAACATGCTTCACCAAGTTTGTTTGTCTCAACAAAACCATTTGCTTCAAGAGCAGCAATTTGAGAAGGTGAGAATCCTTCTTTCTTAGTGCTATTACCCCAATTAGCAGCACCCTTCTTACGGCACTTTACAAGGGCACCAGAAGCGTATGCAGAAGGCCATACAGAGTAACGAGATTTTACTTTATGATAGCAGGCATCTTTTGTCCCACTACCCTTACCTTTCTTATCTGCTTCTGAAAATACTTCTTCTTTCATTTTCTTTTTATCAGTAGAAACGTAAGTTGGTTTGGCAGCACTAGATTTTGATTGTTGTCCTGGATCTGCTTTCTTTTTGCGACGAGATGCAGAAAGTCTTTCGGACTTGCTCATGCTCGCTCGTTTTGATGATGAGACACATTTAGGTGTCCCCTCTCCTGGTTTATCACTGGCGCAAGTCCCACCTGTGACAACGTTGACCCAACCACCCTTACCATCCTTTGACTTGGATCCTTTGAACCACTTGTTGAGGGAACCTTCGCTAACCCCACCATTAGAGCCCCCATTCCCATTTCCATTCCCATTCTTAGTCTCATCATCTACACTATGTCCATTTTCTTTACCTAGCATACCAGACCGGCCAACTATTTTAAATCCTTTGGGGATAGGTTTACACTTTTTATCAGTGTAGCAATAGTATTGTCCCTCAGGACAGCGACCGTTCTTTTTCATTCAAGAGAGTAATTACTCGTTATTATTTATCATCCATCAAGTGCCACACTAAGACCAATAGTCATACCAGGTAGTGACTGCCAAGAAGTCCCATCATAAAATTCGAGTTTTAATGATGTTGTATTAAAGATGATAGCACCTTGTGAGAAAGATCCAGCATCCCTAGCAGTTGTTGTATATAGAGGTGGATAGAATGCAGTAGAAGCTTTTAAAGTAGCAGCAGTAATAATACCAGTAGTATTAATAGAAACTGTTGTACCAATACCAACAGATGCTTCTCTTCCTTGACTATCACTAAAAGCAATTTCTCCTGAGGCATTTTGATGTATTCTAACAGTGGTTCCTGTACCAATAATTATTTCATCAATACCTTCAATTTTTTTAGCAGTTGGATCTAAGGTAATTGATCCTTGACCAATCGTAAGAATGCCTGTGACTCTTGCATCACCATTAACAAGAAGAGCCGTTGTAGCAGTGCCTGTGTTAACAATTAAACCGCTTCTAAACGTACCGATGCCAAGAGAATCTACATGCTTGACATCATCATATGTGATTGTTCCTCCAACATTAACATTACCAGTTGCTTCAATATCACCAACAACAAATAATGATGTTCCTGCCTTTGCCTGAGTAGTATTGATACCAACAATTCTTGTTGTTGATACACCTACATTATTGGAGAACCAAGTTCCACCAACACCAGTTCCACTGTTAGGAACTGTCAACCACTTTGAACTTGCAGAATCATATTGTAAAATATATTCATCGTCGAGACCAGTGATATCAACATCATCAAGATCTTTAATAAATCCTGCGCCGCCGCCGCCCATTGTGGACATCTGGGTTTGGATTCTATTGATAAAAATTCTATAATGAGATGCAAGATCACTTAGAGTTGCAAACTTTTGATCTAATGGGGTAAGTGGATCTTGTCCAGAACCAATATTCTCTGCTTCATCCGGAGGTTCAGTAAGAAGATAATTTTCCTGTAAGTCCTCTACCTTTTCTTGTCTTACTTGAATTTGCTCAACAATCTCTCTCAGGCTCTCAAAGTTTTTGAGTTCCTTTTTGATTTTTTTGAGTTCTTCTTCGTAATATTTTGGTTTGGGTAAACCACTAAGTTTTGTTTTTAATGATTCTACTTCTTTATCTAATTTATTTCCAACAAACTCAAACTTTTCATTCAATGAAGTCTGAATACGTTTTACAGTTTCCTCAGTAACTTCTTGTAAATGATCTACTTTATTATCTACTTGATCTGAGAATGAAATCTCAAACTCTTTTTGATTTTCTTTAAGTTTCTTTTGGAGTTTCCAAACAATGTCAGACTGTTCCTTTAACTGACCATAAATTTGTTCTTTGAGAGAATCTACCCTATTATGTACGTTTTTAAAATCTGTTTTTGATTCAAAAGCAGAAGTATCTTTCTCATCTTGAATCCTATTTAATTCTATTTCAACCTGATCTGATAAAGTTTGTACACAATCTTTTATTGAATTAAATCTTTCGTCAACAGTATTAAAAGTTTGTCCTACCCAAGTAAAATCTGGAACCTCTGATACCTTTTCAATCCATACAGGAAGAGTTGGAATAGATTCTTTTACAGATTGAACCGTCTCCTTAATTGCTTCTAGTTCTTCTTCGTAATATCTTACTTCTGGAACAACAGGGATGGATTCTCTTACATCATCAATAACTTCACAGAGTGCTTCTAATTCTTTATCATATGATTTAATTTCTGGAACTTCTGGAATACTTTCTTTAACATCATTGATCAGACGGAGAAGTTCTCCCCATTCTGGTGCCTGAACAAGGTCAGTTACTTCAATACTTGCATTTCCATCAGCATCATCAATTATCTGTGTTTCTTCTTCTAATTCTTCTACCTCAATAAAATCTTCAACAGAAGGAAGTTCACCCTGCCCTACGACATCCTCAATGGATGGTAACTCGTTAATATGCTCTTCGGGCATTTCGGTCACAACTTTTTTACCTATTTATTTTGGGACTTTTGGGCATCTTTTAGCATCTTAGTTAAATCAGCAGTTGACCCAACAAAAAGAGCATTGGTGACATTGGTAGGACCTTTTTGTGTGTCCTCCTCAACATCTTTCAATTTCTTTTGCAAGTCCATTAACTTGTCAGTTGCATCAGAAACGCTTTTGATTAATTGACCAGCAACTTCATATGCTCTTGGCATTTCACTTTCCTGAGCCAATTCAAGAATACCATTAATTGCTTCTTGACCTTTCTCAATTATACTATAAAGATTACCTCTCGTATACTCATAATCTTTTTTGACATCTGTCTTTTCTCTATCAAGAGGGGGTTTCATTACCTTAACCTCTTTTGTTGCTTCGACAATATCGCTTGCAACATCAAATGTATCTTCTAGGTTATCAAACTTCATGACATGTCCGTGCTAAAATCTTGATAGAATGAAGTTGTCTCATTGAAACCAAAGTCATCTCCGATTTCAATGAGAGCATCATCAGCAGTATTCAAGATATTAACACCAGAACCTTGAACATGATCCACAGCGATTGTTCCATCTTGACCTCTTCTTACTTTCAGATTATTGCCAGTGATAGATTCAATAAAGAGTTCTTCACTATTGATAGTTACATAGGTTTCTTCACTAAACGGTGTTGTTGTAGTGAGAGTGAGAATAGTCTCTGTGGATTCGATGTCTTCGTCTAAGTATGCAGATGCATCTCCAACGTAGTTTTTGGTTGCTCTTGGCGTAACAGTGTAGCGAAGTTCCCTTCTGGGATTCTTCACATCTATGTTCGTCATGTAATTGAGAGTAGCCTTCTTGATAATACCAGTGGTCTGATCTGGTGTAGGACCGAACAGATAAGTTTTAGCAGTAAATCTTAGAGTATAGATCAGTGCTCTTCTAGAAGAGAAGTCACCTTCATAATCATCAGTAAAGTTTACTGAATCTAGAATGATTGGAATATCTCTCTTCTCATTAATCTCACCAACCATCTGAATGGTAACATTATATGATGGTTGAAAATATGGTAAAATTTGTTCAATAATTTGAAGAGCATCATCATTCAACTTAGTCATGATGCTCAACTCAAATGCCATGTTATAAGGAACTGGCATGTATGCTTTTTTGATAGTCGAAGTTGAATCGACTTTTTTAGATAAGAATGTTTGAGTTTGAGAAACTTTTCTACTGGGATCATAAGTCAAACCAGTAAACTCAAATGACATCCTTGGTAAAGTAATGGATGTTGGTTTATTGAGTTGAGGTGTTTGCTCAATTCTTGCTAAGAACTTCTGTGTTGGTCCATATGCCAATGGAACCTTCATAACACTTACAATGGATCCACTGTCAAAATGTTTGATGGTAATGTCATTGAATAGCGTGCCGAACCCAATAACGGTTCTTCTCAACACCTCATTGTAAAAGTATTCAAACATTTTTACAGTCCATTGTTATAGTTATTTAGACTTCTCCGAATGGATTCCTTTGAGTAAAGTCTAAAATACCATCAGCTTCTGTCTGAATATTGTCATTATCTGCATATGCATCGATAAGATCATCTGTATTAACTATTGATAACGTTCTTATAGCACCAGAATCTTGACCTGTAATTGTTTCACCGGAAGTAAATGTTCCATTGGCAATGGATACTCTAAGTTCTCCGGTAGAAGAGATCCACTTCTTAACTCTTGCCTTAGTTCCAGTTGTTCCACCAGTAACGATTTCGTTATAAATGTAGTCTCCACTACCAACTAGTGAAGGATTACCGATTGTAAGTATCGGAGAAACAGTGTATCCATAACCAGCATTTGAAATACGAATAGCAGTTACAGTTCCATCAGAATTTATTACTGCTTTACCAATAGCAGTTACACCAGTTCCGGGAGAACTAAACGTGACAGTTGGAGTAGTTGAATATCCATTTCCACCATTAGTTAGAGTTACTATACCAACACCACCAGTTGTAGCAATACCAACCGTTGTAGCAGCACCAGCACCACCACCACCAACAAGAACCACAGATGGTGGAACTGTATATCCAGCACCTGGATTAGTTAGTAAGATTTCTTTTACAGATGATGCTGTACTAAATCCAGTTGCTGACGTTGTAATAGCAACAGCAGTTGCTTGAATACCTGGTGAAGATGATATAGCAACTTGTGGAGTAGAAGTATAACCCTGCCCCTGATTTGTTAAATTGATGAATCCTATACCACCATTTACAAAAGTCGCTGTGGCGGTTGCAGTCTGTCCAACTCCAAGAAGAGTAAGTGTCTCTGCATATCCAGCATCTGCCATGCTGTCATCAATATCTTCAATTCCAGTATCAATTACTTCATCTTCATAACGGAAGACTTCACATCTCAGTTCATATGTATAGAGATCTTGTAACTGATAGAAAGGGTCAGCATATTCTACAAACTTAATCTCATACAATCTATCATCAAGAGGAAAATAGATTAAGTCTCCGCCCTTTGGTCTGGATGCTAATTTAATATCTTTTTCGTTTTGAATTAGTGGTTGAATATATGTTTCCCATCTCTCCCTTGAAATAATTAATGTGACATCATCTTGTTGTTGCACACCAAATTTTGACATGAGGATACCAGCACCCTCATATGAATCCGATTTTACATATGCTTCAATTGGGTAAGCATCATCAAATTTAGACTGAATTACTTCTTTAATTACAGTATTTGATGTTAGATATTTTCTGGGAATATAATGAACATCAACTCCATATGTACGAAGTTGCTCATTGATCAGATCTTGTACAAGACTCTGCTCACCACGTGTTCCCTGAGTAAAATATGGATTAAGTGCCATTATCCGATGAGATCAAGAGGTGGAATTTCGTATGTAGACATCATTTGATCGTTAATATCCTTCAACTCTTGTAATGCATCGTCATAGATTTGTCTACCATTGAGTTCAATTCCACCAGGAAGTTTGACTCCTTGAAACTTAATCAAATTCATACCCCACTGTTTTTTCATGATAGCAGTTAAGTATTTTTTGATAAACCTATCATTATAAACTTTGCTAGTATCATTTGGATCAAGAGCTCTCCAACAATCAATAATGATGTAATCACCCTCTGTAAAATCATTCCAATCACAATCTAGATATAACTTTCCTTCTCTAATATTGTATCGAATTTGTTTTAGTGGATTTAATAAGAAATCGATAGTTTCCAATTTACTCTTTACCATAGAGTAAGTTAATAATTCTAATGAACTATAATTGTAAAGATCGTTCAACATCAATTGATATTTGATATTGAACATTCCAGATCCCATTGTTTGAGAACCATGGACCCTATAAATTTTATTGACTCCAATGATAGAGTCGGGTAATGGAATATAGTTACTATTCTCTAAGTATTTAAATGTACTGGCAGCACCAACTGTTTCTGATACAGTAGATGTTGTAATACCAGAAAATCCACCGGCCGGTGCCTTACCCCTAGCAATATCATCAGCTCGCATCTGATATTTCAGAGGCGTTTGTACGACACCATCATAGTGTCTCTCTTGAAAATATTGAATAGCATCGTCAACCAGATCATCGATCTGTTCATCAGCAATATTAATTTCTAATACAGGAGCACCAAGTTGCCTGAGGCAATAATCGATTAGACCTTGGCGATTAGACGGTTTAGACATATTAGGAATCCTCCTATGTTATTTAGACAGAGGATGTAACTCCCGCTCGAACCATCACGTCTCCTTCTACAATTCTATACACAGTGGTTCCACTACTTACTAAAACATCATATTTATATCTACCATCTCTAAGACCCTTTGTTGCAGTTGCTCCCATACCAAGATTGATTACTCCTGTCAGAGTATTGATTCCAACAGCAAAAGTTCTTAACGCATGTAAAGAGGATCCAATACTAACTGATTTAATAAGACTAGCTGCACCACTGTAACCATCCAGGTTAAAAGCAGTTCCTCCAATAGTTGTTACAGAGTAAGCTGCTGCAAAACTAGCACCAGTGGAGATTGTTTGATTAACTGCTTGTGCGACCCCTGAGGATGGGTCAAAAGTAAAACTAGCGTCCATTATTTTTCTGCAAGTTTAAGTAAAAGTTCTTTGATCGATGATATATCTTCTTTCAATGAATTGATATCATTTTTCATGGTATCAAATTCTTCACTTTCTTTTGAGTTTTTATTTCTAAGATGGAGATAATTTTGATAGGCGTTGTGATTAGTATTAACCACAGCGCCTGTATTATCATTCCTTCGAAGATTTGGGTGTCCTTCGACTTTCATATTATTTTACTGCAATAGCGCGAAGGTTTTTAACAATAGGTGGTTTTGCTTGATTTGTACCTGACAGTACAATCTTCAATTGGAATCCAACAAAATCAGGAAGGTCATCAACAGAGAATTCATAATCTTTAAATTGATTTCTTCTTGCACTTGGAGGAACAAACACATTTGATCTGCCATTGTTGTTAGCAACATCAATAACGTTACCTAAATCATCGATGTTTTCATATCCTGGGAATAAGTTATATGGAGTAGAATCAATATCTGAATCATCAGTAAAGATCTTGTAAAGAACTCTGATTTCAGCACTTTGATCCCTATAACATTCAAGAAGAACTCTGATTGAATTGGCAGGATTTGCCAATTCAACTTTCTTAGTAATGTAGATAGCAGCGTTTGGATCTTCACCAGTTACACTAACTCTCTTATCAGCAGCAAAATCAGTAACTGCATTATTTAATCTATTAGAAGTAAGAACCATATTGACTCTATCTAGGTCAACCACTGGTGATATGAAGGAATTTGTAGAAGAGAATTCCATATCAAGAGTCAGTGACTTATTACCAGGGAGATCTGATAGTAAGGTGCCCTCGTTTGTAGCAGAGGCTAGAATTCTTGGAGTCTCTAAGTTATTTGGAGATCCAATAGTAATTGATTCATATCCCTCATCAAGGAATGAAATTTCATTGCCATCAATACTAGTGCCTGAAACTGTTCTAATGCTTGCATTTAAAGAAGTTCCTGGCAGAATCATTGTCTGAACATTCGGTGTGATAGTTTCAAACTGAATGTTGTTGCCACCACTTACTGTATCGCCACCAACTTTCTTAGTGGAATTAAATCCAAGTTTAGGGAATGAAGTATTAGCAGATCTATTAATGCCATCTGCCGACATATCAATCTTAATTGCATAGGAATCAAGAGTTCTTGGTCTAGTAGTGGAAGCATCACTAAGCACATGATCACGGTTGATTCTTCTTAGAGAAACACCATTGAGTTCATACTTGGCAATTAAATCACTAGTGTTGTGTGCAAAGGTTCCTTTCGCATCGATATTTCTAGTGATGCCAGTAAGAGTGCTTCCATTCACTCCAGTGTAAGCAATCAATTCATTTCCAATAATCGCATATCCAGGATTGGTTGTTCCAACTCCGACGTTTTCAAATGTATCAAATTTAGAAGTATCTGCAAGTCCGATGTTTCCGGATGAAGTAGCACTAATATCCGCAATCAAACTAGTAGGACGCATATCAGGTTTAACATTGTTAATAGAAACAGTGTTAGTTCCAGAATTCATTGCATGATTTCTATGTCTTACATTGAGATGGATTCCATCAAAATTAGCATTGCTTGTTGTAGCATCGGCATTAACTCCTGTTAATACTCCAACAGCACCAGTTTCTTGAACAACATATGTCATTGTTCCGGCAACGCCAGTTATAAATTGTCCTTGAACATTATCAAGAACAACAGAATTAATTGCAGAGATAATACCAACACTAAATCTTGCATTCCTTCCTAAGGTAGTGCTGCCAAGAGTTGTAATTCCAAGTTCATCGCCAACACCATATCCAGTACCACCATTTGTAACGAAGCAAGAAGTAATGCCACCAGAACTTACAGTAACTTTGCCAACCGCACCAGAACCAGATCCAGAAAGAGTGGTTAAGTTTGTCGTATAAGTTCCAAAACCAATGGACGGTGTATATCCAATACCAGAGTTAATAACATCAACAGAATTACCAATACCAATTGATCCAAGAGTGTTGATTACTACACCAGTTGCTGTTGGATTGTTAACTTGAGAAAGGTTAACGCCAGGAATAATTACAAGTTCCTGAGACGCAGCAAGTGTAGATCCTAGTCCAACAGTAGACTTTTTGGAGACAGTCTGAACTGGATTTGCACCAAGTTTAGTGATACCACCATTAGAAACACCCATATCTGGGTTATAGAAAGTGACATTACCACTAGTACCAGTGGTAAATTGTGCTCTAAACATCGTAAACTTAATATCTTCAAACTGACTTGGATCCCAAGTAGAACCGTTTTGTGACTTAAAGCATGATCCAAGTAAAGGTTGTTGGGAAATAACAGCTCTTGTAGCATCGCTTGATGTCAAAGAATTAGTAATATCTGTTTCACCCATTCTAGAAATCCAGGCACCATATTGAGGGGTATCTGATAGGAGAACAAATGCATACTCCTGACCACCTTTAAGGAATACCGGGGATGGGAAAATAAATCTAGTTGGAACTGATGCATCATCACTAATGTTAACTTGTGATGGCAAAAGATCGAGTTCAGCAAATGGTAGAACAGTTGTAGTTGGAATACCATCTCTCATTGTTCTGATCTGAATCGTCACTGGTAATGTAGTGTCCTTAGTTTGGAAGTAACATTCAATAGCAGTAACAAACATACCATCGGCAGAAGTAACAAAGAATGATTGTGCCAAAGGATCTCTTCCTCTCGCACATTTAGACGTGGAAGCTGTTGTTGTGCTACCAAGATTAGCAGTCGCAATTAAATTACCACTTCTATCAAAGTTGTAAGATCTTCCTCCGCCTCCTCCACCGGAACGACCTCCTCCACTACGTCGTGAACTAGGAGCCCGATTAAAACTACGACTGCCGCCTCTGTTGCTACGGCCAAGATTTCTACCGGTGTATGATCTGTTCGATGTTCCAGCATTTCTATCAGAAGTGTAAGTTGCTCTTCTGCCAGAATTGAGCCTTCCTGTTGAAATCAACACACCATTCTGGTCGAAATGCCACGTTCTTCCACTTCTTCTGCTTCTAGATCTACTAGATCTTCCGCTTCTCCTTTGGGGTGCTGATCTTGCTTGGCGACGACTACTTCTTCCGCCGCCACCACAAGAACTAGGAGCACCTGGACGTGTCAAAAGAACAGCAGTATTATAGATTAAATTTTTCTCGTAATCACCAACAGCACGTGCATATGCAGTGTACGAACCATAACCATTATTAACAGCAGTGGTGTATGCAACATAACGAGCATCACAGTTACCAGATGGTCTCCCCCCACTAGCTGGTTGAACTTGCCTTACGTTTCTTAGAATAGTGTCCGCAGAATTTTCACTAATAACATTGCTGGTTGCACCAAGAATATTTTCAGCAGTGGTATTCTCTTGGAACACTGTTTTGTGTAAAGCAGTTGCTCTTACAGAAATAACACTTTCTTCTGTAAACTCTAATAAACCATTTGCTTGGAAAGTTGCTTCCGCAGATGTTTGATTTAGTGAAGAAATAAATGATGTCTGAGGAATTGAAGTAAGTTTAACAATCTTAGTTCCAGTAATGAATTGAGGATTGCCTGGTTTAGATGGATCTGGGATGTAAATACAACCAATGACACCACCTACTTCATCAGTTACCAATCTAATATCAGAAACTGTTGCTTGTGCTCCACTTGTCAACCCTTTGAGAATCATTCTTCTACGAGGATGTCCAAAGAAGTCTCCACTAGTTTGTGCTGCCAAAGAAGTAGTATCAATGTTCAATACTGATGATACAGATGAGTAGTCATCCGGTAGAGTTTCATCGTTATTGTATGGGTTTAATGTAAATGTAGAACTAGGATCATCATAAGCGCCAGATTTGTGATTTGCGGTTGCAAGTCTAAATTTAAAAGTTCCAGTTGCTTCATTTGGAAGTGGATTGATTTGAGTATTACTCTGTGCCATCGATCCAATTACAGTTTCACCAACAGTAAACGTACCAGCAGTCATGGAAATTTCCAATAACTTAGGTGCCATATAATCAACCATATTCTGATTATCCAGAATAGGATAGACCTGAGTTCTGGGTCTTAATCTAGTTCCTGTAAATTCAATATTACGAGATCTCATGTAGAGAATGCTGGATCTATTCAGAACTCGGCTACCAACAGTTTGTTTTTTGATATGAGGTGATTTTCTGATTGCAACCCCATCTCTTGTCTTACTGAGAAGTTGAACATCAGTTGTTGTTCTTACAACCTTAGTTGTTGTTGTAGTAACATCATCTGTCGCATTAAGTTGTTTTGTTGAAGATGATGTTGATGTGACATCAACTGGTCTTGCTTCTCTACCAATAACTGTGTCTACCCAAGATCCCCACTCAATCTCAGCAAATCCTTTTGCCTCATCAATTCCAATTGTTTGTGTTGATGCCATAAAATCTGGACCATTGACATCAAATTCAGATGTTTTGATTACTTTTTGATCAACCCAAATATCAGAGGATGGGTAAAGATGTAATGTTCCTGTCCAGTTAGTGACTAAAAATGGGTTTACAGACTCAACACGTGATGCAAAAATATTTTGCATGTAAACCAGATCTGCGTAGTTAAGAGTAACTAAATCACCAGTCTTTCTAACATTTGGATCTGTAAGTTGATCGTTGAAACGTTGATCTAGTGTAGATGGTGCAGATACACCAATACCACTAATTGCAGCAGTTGCAAGTACCATGTCAATTGACGTGGTATAGTGGGATGGTCTCATTTCACCATTATAGGTATCAATAGAACAACTAAAATCCTCGTTGCTTTGATCTTGAATTTGATGAGTTTTAAAATTATCAACAAAGAAACCACTCTTAAATCTATCAAGACCCTTAGCATCTTGAATTGTGAGTGCCTCAGTTTCTTTCTCTAATAAAGAGAGAGCTGTATAATATTCTAGACTAGTGATCCTAGTATCAAGATCACCAATATCTTTCATAGTATATCTCTTATGCTCTATCCTTTGAATAGATGCACTATCAAGAGAGAATAAGTATGGAGGAAGATTAATTGTTGCAACTTCCAAACTACCATCTAATCCATTAGGTAGTTCTGGATTTTCAGAAGGAACGCCATTGACAATATTAAAATTACCAACAGAATCTAAGAATACTCTATCAATTCTACCAAGATAATATTCATAATTAAGAACCAAATTTTCATTTGATACTAAGATATTTGAGGTTGACTGTCCACTTTGAGTAAAGTTTCTAGTTGCAAAATCAAATGGAGATAATGTGGAGGTTGAATCGTAATCACCAACCCTTGGTCTGATATCAATTATATCAGTATTTCTTATACCATTGAAAGATGGAATGTCATTTGAATATAGTTCATTTTCATAACTTTCTGACGTAAATACATCTCCACTATCAGCCGCAGCAACAACAAAATTTTGGAAGATAATTCTTAGTTTTCTTCCTGCACTTTCTCTACCTTTTCTTCTCTTAATTCTTCCATAATCATAGAAAGAATTTCTTTGACCATTATCAACAAGGTAATCCCCAGTGACATTTTTATCTGCTTGACCTAATGTTGTAACTGTTGCAGCAGTATTGGATGTTTGCCCAATAACTCTTTCGTCAAAGGCAAATTCTTTCCCATTTAAGTAAACAAGTTCTACAATTGTTCCCGAAACTGCCGAGACGAATCTAGCAACTGCTTTGGTATCCTCACCAATAATTTTTTCTCCAACAATAAAATCAGATGTAGACTGATTAGGACCACTAATGGAGGTTAAAGTTGCAGTAGGAAGATTGGGATCATTTTGATCGTCAGATTCAAATACACCAAGAACTCTAAGAACATCTGGTTTGTTTAGAGAAATCTCTTTGTCTTGTACCCTGGTTCCATATACATTACTATACGTCAATCCATCATTAAGAGTGGTTGAACCAATTCCAGAAGATGTATCACTAGATCGAGTAATTACAACAGAGGAGACGTTATTAAGGGATTTTTGTTTCTGAACAACTTTGTTTTTATTAAGAGTTACAGCAACTCTAATATTTGTTTCTTCTTCTCTTGCCAGACCACTAATAGTAACTGTTTTTGAATTAATGGCTGGTACAACCATATCATCTGTTAAAGGTTGGATCGTGCCATCTCTATAAGCAACATGATATCTCTCCTCATCAAACGGGAGATAGAATTCATTATCAGCAGCTGTTGGTAATGTAAGTGTACTAGAAGCAGATGAAACGTTAGTAAAAACTTTCTTGATTATAATTTGTGCAGCTCCAAGATCGACACTGTCAATGTTAGTCGCACCTAGTTCTGTATATAATGTGTTGTCGTCTACATTAATTAAATCACCGCTCACAACCTCTAAATCAGTGATTTGTTGTACGTTGGCAGGCGGAGCACCATCAAACAGATTAGAGACGGTCTGAATGCCTGCTAGGGTCATCTCAGACCCTGTGTTGTTAATGTTATGAACTCTAAGTAGAACTGGGTCAGAAATAGTATTGTCAGTTGAGATAAACCTAACAAGATCGTTTGTAGTAACAATACCAACAAACGTACCTCTTTCCGCAGTAATCGTACTAAAACCAGCAGGAGTAGCAGCTGCATTGCTGCCACCTCTACCCGTGATAGTAAAGGAAGTTCCAAACTTTCTTGTTGTTGAAAGTTTTAAATCAGCATTAAACGTCTGAATTCCTACTGACGTTCCTTGATATACTGATTTTACTTTTGAAATATCATAGCTTGTAGTAATAGCAACAGTAGTGGTAAAATCTACACCATCAACAGAGATTCTTTCCCCTTTATGGAAAACTCCTTTTACTTGTCTAAGACTGAGAGTGGAAATTCCAGTAGCGTTAGAATCAATGTCAACAACGAATCCAGATGCACCGCTATTTTGTCCTGATAGGAAAGCACCAGAACGTAACGAAGTAAAAGGTTGTGTGGTCTCTAATTTTGTATATGGAGAAATATCAAATAGTCTCAGCGTATACTCTGATTGAGGACCTTCAAAAACTTGGGATTCTAAATTATAATCATAAATTCTACACTCACCAATTGCTTGACCTGCTGGTAAAGTAGAACCTACACCAACTCTTGAATCTCTGAGCGATGCTGCAATAGTGGTCCCAAAACCAACGACAGGTGAACCATGGACATTATTAATTACAATTTTTGGTCCGATTGAGATAGGTACAGCTTCTTGAAATACTCTTCTGGTACTTCTAGGTTTTTCAACATCAATAACTGTATCAGTTTGCTTATCAATCTCAAATCCACTTACATATGCTTTGCCTGAGGAAAATACATACTCCATCAAAGCATCAGAAGGAGCATTTGCTTGATATGTTAATTCATCAGCGTTATATAATCCATCATTTCCAAGATAGTTGTTTAAAGTATTTTTGATTGACAGTTCAAAAGGTTTAATATAGTAATTACCAGACTCGTCATGAGTTCTTCTAGCAAATTCTGCTTTGACAAAATTGTATTCACTATTTCTTACAAAAGTTTCAATTTCTCCATTTTGAATTCTCATCAATTCAACAAAAGTTGGATCATCATTATCGATGATTAACTTTGAAGACAATACGGCTGAGATTTTTAATCTGTCTGCACCTGGTGCCGAATAGTTGCTAAACCCCTGTGCATTATCATTAAGAGATTGATCTTCATCAGCATTGATAATTTCCTCAACAACAGTCAAACCAACCTTCAAGGTTGGCATGGAATCATACTGTTGGAGAAGAATTGTCTGAGGATTAACGGTTACAAAATTTCCTCTTAAAAAATATACTCCTTCTTGAATATTTGCAGCAGATCCAGTAATATTTGCTTCAACTGAGACAGCTTTGGCAAATCCTTGATTGGCAGAAATTGCAGTATTTCCATAGGAAATAGATTCTAGGAGAATTAAATTTTCTCCTTCTGTGAAGTTACCATTCTCAAAGTTTGATCCACTCTTAATAATTGTAAAATATAAGGTGTCTAAACTTAGTTCCGAATTTGATGAATCTAAAACAAAGTCAATTCTTGCTTCAATTCCAGATTCTTCTCCCCTGAATTTCTTACCAACAAGTTGTTCTATATAAAAACTAATCGGAATACCGGCAAAATTCGGATCTATGCATACACCAGTAAAGACATCTTGATAAGAAAGTTGTCCAGGAATTACTTTGGAACCTTCTTTAAAAAAGTGTGTTCCAAATTTTTCAATCTGATCTTGAAGAATAGATTGTAATCCAGTTAGTTCCCTAGCCTGAACCGGAGTTCCTGGTTTAAATAGAACTTTGTGAAAATTATTCGCAGCATCAAAATCGTCATAATAAGGGGTGATGTTTAGATTAGTTTCCTGGGGCATTTTCTTAGAATTCTAAAACGATTTTGATGTCTTCTTTTTGGTTTGACGATCTCAAAACAGATGGTCTGTTATCAATGTAGATTATTTGCCCACTCTGGGGATTAACCTCAGGATTTGAAGTTCCTTTGTCAAACGTCTGGCCTAGGAAGTAGGTCCTATTATTTAGAACGGTAGAGATACCCGAGAAAGATGTGTCAATAGCAACAGTGGCATTACCACCATTAATATTAAAGGAACCACCGTTTGTAAGTGAATTTTGGAATCTTAGTTGTTTATATCCATAGAGTGGATTGACACCAGCAGTAGACGATGTTGCTACTTGACTATCTTGCCAATACTTCAAAACACCAGTAGTATTATCAAAAGAAACAACTCTACCGATTGCAGTTGATCCAACTCCGACATTTTGTGTAATTACATCATCCTCAATAAATGAGACTTGATTCAATTGACTAGAAGTAACTTTCACTGCATAAACAGTGCTTGCCTTTTCTGATGAAACTCTACTACTTGATCCGTAAATAAGTGGATCTTTAACAACACCAATTCTGGCAAATTCATTTCCAGTAATAAAATCGGGGTTAGTGGCATCATTTTCAAGTCTTGAATAGATCATGACTTTACGGGCACCAAGTTCATTGTAAATATTGGATCCATGACCACCATCTGGTGGAATAATTACATTAGTAACTGCATCCACATTACCTGCAGGATTGACAATACCTGCACCATCCAAGTCAAGAGTTCCGAATGAATATCCTGATCCACCGGTAGAAACGTCAACAGTTTGAATTTTACCGTCAGCATTAACAGTTACACTTGCCTTTGCGCCTTCACCATCACCAAAAATATCTACATTACTATAAGTTAATGCAGTTCCATAACCAACACCTCTATTAGCAACTGTTACAATTTTTATTTGACCACTAGTAGAAGAATTATCCCTAACTGCTCCAGTATCAGTATTTGAACTCCAATCATTTGGAACAGGAATAAAATTAGTAGAATCAAATCTAAGGATGTCTGATGGAGTTAAAGTATAGAGATACTTCCAAACATAATCATCTCCACTACTACCAGCTGATCTTGGTTCTAAATCAGTAAACAAAGGTTGATCAAGAGATGGTTTTCCAGTTGGGTTATCCGGAGAAATACCATTATGCAAACAAATATAAACTCTATAATCTTTATTGATTATATAATATTTTGAATTATATAACGTCGTTGATTTTGAAACTGGGGCAAGATTATTTCTACTATAGTCATTTCTATACATGTCATACTTTTCACCGGATGCCCATGTATATTTTTCTACAACTCTTTTCACATCAGAAGAATTAATCTTCTTCATAGCTAGCATTGTATCCCAATAACGATTCTCTTCATTAATAGAATCTATTGGAGATGGAGGGTTAGTATTCCAATTAGCGTCAAGATTGACGGCATTTGGTAAACCAACCCATGTATAGTAGGAACTACCAGTAGATGATATCCCAGAAACGAAATTATTCGCACTAAGGATACGAAACTGTTCAGTTATAATCGCAGCCATTTTAACTTTTTTCTAGTTATTTATGTTAGATAACCAACTGATTTTAGGGGTAGACTCCTTAAAATCAATGGTCCGGTGGATATGCCAGTAAATCCATTACTTAGTGAAGGTGTAAATGTTTTCGCAATACCAGATCTAGTGAACGATTTAAGTTGACCCCAACTATATCTACCGAAGAATTGACTATGACCAATTCCTGTTATACCGTTGAGACTATCAACATTTACTGTAACCTTAACAACATGGGTTGTTCCGATTCCAACTGCTTCCGTTGTTGCAATAGAAACAGATGCTGCCTCATACACATTGTCTAAACAAGTTGTTCCAATTCCAAGAACGGAACCACCAAGATCAAGCGATGTAACTCCTTGACCAATATTGGAATCAAATACAACAAATGGATATCCACTTGCAATATTCGGAATTGTTCTTGCAGCACCAGGACCCATAAATGCGGTGCTTCTCAAAATAGAATTCGATGGAATAAGAAGATCAAATACAAGTTTTGTAGGAGATGCTGTAGAAACTCCACTAATAACTCCATAATCACCTGCATAGTTTACACTCTTAATTTCTTCTACTTCAAAGTTTGGAGGAGTAAGCAGAATGACAGGTGGATTGCTGAATGTATATCCAGCACCAGCGTTACTTACATTGATTGAAGTAACTGCTGTTCCAGTTATGGACGCAATAGCAGTTGCTCTGGTTGCAGAACCAAGACCAACACTATTGGCAATAGAAACTAATGGTGCCGTCGTGTATCCAAGACCAGAGTTTGTGATACTGATTGAAGCAACAGTACCAAAACCAGATATAATAGCGGTAGCTGCTGCTCCAATTTTAAGATCTTGATTTATAATTCTTACTGTTTGTAAGTCACTTCTCAAAGATTCTGGATAACTATCAAATGCAGCAACACTATCCACCCAGATTTCAGTAGAACCTAAACCAACTGGTTTAATAATATGTGTTTCTGGGAAAATTCTTGCAGCATAAAGGTCTCTATCTTTTGTTACAGCATTTCCATCTAAGAATAAATCTTCCTGTTGTTTGCACCACATCATTGGTCTTTGAAGTGTTGCATCAGTTCTTAAACCGGGCCCTTGATATGGAGATGTAGCGAAAGCATCAGCAGTTGTGATACCAGATACAAATCTTGTATCCTGAATAAACTCGAATGAATTCTGATCTTTACCTGCAGTAATTCTAACGGTATCTCCGGTTTTAATTGTTTCAATAATATCTTTACTAATAACATCAACACCACCAGTTCCGCGATAGAACATAATCGAACATGTGTCACCAACTTTTGGTGCTTCTATAAATGTAATGTTTGAACCACCATTAAATCGATATGCAACTCCTGGTTCTTGTAAAATGTCATTCAAGAATACTAAGATAGTTTGTTCAACATCAATTAAAGATCCTTTTTGTGCTCTAATGGAAGTTGTTGCTTCTCCCTTTTTCAAAGTGAAGACCTTAGATTCTCCATCGAAGAAGGAATCAAGTTTATCAAATACATCTAAATCACCAAATCTCCATCCTGTAAATTTGTCAGAAGAAATTCTACTTAAATTAATTCTAAAATCATTTACCCCAGCACCAACGAATCTATGGATGTATGAAGAACCTGATTGAGCAGGACCAACATCGAAAGTAATTGAATCAGAGGAAATTGAAGTAACTGTGCGACCAGTTCCCGATGCAGGATCAGTTGGTCTTGGATAACCAATCTGTTGTTTGAATTGATCACTATCACAAGAGAAGATTAACGACTCATCAACCAAAGTAATTTGATCAGTTACCACAATAGTGTGAATACCAATAGTTGCAGTAATAACACCAGAAACAGCATCGTATGCTGCAAACTCAACTTTATAGTTATTAGTACCAAATCCAATAGGAGTAGTAGAAATACTATAAGTTGGTATACCAGTAACTCCACCTTTTGGAACTGTTAAAATTTCTCCGGCTTTAAATCCATATCCACTATTAATAATATCAAAACCAGATACATTAGAGTTTTGTGAAACTTTTATGTCAATATAAGCATTTGTTCCAATTTTAGATCCAGGAGAATCTGGATGATAAATTAATGGAATACGTGTATATGGAATTGGGTCATCAAAGACAACAATCGGAGGATTGCTGAATGTATACCCTGTACCAGGATTTGTAATGGTAACACTAGTGATGTTGCCATTTGATACAATTGCCGTACCAATAGATGTTACATTAACAGTGTCAATGTCACTAGTTCTAAGACCAACATTATAATCCAATTCAAGAACAACTCCATTAAGAGTTGCAATTCCCGATCTATATCCAGAACCACTATTACCAATACTAATAGAGGTTATAGTTCCAAATCCACTAACATTAGCAGTTCCGCCAGCAGCCACTAATGGTTGATAACCATAACCTTGACTAGAACCAACTGAAATAATGACACCACCAACAGGAATACTACCGGTGTTTACATCATTTGTGACAGATGCCGCGAATCCACTGAATACGACAGATGTGATACCAGCGTTTTCAGTAAACTCGAAATCATTAATTCTAGAACCCTGAGATGGAATTTGTACAATATCGTTAATTAGAATAAGACCATGAGTGGTGCTAAATGCCTCAACGTTAACTCCATCTTGTCTGAGAGTGAAAGTTTTGCCAACACCAGTCAATTCTGTTGATATGGAATCAAATAAGTAATTGGTTGCATAAGTATGTGTAGAAGTTCCAACTAAACCACTTCTTATGAAAGATCTTCCTTGGAAAGTGGATGTGGTTTGAATTCCAGTATAATCAATATCATCTGGGTCAGTTCCTTCTTTTGGAACTAATCCATTAGGAGCAGTGTAAAAATTAATAGTATTTTGAACAATATTATAACTACCTTCATATTTTTCTACTTTGGCACCAAGAGCGTGAGTAGCAAACCCAGTTCCCATCCATCCTCTTTGAACTACTAACACGTTAGTGCTTCCAAATCCAACTTGATTGATTTTCACAAATTCGCCATCAACTTTTAGTAAGTCTCCACCAATGAATGAAGTTATACCAGAAAGTCTCATAAATTCTCCACCAAAAGACATTTCCTCAACCAAAGCGTGCTCAACGTTGCCAGGAATAACGGGATCTTGAATATTGTTGTCAAGAGCAACAATACACTTGGTGTTTTGATCTTGTGATAAGAATTGATGTATGGTTCCAATACCAGAAGTTGTTAGATTTAAATAATTTCCAACCGTCGATGAAAGTGCTTTTGATGGTGTTTCAGCAAGACGAATTGATTTGTCATCAACTTTAATAGCGTACACATACTCAGGAAGTTTATCAGTGCTTCCATATCCAGCAATCGTTGTGGTTTTAATTCCAATTGATGATGTCGTTCCAGAACCAGTTGGGTTATACTGCAATCTTTCACCAGATGCAAAGAAGTGATTTGGCAGTAAAATTAAATCTTCATCGGTATCAACAACCAAAGGATTACTGGCATCAAAGTCCTTACCAAAGATGCTAAATCCATCATGAGTTAACTCAAATGCTCTCTTAACATCTGCTTGTGTATTTGTATAAGATCCTCTAAAACTTTCAACTTTGGTGTCAAAAAGATTTAATTGGAAAAGATCATCAACACCACCCTTGGTTTCAGAAGCAGAAGTAATAAGAGTTTTGACTCTTACATTTGTAAGAGGTGGCGCAACATAAATTACGTTATAGTTATTGCCATCAACAATAGCGGTAATAGTGCCAATACCTGAATTTTCAAGAATATTATCATCCTCAATATTACCATATTGTGATTCATAGATGATTTTAGAACTATCGATCATGTAGATACCTTCAAGTAACTCATATCGATCATTAGTAACATCATGAATGTTAATAAGGATATGAGCAGCTTCTGATTTATCAGTGCTATTACCAAAAGTGGCAATAGTAGTAATACCAGGAGATCCTGCTGATGGAATATCTGAATATTGTGCTTGAAGATCACCAGTGGTTAGGTTGATTGTACCAATACCAAGAGTAGATACTCCACCTAAGAATTGTTGAGTAAAGATATTAAAACTAATACCAGTTCCAACTACACCTGCCTGAGGAGTTGCATTGAGATAATAAACACCACCAGAAACGTAAGAACTAAACGTTGCAATACCATTAATATCTGCTGCTACGGTGCTTTTATCTATATTTGACATATTGGCATACTCAATACCATATGTTAAATTATTATTGTGAAGTGAGTTGATGTTTAAAACTTCATAGTTAGACCCAGCACTCATCTGCACTTGGAACTTATGACCAGCATCATATTGCGAAACTGGAATAGAGAGAATATTAACTGCTGTCGTAACACCAGGGTTAATCTTACTTCCTTTTGAAGCTACCTCAACAATATCACCAACAGTGTGAATACCAACCAATGTAGAAATACCAACAGCATGATGAATATCTCTGTCTACATTATAGACTAGTCCACGAAGTTCAAAATCATTTGTGCCATAATCATTTGGATAAAATAACAGTTGACCTTCACTACCATTAACAACAAAATCAAAATATCCATTTAAGTCTTTTATGCCATCCGTTATAGCATACTCTTGGATATATCCATTACCACCATCATCGACCATAAGTTCGACGATTTCCATTCTTCTAGTATCGATAAATTGCTTATCGTTGGTTAAGATAAAATACTTTCTAAAACGAGTTCCTGAAAGTGCAAAAGTATCGACAATTTCAAATCTGGTTGCTCTTGGAATATTATTAAATTGATCAGATATGTTGTCAATTTTTAACACTCTATTGCCAACAGACTCTTCAAAATCTGCAATTGGAATGTTTCTTGTTATAATTTCATCAGAAAGGAAAGACCCGGAGATAAGTTTTGAATTTTCAGAAACAAAATCAAAGTCGTATCTACAATATGTTTCTAATTGAGTAATTAAGTCTACAAATAACTCAAGACCACTACTAGATACCGATGCCTTATTGAAAGTTTCATCCCTAGATTCAATTTGTAAATCAGCAAATTTCTTAAATCCACCAGTATGATTCATGGAAGAAACAATATCATTCCAAGTATCATATGCAATTTGTGATTTTAGAGAATATGAGAAATATTGATAATAATCACTATCAATTATTCTTTGAGAATTTACACTTGGTTTACCAGTATTTTTCTGCCACCCCAAAATAAGTTCTTCGACACCAACAATATCATAGAAAGAATTTACGTTAATCTTTTCAGACACTTTACCTATTGTCCCAGAACCAAGACCTCTTACAATATCACCAACAAGAACTTCTTTGATAACATTAACTTTTAGAATTTTATTGGAATTGTCCCAAGATGATACTTTTCCATTTTTTGATTCTAAGACATTTGTAATTACAATATCTTCATTGATAGAGAAGTTGTTTTTTACGAGATTTGGGGCAAAAATTGGGAAATCTTCAAAGGGAATAATTCTTCCAGAAGATTTCGTAGTTACATATGTTCCGGGATTGGTTACAGTAGAATCTAACTTATAAGTTACAGATCCAATACCACCAATATTCTCATCGACATTAGTAACCTCAAAGAACTTGAAATTATAATCTGGAGAGTTATAACCACTTCCTTCTGATGAAATACCAATACCTTCAATGAATACTTTTTTACCAACTGAGAATGGGAAAGATGTAGATGTTGAGAATCCAATATTTAATTGAATAGTAACTTCTTTTGTAACTGTATTGAATCCAACAGTATTGATACCAACACCATTGGAGTTATTGACAGTAATGATATTAGGAGCAACATCAGAAAGATTCTTAGCATTTTCCCTGATATTAATCTTGGAAATAGAACCGTTTTTAACTTCTGCTTGAAGAGATACATTCTCAACTTTTTTGTTGGTGAATGCATCAATAACAACTAAATTAGGTTCAATATTATATCCATTGCCACCAGAAGAAATTCCAATACTACCAAAAGAATTTAATTCTTCAATTCTAAGAATTTCAGGAGTATTAGTAATTACTTTAAGAGTTGGATCTGATGGATAGTTATAACCAGTGCTCTTCTTACGAGTTTTGACGATAGATCCCATATCACCATTAATTCTAATCAATCCACCAGAACCAGTAGTAGATCCGATGGAAGTTACTCCTGGCAATTCCTTATAGTTTATATTATTAGTTTTAATGTTAACGGAATCGATTGCTCCTGCTGCATTGAGTGATTTATGGGTATAATAAAAAGTACCATCAGTTATTGAAGTATAAGAAGATGTTTCTGGTTCTGAATTTAGATTAAATTTAAATTCAGTTGTAGTAATACCAGTCGGATACTCATTAACCTGATATGCACTATTAACAACGTTAATGGTATTAGCAAAATTTTGTTCAGTATCTTCAAATATCTCAGTTTTTGATGTTGGAGAAAGATCAACATTAATTGGAGTAAATTTGTAATATAATACTTCCGGAATAAATGTACTGGTTTTTAAATTTACAGCAGATGAAGTTGTTACTCCAATAGTTCCAATTCCTTGAACTTCAAAAGTTTTTGATTCTTTTGTAGTAATAAATTTATTCTTATATTTGGGATCCTCGAAGAAGTCAAGATCAAAGGCAGATATTTTCGTACCAGAAACACGAATTGCTAACGAAGAATCTGTCGTAGCAAATGATACAACATTACCACGTGTAACATTGACTTTGGGATTAATTGAAGATACAAAATGTTCACCTGAACCAGTGCTACCTAATGGAACTGGTGTTGGGTTTGAACCCACTGCATCAACTTTATTTTGTGCTAATTTTAAATTATTTGAGTCAAGTATAATAGCATAATACATGCTTTGATCGGAAAGTCCGACAGGTGCATTTCCAGTAGTTGTATAGATTACTTTATCACCATTATTCAAATTATGATTTGGAACATTAATTGTATTAGTGAAAGAACTGACGCCTGTTGGTTCAAATTTCTTCCTATCAAATACTATTCTACGATTATAATCGTTGTATTGAACAAATACATTTTTCTGTATATTTGGTAGAGAAACAATTTGAATATTATCGTTAAACGATAATCCATGTGCTTCTTTTGTTGTTAAGACAGCTTCATAGATATTGGCATTTCCTGTAATAGGATTAGTTTCTGCTTTGAAACTATGAGTTACTCCGACACCAGAAACTGTAAATGCCAATTGAATCGCAGTTGATCCAAGACCAACAAAAGATCCAGTAGAACCTAATCCAACCTTTGTGGTTGAGATTCCAAGTAAATTACTAGACTCTTTGATTGCATATACGGTGGATTGATCAGCAAGGACAAATGTACCGATACCATCAGAAACTTCGACCGAAGTTCCACCACCATTAGAATAAGTTAACGTATCACCAGTGTTAAATGAGTGATTGGGGATGAAAACAGTCTTGATAGGAATAATTCTACTTGTATAAGCAGTTCCTGGTTGATAATCAGCATTTCCTTGTAAATGAGGAGGTGCAATATTGTTATGTGTCTGATATACAATTGTTGTACCAATACCAACAACAGAAGCTGTTATTCCAAGACCAACTACTTGTGATGGATCAAAATATCTTTGGAATGTTGGTGGATTACTTATGAATGTAGTAAACCCAACATCAAATGTAAACTTGTTACGGATATCAAGAGCAATCGTTCCAGAAGAATATGCGTATCCAACTGTTCCATTATAATTTCTTTGAACTCTCATTACAGAGTTTAGTGGATCAACATTAAGAACTTTTAATTGTTCAAGATTTTCAACAGACTGTCCAATACCAATGATTGAGTTTTCTCTAACGTAGAGGGGGTCATATGGTCCGTTAAGGTGGATGTTAGTGGTTAAACCAGTATTGGTAGGGGAATCAAGGAATTCGTTCAGAATCCAAATTCTTTGAAGGTTGCTTATATTTTGAGTGCCCTTCAAATTTGCATAAGAATGCGTTGATAATCCTGAAATGACTGCACGGTTCTTGTTCTCAAAATTATGAGGTGAAGTGCAATATCCAACTGCTAATCCACCACCAACAAATAATTCAAAGTTTTCGGAAGTAATAATTGAAGAACCAATTGATACAATATCTTTACCAACAATTCTATCAACACTTACTCTTGCACCTCTACCAAAAAGAGGTTGTTTTGATAGATTAATTGGATCCCCACTTTTATAACTGGTTCCAGCAGAAACAATGTTGTAATCAGTAATTCCACCTTTCCTAGTAGATTCGATGACAGACTCTTGTCTGATATCTCTTGTACTATCATTCAAATACTCATTATATCCATAAAGTTCACTGGTTTTTGTTGGTTTGGTGTTTCTAAACAAATCATTATATTGAAAATCAATTTGATTATTTTTTCTATTGAAATTGAATTCAGATGGCACTGAATGATATGAATCACCAAGCAAATATGGGAATGCAGGTTCTTTAAAGTTTTTAAATGGACCATCTCCATTAGGTCTGCCACTGTTTATTGTCGCAAAATATGCATAGGTTCCATTCGGGAAATCAGGAGTTTTGCAGAATCTTCCATTGTGCTCATCTAAGTTCCCACTATTTTGGAAAGAATAGTCTTCAATAAAGAATCCAACAGGGAATGCACTTGGTCTATCAATACTAGGATTAAGTTCATACCCAGATTTGACTGCTGTAATAGCTCCACCGTTAATATTGCTATATGCATATGGACCGTAGATTGGATGCCCATCGTTTGCCCATCCAATAATTGGAGAGTGACTTACAGATGGAACTTCAAGTCCATCCTGTTTTATCAAATCAAAAGTGTTTGCACCAAATGCATCTGTTCCATCCTCATTCTTTGCATATGTGATTTCTCTTAATGCTCTGGGAGCACTCATTGAAACATAAGTTCCCTTTGAGTATTCATTGCTACTAGTAGCAATTAGAGAATCATCTACACCCAACAGACTTTTTTTCTGTTCAAATTGGTTAACGTTCCAATATTTAATTTTTGCAGCTGCCTTAGCATTCTGGCCATTTGGAATAACATCAACAAAAGTTGTGTTGGTACTAAAACCAGATCCACCATTATTAATTTTAACAGAAATGATTTTCCCTTTTGTTAAAATTGGAGTTAATTCAGCATTTTTTCCTAAACCAGATACAGTCAACTCAGGAGAGGAATTATATCCCTCTCCTCCATTAAGCACAAAAACTTCTTTAATTGCTGATCCCTCGATCACTGCTTTTAGTTGAGCTCCACTACCATTTTCAAAACTAATTGATGGTTGACGTTCAAAATTAATAGACTCAGAAGAACCATATGCAATACCACCACGTTCTAAATTAATTTTAGAAATTGATCCTCTAAATTTTGGTTTTAGTTTTGATTTAAATGTAAGACTATTTGTTGTTGCAATACCAATATTGCCCCTAATACTAACATTAATTTCAGGGTAATTGAAAATATGAGTGCTAGCAGATCCAACAGATGTAAAATCAACAAATATTTTATTGTCAAAATTATAAGATGAGAATTGAGTTCCAATTCCAGCTGATGATAATTTGAATAGATCATCATCTACACGTGTAACCAAATATTGTTGATCTGTGGTCAATCCAGAAATAGATGATCCTTCAAATCTGTATTGAATTTTTTCACCAGTATTGAATCCATGACCAATAAAAGATATTTGATCTGTGCTAGTATTGATTCCAGTTGGTGATACTTTAATTATATTGTTACTATACCCTTCACCACCAGACACTACCGTAATAGATGATAGGATTTTTTTCTCATTTACCGTAGTAAAGTATTGGTTGCCTTCTCCAAAACTGGTAATACTAATTGTACTAACACCAGCAAGAGCGGCGCTTCTAAGACCATGTAGGGTTACCTCATTAAGAGATCTGACATTTACATAGTAAATTGAATTATTAACTAAATTTCCAAGGGGAGTTAATGAATTGGCATTATAAACAACAGCATCTGCATTTCTAAAACGATGATATGTAGTAAATCCAATTGTATTATCAGTTAGTGAAATATTTCCACCGCCAGCACTTACATTAGTAAAAGCAACTGTTTTTTCTGATTTAAGATTTGCCTTGGCTTTTGCTCCTCTTCCATTACCACCAGAAATGTCAATAACTGGTTCATCTAAAAAGTCATAACCACTATCATCTACTTCAATTTCTTCTAGACCACCAACAACTGTGGCTGTTGCTGTTGCACCAGATCCAATATTGTCAGAAATAACTAAATTTGGCGGATTAATAACATCATAGTTAGATCCACCTACTAAAACGCTGATACCGGTTAAATTGCCATAAAAACAATAATCTTCTGATTTGTATGAGTGTGCATCAACACCATTAATTAAAACTCCAATTTTACCAGGAACAATACCAATTTTTTTATCAGGGACTTCAATAAACCTAGGAATTTTTGTAATTCCATAGGAACTGTCTATTTGATTATTATAAGATTTGATGGGGAAGATAATTTGATTGCTAGCGATTCCAGTAACATCAACAAATTTGTTAGCAATAATATTTGCTCTGGATTCTGCTAATTTAAAACTATCAGCATCGATTCTCTTAATAAAATATTTTCCTTCTAACAAACTACCAAGAGTTCTTTCAGTAGTAATTGCAATCGGTTCTCCATAATCGGTTACAAGTTCTACGAATTTGTCTGGACGATAATATACCTCATCTCCATTAAAAAATCCATGTTCACTGTAATCAATTGTATCCCCACTTATGATGAGAGGAGCAGTTGAGCTCTTACCATTATCGGTTAATATGACATTACCTGTTTTAGTATCAGTAGGATTGCTATATTTTGGTAATGAGTGTGATACAATATAAACCGAATCGTTAGAATCGTAGAAAGATTTAAGAACGTTAGCGGGTAAAGTATTGACAACACTATTTTGAGAATTAACCTTTGATATCAATCTTCTTACTTCACCACCTCTATCAGGATCAAATCCAGACAATCCAGAAACATCAAAGGTGAATTCTGTGACAATGTTATTGACTACACCACTTGTTTCTAATCCAGTAGTAGTAATAACTTGAATTGAATCTCCAATACTCAGACCATGTGGTTGTTTACTCTCAATCTGATATAGAGAAATAATATTTGGATTTTGACCTAACTGGTTTTGGTTAAGAATTCTTGCAAGTTTGATATCAAATCTAGATGTTTCATTTGATAATAAAGAATCCGTTACAATATTAATCTTTGAATATCCCAAAGATTGGTTTTTGATTACATCTCCCGCTACAAAATAAGGAGTTGCCAGATCTGGTGCCTTAATTCTGAAAGTGCCAAGAGATCCTTTAATCCTGAATTCAAATTCACTACCATCAGATAAAATACCATATGATTTGATATTTTGAAAGACTTCTTGCTTATCTAAGACACCATTAACTATCCCGTCAAGATTCAAGAATTGAGTTATATTTTTTGAGGTATATGAAACAATACCAATGTCATTGTTTGAAAATAAGACTTGAAGTTCTCCCTCAGAAGGAAAACCAATGGTGGATTCAACGTCAATAAATGTAGATGCAACAGAAACGTTACCAATTACTTTTGTTTGGGGGGTAATTTTAAAATTACCGAAAATTGACCCTACAACATTAATATCTTTTGGTTCTGAATAATCTAAATCAATTTGGAAAAACTGTTTACCATCTACAACAAATCTTTCGGATTTAACAACAGATCCGGAAGCAATAACTTCACCTTTATCATTTTCTTGAAAAACGTTCTTAGTAACGAATCCTGTTAAGTATGCTTCGGTGGTATCAATTGATTGATCTGTTGGCTCTACATTTAGTCTAAGAATTTTGCGATATTCTGCATTTGAGGGAGCAAATAAATCATCTTGTGGTTTTAATACTTCTACCTTTTCATTATATAAAGCTTTGAACAGAATTTCAAACGCATCAGAAGTTCCTTTTGATCTATAAAAATCACTACCTTGAATAAGGTAATTTGTTGCATTTAATTCATCATCTAATTTAGTTTCACTTAAACCAGGTAAATATTGAGTTTTTAATTTTTTGTAAAACTCTTTTAAGAACAAAGACGAAATATTTTCAACTTGATCCGCACTTACATGCTCTTCTGCCTCAGTATCTTCAAAAATCAGTTCATCTGGACCATTATTTCCACGATAACTGGTAATACCACTGAAACCTCTGATACAACCCGTAAAAGTGGTATTTGTTTTTCCTGTATATGAAATAATTTCATCATTAATTTTTAATAATCCGTATTTTTCTGGCCATCCAAAAGTATTACCTACATTAATTGTAGAATCTTCAACGTTAATATCAGAAGTTACAGTTGTAACTCCAACAATAGATGTATAAGTTCCAACTTTTCTATATTGGTCAATATTTTCAAGAATATCTATTGGACCTCCTTGATATTCTACCGATTTATAATAAGTCTTTAAAAAATCACTAGCACCTTCCAATTCAGCACCAAGAAAAATGGGTAGTTGATTTTCAACTACGGACTGGATTTTTACTCTTTTTTCTAACATTATCGCGTGATGTTATCGTTGATAAAACTGGAAGACACTGTATATCTTGATCCTGAGATGTCTGCACCATTAGATATGGTGTCAGGGATTACAGTAACGTTACTCTTACTTATATCTAGTTGCAAAAATAGATCCTGTAATCCGATAATGTCATTTGAATACGGATTTGCCTCAATTTCAATAATTGGGAACTCAGATTCCATTTTAGAGGTATTAATAATCTTGATAGGACTCAAAAGAATCTCACCTTTGATATAATCAATAGTTCCAACATTTTTTCTAAGAACTTGTTTTTCGGATGGAGAAATTAATCTAATCAAATCAATACTTCCGGTTTTTCCGTCAGAATATGGGACATCTGATAAGAATACTTCTCCAGAGTAACCTTCAACTAAAAATCCACTTGTTCTAATGTTTGGACCATCCGAAACATGGAATCTATTTCCAAAACAAATCTCATATTCTGCAAATTCGTTGACAGATGGTCTCATATCTCTTCTCATACGCACCGTAGTAATGTTTGAAGTGATCGCAGAGTTAGTACCATCAATTATTGCTAAAAGTTTACTATATTTTAATCTAGCTCCATAAGCATTCAGTTCGGATGTCTTAGAATATGCTTCTAACGATTCAAAAATGTTTGTTTTCAGACCTTCTGAGGATGGAAACAAATTTGTGTTATAATACGCATTCGTATCAACCTCAACATACAAATATTTAAGGTCAATAATTTGTGGTACGATACCAGCAACAGTAAAATTCTTCAAATCCGAAATAATTGAAGATTTTACGAAATTTGAAAGATAATTTCCACCTGTTGGTTTAATTGCAATAAAAACTTTGCCATATTGAGGGGGATCAAGGTCTTCTCCACCAAAAACAGACACAGATTCAGTATCTGGGAATATTTGCTTGGTCATAACCTCATAATCTTGGGTAGTAACTGCTCTATTTTGTGCAGCGTACTTCAGAGGAGCATATTTACGAATAGAAGAGACAGTTTCAATGTCTCCACCACCAATAGATCTGTTATTTACCGAAATTGCGGAAACACCCGTATTTACTACTCGATTATTATTGTCAACTAGTCTTCCAGAGAAGGTAAAGTTGGATACACCGTTAGCAATATCACCATTAGTGATCACATAGGACATTGTGATGACATTTCCGTCTACTAGACGCTTACCAAATATGTTATCACCGAAAAGAAGTTCATATTTTTCGTCAGTAATCTCTTGAAGTAAGAAAATTTTAGATGTGCCTGATATATCAATGATACTTTGTGCTAACTCATACTTAACTGAAGCAAGATCAAAGGAACTTTCCTTGACTTCCACAGATAAAGTTGAAGTATCTGCATTTGAATTGGGAATTACAAATTGTTGATCAATATCTGAGTCGTCTACTGTATATTCTTTCGATATAAACGTTCCTTCATAGATTTCAATTTCATTAAAAAAGGCAAGATCCTCAATTACTTGAACAGTAATCGATTCTGGTACACAGAAAGTAAAATTAGACCCACCAAAACTATCTGAGACTGCTACCAGACCCGCTCTAAGGGTCATTGTCGTAGGATTGGTAGTCAGAGTGCTTGTATCAACAAAGAAGCTTACAGTCGCTTTTGATGCCTTCTTAGAAGACGGTAAATATCCAATGTTTCTTGCAAGAGAAACCACATTTTCTCTCAATGTGGCACTATCAATGAAAACTTCGTTTGCCACCATGTTGGCATTATACGAAGAAATGTAAGTATTATATGCTAACGTATCAATTAAGACCGAAAAGTTAGATCCTTCGAAGTCAAAATCGGTAAAATTAGAATTTGCGCGCAAATAATTCTTTATTTGCACTTTAATTTGATCAAAATCTAGATCTGAGAATTTTGTAAGTGGCATTATCTTGTTGCTTGAAGGATAAACTCTAATTGTACCGGGGTTCTAGGTTGCCCAACGATAAAATATGAGACCAATACGTTATATCCGTTTTGATCGTACTGAGGTCTCACTTCAATAGTGTTGATTTCCACTCTTGGTTCAAAATTTTTAATTGTAACTTCAATATCTTTTTGAATTACGGACGCTGTACCATAATCTAACAGTTCAAAAAGACTTCTAGAAATTTGAGATCCTAATCTTGGTTGAAAAGGACGCTCTCCTAGGGCAGTAAGCACCAGATTCCTAATAGAACGAGAAATAGCACGCTCATTTGACAGCGCAATTAGATCCCGAGTGATCGGGTGCTTCATGAAAGACAAGGAAATGTCTTTAAATGCCCGTGAGACTGGTTGTGGCACCGGTTATCGATAAGACTTCTGTCTTATTTAGAGCCGAATTTTCAACATTACCAAAGAAACCATATCCTTGGGTAAAATGAGAGGGTCCACACTCAAATATTGGTGCTTCCAATGCCGCTATTTCGTGATTCAGAAGGAGTTTCCCAAAAATACTCATCGGTATCTCCGAGTCTACCCCATCGGATTCCATTTTCAACTTGATAATATTCCGTGGAGACCTTGAAATCGGGTGTAAGCGGCGTTTCCGGGGTGATTGATAGGTCATAAATTCTTGTTCTATTGTTTGGATATAATGCATACTGCCCATTTTCTAATTCAATGCAGTTATGTGACTTGTGTTCTTGTGGAATCTCACTTACATTGGTATCAATTATATCGTGATCAGGGTGGTAGTTGTCCAAAGTAAACAAATACTCACCTTTCAAGTTACCAAAGTGTCGTGTGCGGACTTCAAAGTCCATAGATCCGATAAATTGCTTCTCAATACAGCGGACTCCATAGTCCATACAATTCCAAAATTGTAAATTTGGTAGATCTAAATCGGGATCTGGTGTCTTTGGTTCTGATACAAAGGCACTGATGGGCAACTTATCAAACATTGCACCATATTCGGGTAGGTAGGTCTCAAAATAAAAAGCGCGTCCGGGGATGCTTTTAGCAGTCACCCAAACGCCCTCTACAAACTCACCATACCCGTCCTTCAAATCCCTTAGATATTCTTTGCGAACCCACACTTTCTGTGCAGGGAGATTGATGACGAGTTGACTCATTATCTTCCTTGTCCTCTGTAACGTTTACGAGCCGAGTTACGCGAGCTCGCTGCATATTTAGTATGCTTCCCAGTTCCCTGACGAGTTTTCTTCGGACTAGACTCAATCATATTCCCCCCAGTGAGGGACTGCTTCATCTTTGCCATATCAAATTACCCGTGTTTTTTCATGACCAACGCGAATCCTTGGATCCACCCAGATATCAAAACCTGCTGCAATTGCATCGAGACAGAATGATACATCCTCTCCACACATGTCTTGCACTTCACCAGATTCAAACTCTTGCATCTTTGGTGCAAACCATGGATACTTCATCTCTCCGTGCTCAAACACACCCTTCTTGATCAAACACCAACCGAAACCAATGTAGTCAACTGTGAACGGTTTGCGGCGCTTTGAGATGGATTCCAGAGTCTCATGGTTCATGACACCACCACTCTTACGGAAGTCCTCTTCCTCCAACCAGTGAGCACAAGAAGTGGTCTTCCCATCTTCTGTGCAATACCAACCAGAAACAATCTCTTTCTCTGTGCCATCCTCAGCTAGCGCCATATCGCACAATTGCCAGAACTTTGATGTGTCAAATACAATGTCACTATCAATCCATAACTGATAGTCATACTGCAACTTACCATCCCAGGGAAGCTGGTTCGGTCCACGCAACACATTTGCTCCGAGACACTTGCACCGTGCAAAGTTCACCATCGAAGAGTAATCCTGACTAATCTGAATACTCATTCCATTCTGAACCATGTCGAAACATAGTTGAACAAAGTTCTTCAAGAAGATATATGAGACGCCGCGACCTGGAAGACAGAACACAATGCTCTTGCCTTTCATCCGAGCTTTAATCCCATCAATGTCAAACTCCTCCTTCTTTTGTACCGGAGGGGTCTTTGCTTTAACTGTAAATCCTTTTGCCATAAGTTCGAATAACCTACATTTCAATTCTACCAGTGTATCTATGATATGTCAATACGAAGACTCTTCCGAGTATTTCATTAATTTGACTTTCTCATAATTCAAATCAGACTCTTCATAGTCTGTTTTCATGAGACCCACCATGCCTTTCAGCGTTTCCCAGGTCTCCTCAAACTCTTCATTTGTTAGACTCGAATAAAGACATTTATCCTTAGCGTAAATGTGAAATCTATACTCGTTTGTAATCATCTTTTAATCTTACAATGTCCTCTTCATTACATTGAGATCCTAACTGAACCTCTATAATAGTTATGCCGTTCTCACCTCCCTTCAACCGATGTTGCTGTCTAGCATCTATTTTGTAGTGACTGTGAGGTGTGGCATGATAACACCCTTCCCCAATAGTAACATAACCACTCCCCTCTACACAGGTCCAATACTCTGCGCGATGAAAGTGGTATTGTAGTGATAGTTGTTGATCTGGATTGACTACAAGCCTCTTTACCTTGTAACCTTTCTCTTCTAGGAGATTCTCATAATAACCCCATGGGCGTTCAAATTTCTCCGCGAAATTTTTTTCCATCTCTGAACCTAATAGGACCTTTCTAAATCTCAGAATTTTTTTGAGATGAAGTATATTTAGTTCGCGATCTGGGTTCGTTGTAGGTTAGGGTAGTTAGCGTTTTTATATACGCCCCTACGCGCCACGACGCGATATCATCAACCGCGCCCTAACTGCTGTCTCTAAGTGTCAATGAGTGACACTGTGTATTATAACATTTTTCAGAGAATCTGTCAATCGATTAGAGATATGCTGCTTCCCAGAGTTCTTCTACATTTTCTGACAAATCTTCCACAGTCACTGTCAAGTTCTCTCCGCCACCAATATCAAAGACCTTCTGAAAGTCTATCTGATGAACATCAAAGTCCGCAAAGACTTCGAAGTCTAATGTGACACGGATCTGCTGCTTTTCTGCGTGGCTAGTGTTCATCGGACTGGTGATGGGTTCCTCTGTATTATATAATAAATTTCCAATACTGTCAAGTGGTTTGTGTGGGTCTCAGGAAAAAATCGGCGGTGGTGTTGACAAAACTCTCTCCTCATGATACGCTCGCTAAGATCACAACACCTCAGCACATTTACAAGGCATTAATAACACTTTTCCACACCTATTAGACACTTTTCCACAACGATTGTGGATAACTTATAAAACAGCGACATATATTTATAATACCATTTAAAACGTTATTTTAAGGTAAAACAGCACTAAAACGCCAAATATACGTCATAATTGTTCTTATCTGGCACCATAGTCTTGATAACATGTAGTGCAGCATCTTCCCCAATCACAGTAACCTCTTGACGGGAAACATAACCACGTTTCTTATGCTTCTTCCATACGATTGTATAACGATTCTTTGTCTGTGTCATGGACGGATTTGCGAGACTTGACATAAGTGAGTTCAGACCATTGATGAGGATAACAGAGTAATAAGCAATGAATATTCTTATGACGTTCTCTCTTCGTATAGGTACACTTTGGTTTAGGTTTTACATATAGTTCAATCGTTATGTATTGACTATCGACAAAATATATCCACCCTTTAAACTGTTTCCATATTACATAATCATTGACCTGTGGTTGATACTTAGCCATACAGCAATCGTTCTAATGCATTAAGATTTAGCACCATACTAGTATAGCACCTAGTATCCTTTATGTCTACCTTATTTCCTTGCTTGGTGGCATTGATAGGCGCATAGTAGCATTTCTTTTTTCTATCATAGAACCCCCAGATTGTCCTTGGAACTTTACTGGTATAAGAAAAGAAAGCATGATTAAGCAACCAGATACTAGAAAGATTACGCTTGAACTGTTGTACTTCATAAGAGAAACCTTTGGGGGCAATGTGATGGAAATCAGGTGGTAGTTCTAGTTCCATCCAGTAGACTCATCAGGTGGAAACATCTTATAAAAAAGATCATCATCAGCATCATCTATCATATCACGTTGCTTAACGAGAAACTGAATTGAGGCATTGTAGTTGTCAATCTGTTTCTGTAATTCTTCTTTCTTAAAGTTCAACTCCATAATAGACTTATTGATCTCGACTCTATCCATGTCTTCTTTGATTGGGGTCAGTGATGTCATTTTAGAAAGTGCAGATTTAACGTTCAAAATGGTGCGCTCCATGACTCATATTTCTTCATGGTGATATAACCTTCTTTGCAAAGATCATCAGTGAATATACCCCATGCTTCTCTCTTTGCATGAATGTTATCAACCACTGGATTTTGCTTGATTGCAACTTTCCAATTGTAGCGAAATTGTGCGACTGCTTGTGATTTAGTAATCATGAGTTTCAGTTACCTGCTGTGTCGAATGATTCGTTGTAGACATCATAAAAGAGGTCAAATGCTGCTAAGTCATTTACAAACGGGGCAGACATTTCGCAGACCCAATCATATGCCATATCCAGGTCAGCATCGGTGCTGAGTAGGAAGGCAGGCAGGTCCCGCAGTGCTTGGATGAAGGCAGGATCGGTGAGACGGAAATTTGTTTTGTTCATACTGATAGTATGGCAGATCTGAGGGAGAATTGCAAGCGATAGTGGACACTCTCCCAACTGGTTCACTTACCGATTCCCATGGGATCATCTGCGCTATACTCCAAAGCAGAGAATGATGTTACGTTCTCATCTAAACATATGCCTGGATAATATCCTTCTGCTTCCTCAATTAGTTTATCAATTGTATACTCATCATACAATGAATTGAAGTAACTGAATAACACGTATCTCATTGTTTTGAGATCCATGTCATCAATCTGATTCATGATTAATTGCTCTTGTAGTGCATCACGATCAACGATGTTGTCTTTCATAGTGAAGTGAACTCCTCAACGTAATAGCGGGCAGAGATCTTTAATTGCTCTGCTTTTGTCATGATTTCATCGATCTGATCTTCTGATAGATCTTCGATGACCCATGTTAGATAGTGCAGATCTTCTTCGATAGTAGTTTCCATCATACTGTGAATTGCTCCTGACTGAATTCGTCGCATTTGATGTTCATTGTGTCAACGTCGTTGAAGAATTCCTCAACTTGTTGTTCATCCCACTTCTCATAAAGTGACATTAACTCTTGATCGCTTTCGAGTGCCATAGTGCAAGGATCTGTCATTAGAAAATGTGTGTCCATGATGAATGTTGTGCTTTGGTGATTCTACCGTCTTTGAGCATACCGTCGCAAACTTGACAGAAAACGCTGAACTTTTCGAGTCTTGTGAGGTTTGAATCTATCTCGTTGGAGGTTTCACCAACGACACGAATGAGAGTCTTTTTAAGCATCGTAAGAATCAGGCAAAGATGAATCCGTTGGTGAAATCGTAGGTATTGAAGACTTTGCTTTGTCCTGCCATTCCTACGAACTTGTCAACATACCACTGAAAGTTCTTCTGATAGACACACTCTCCATCAATGCAGAATTCTTCGCAAAGTGCATTGAGGCGTGATTTTGTGGTGGTAGACTGCCAACCACCGTCGAAGATTGTCATGGTGTCGTCTGAAACTTCTGCAATCTTGTTACCATGAAGACGAACGACGCTGACGCCTGAGGTCTCATCAAAATAAACTGCCGTGTTTCCTGACTGCCAATTGGCGTTGGATTGGATAGCGGCGTTCATCTGGGTTTCGATCTTGCGCATGAGTGGTTTGAGTGGTGTTCCTTTGACTCTTTAATAATACACGATTTTGGGCGTCACGCAACGGGGCTTAGACCTCTTTGGCGACTGTCACACCAACGGTCGTAAAGTATACTCTCCATGTGATATGCTTGATCTTCTCTCACTCTTTCAGTCAAAATGCCTGACTCGTTTTGTATTACATGCACTAATTCATGCAATAAAGTAGTAATATAGTCCGATTCGTTCAAGTTTTTATCAATCTGTATAAATTGCTCATTTCCATTTGTTTCGGTGAACCCTAGGGCGTTTTCGGAACTAAGATCGGTGTGAAATACCTCAACATCACTTTGGATGGGAAATTGCGATGTGAAGAAGTCAAAAACGTCCTGTGTAGGATAGTTCATTGATCTGCCGGAAGTGAATAACATCAGTTTGCGGGTTCTGGGAACTTGATTGCTTTAAGAATGTCCTGATAGTCTCTAACCTCGATCTCATCAAAGTCATATTCCTGTTGCTCTAAGCAATAGGTGATCAGATCGATTTGATCGGGTGAGAGTGTAACTTTGAGCATTGATCTCGATAGGGTTGACTTCATCATTTTAGCATAGATTTCTCTTTTTTGCATATTGCACGGATGTAAGTCCATGCCGTTGAGTGATTACGAAATCTCCTCATCTCGTTCTTTGTTCCTAACTCTGTCAGAGCAACATACATCGCTTTTTTGATAGGCATCGCGACATGATTGCCGCATTTGCATACTATCGGGGGATGTGGGTCCAGGATTTGAGGGTTCAAGGAGATTGTAGAGATATTGTTTAATTAGTGACATATGTTTGCTTGATTGCATCGGTCTTGAATCGTCTGCATAACTTGAATAGGAGTTTCAAGTCATCCTCAATCACATATCGAAACGAGTCAGATTCGATGATGAACTTACCATCTTCCATCCAGATTTGTGGGAGTTGTTTCTTGTAGATTGGGAAGTCAGTTGGCATGATGTTAGTTAGTGTGGGGTGAGTTGATAACTGTAACCCAGTTAGTTGGGGGTGATAGTTTGTTCGATACTTTCACCCAACGACCTTTGAAACGAACGAGAGTAAATTTCATTAATCAACCCACACATGCCATGGGAGCATACTCAGAGCGAGGCATCTTGTCAACGTTGAAACCAGTAACCTCAGCACCTTTGGCAATACGTGAAGCAATCTCATGTTTGAAGTCAATAGCACCAATAGTGCTGTATGAGTTCTGATTACTGCCACGGAAATAAACACGTTTGACGAAACGACGAACGGTAACTTTCATTCCTTTGATGTCATCAGACTCAGCGATGAATGCCTCAGGGAAGAAATCAACGACGACGGCAGAGTTTGAAATTTGCATGTGGTGTTTTCCTTTGACTCTTTAATAATACACGGTTTTGACCCCTGTGGGGGGATCAGTGGACACTTTGACCAACTGTCCACCAGCGGTGGCAAGGGATCTGGGGATGATGTAAACTGATTTTTCGATATTTTCGTTTGAAACGGGTGTTACGTCATCCCCGTAACTCCCGATATGGAAAAATCACTAAATGATGCTAACTTCCCACGATTGGATTGACTCCTATCACCTTTGCAGTAGGATTTCGTGCCAAAGCTGTCTCTCTGGCATCCTTATGACTAGTAGCATGTACTTCCTCTTTGAAAATTGTGCCACCAACATACAACTTGACTTCCCATTTCATAGAGGTGAAAACAATTTAGTAGATGAGATGATTAATAAGAAAGAGAGCATGATTACCACGTCCCACGATTTTGTTCTGATGAAGAATGGCACTGAGATAGCATCACCAATGAACTGCATAATCACTCCCAATGATAGATTCACATGGAGAATGATGAAATATGCAGTGACCACAAGAAACGATCCTATGATTCTGCCAGCAATGTCAATCTTCATTACTAAACATTTGCAAACTTTTCGTTATTGAAGTTAGCACGAGAGAATTGAAAGCGATCAACGAGTTTAAACACACCAAACTGATTGATCATGACATAACCCTCGCCACGACATTGGCGTCCGTCAACATATGCTCTGGGACCATTGTTGCGACATAGCATCAGCATATCCATTTTGATTGATGCTACTAACTGCCACAAACGCAGCGTATTTACATCGACTTGATTTGCATATGCAAGGGCATCAAGTGTAATGTCGTCGATGTTAAGACCTGATCGAATGATGCCATTGAATTGTTTTTGAAGCGATGCAGAATCCTTAGACTCCAAGAACTCACACGTGGTAGACATTTGACGTGCGAATGCAATCTTCTGACTGAAATCAGCATCAGTTACCCAACACTTAGGATGGACCCATTTGACCTGATCGCTGTCTTTGTATGGAAGATATTGAAGAGGGTGAGCAACAGCATCACGCAGATCTTTGTCTGCTGTGTAGATTGTATGCGGTGCAATAATGATAGTCTGATCGATTATCTCATCAAAAACATATGTAATAGTGTTAGGGGTATAAGTGTCATCACCTCCAATGCCAATGAAATCACCTTGAAGAATGCGATTTGTTCGTGGAAGATTAGCAAAACAAGCATGGAGAATGATTGCTACCTCACCAGAATGATTCTGTTCGATCTCATCGTGCGAGTGATTGATCTTGATCTTGACTTTGTTGAACACAGACTTTGTGCCAACAAAGAATTTACCATTAGCAGGATTAGTACCCCAAACGATAGCGGGAGCTCCGTCAATCTTGACTGATAAGTGTGATTCTGCTGTGAACCAATCTAGAACTGAGAGATCACCCGTCAGGATGGAGTCTTCCGCGTGTTGGAGGTGTGTGTTTTTCATACTATTAGTATGCCATGGAATGGGGTGAAAGTCAAGTGGTAGTGGACAGTTGTAGAACTGGTATCAATTCATTGCATTTAAGAGAGGATTATTGGTAGTCTTGTTAATCCATTCATCTGCTTTTTCATAGTATTCTGCACTATTTTCAATGCCAATGTATTGACGATTTGTATTGATACACGCAATGCAAGTAGAACCAGATCCCATGCAATTATCCATCACAACATCACCCTCATTGCTATATGTTTTAATGAAGTATTCAATCATTTCAACTGGTTTCTGTGTTGGATGAAACTTCAAAGGATTGTCATTGTTGACGACAGAAAACTTCAAAATGTCACGAGGGTAACGTATAGTTCTACCATCAGAATTGCCGAGTCTCTTATCAACGTGATTATAATTGCGTTTTTTATCTGGTGCAGGCATGTTATCACGTGGCAGCACTGCATTCATCGGTTTATGACCTGTTGTCATCTGAGGATTGTAAGTTGGCAACTTACGATAAAATATCAGCACGTTTTCATGGGCTTTCATTGGCATTTTCTTCGCATTAAGATGCCCTGTTGCTTTATTCTTTTCCCAGATCCATTCATACTTAAAATATTTCAAATTAGAACATGCAAGAATCTTATCGAACGGTGGTTGTGCAGTAAGAACAATCGCACCATTTTCTTTCACGATACGATTATATTGTGCCCACAATTCATCAAATGAAATCAAGCAGTCCCAATCGTTTTGTGTTGTTCCATATGGAAGATCACAAAAAATCATATCTACACAACCATCAGGAAGTGTAGACATAACATCCAAACATTTTCCTTTGAAAATTCTATTCATACTGCTCAAACAACTGGCATAGGGGTAAGGTTGATCGGGTTGATTGTATTATAATCCGTTTGGTTCTTCATTTCAGTGACATTTTCAATATCATAATATAGATCAATGACATTAACTTTATCACCATATTGATCCTGTAAAACGTTTTCAATCTTAGTGCGATTCTTAGATCTCACCACATTATCAAATCCTTTAACATTTCCTGTTTTTGTAAACATAGGTGCTAAACGAGGCATAACACTCACAAACAAGATTTTATCAAGTTTATTACAATCAGAGGCATAACAGAGTCGTGCTGACTCACCAATCGTAGTATTTGCATAATTCTTCATATTTTTATTAACACTGCTTTGATATGCTTTATCAAGAATTACAATTCTTATGATATCATCAGTATCAAATCCTACCATATCAACCTGAAACGTTCCACCAAAAGCGTCATTGATCTTATATTCAAACTCCCAACGATATTCTGCCATCTCAGGATTAACGTTGAGAATCTCATTTAACAATGCTTTGTGCAGTTCATCAGTGCGATCCTTGCTGCGAACATTCTGGAATGAAGTAGTCAGGAACTCGGAGAGGAATGGCATCGGTGTTTTGTTTGTTGATACAATCATAGCAGACCCTTAGGCGTGTTGTGTGGATGAGTAGACCGGTTTGCGAGGTGGCACAGTCATCATGACCAGGAAGCGGGTTTTATTCTATTCCTATGATAAGTTTCCAAAGTTTCATCAAAACTATCATCCAACTTATCTTCTGTCAGTTTCAGAAGATATTCAAGAATCATACGATTAGTAATTTTCATCGGCGCACCACACTATCTAACATCTCACCCTTCTCGAAGACGGTATCAACAACCGACTGCAATGCTCGCTCGGTAGCAACACCAACCTGAGAGTATACAGGCACGACACACAAACCAAACGCCTTAGATTGGTTGCCTGTACGCAATACACGACCGATAGTCTGTGTCATCTCAATCACATCCATGTTGCGAAGGAAGATGACAGTTTCCAGTTCGCTGACGTTGATACCCTCAGAGAGAATAGAACGATGTAGAACAACAAACTTTTTCTCAGGATCGCGACCCCAAGCATTCAACGTCTCGAAGAATACCTCACGATTGACTTTCTTACCATCGATGACTGCACCCGTCTTCGATGTGATATAGAGGCATGAATAACCACGGATACCAAGATCTTTGGCAAAGTCAGTGTGTGCCATCAAGTTGATGAGTTGACGTGAAGTCTTGACACATACTAGAATCTTCTTTGTGTTAGTCTCATCAATTGTATCCATCACATTTTCTGAATCAGTCTCACACGAAATCATCCGTGAGTTCTTGTGAATATCAAACATCTTTGCTTGAATACGAGGAGGGATGATGTATCCACCTTCTACCAACTCAGGAGCAGAAACACGGGCAATGATTTGACCATAGACTGCCTCATCATTCATGCCTGGTTTATTGATAGTGATTGAAGTCTTGCGCGTAGCTGTGAAGAAGTAGCAACGATCTGCCTCATAAGAGAAGAACTCAGTGGGAGGGAAGAAGTTACGCTTAACGCTGTTATGTGCCTCGTCAAAGTATATTGTGTTGACCTCAATGTCTGCCTCCATGATACGATGGAGAGAATTGTAGGTAGTGAAGATGATGACGTTCTCACCCATACTACGGGCGCAACCTGCATACAGATGAATCTTATCTGCCTTAGTGGTGCTAGTGTAGCGTGTTTCACCACTGTGAACGTGCATCACATGCAGATATGGGTCACTGTTGTTAGGATCAATGATCTCCATAAACTCGCTGCAAAGTTGTTCTGCCAGCAGAATACGAGGAGCAACAACAACTGTGGTGGTGCCGTTGTTGATACTATCTAGACGATTCTTGGTGTCTGTGATCATGCACATTGTCTTACCACCGCCAGTGGGGACAATCACCTGCCCTTTGTCATAGGAACCCATACGATCGACAATCCGTTGCTGATGGGGACGCAGTTGCATGAAGATCTCTGATATGAATATATTATGGCATAAAAAAAGCACCCTGTCAAGGGTGCCCGACCAGTTCATCAGCTGTCACATCATTGCTAACGTCTCTTGTTGTTTTAAATATAACTTAACCCAACATCGTGCCATATTCTTTACAAGTTCAATATCTTCCATCTTTTCAATATCACGTGAGATCTTTTCATATTGAAAACTCTTAGATGGTTTATCTAAGGTAATATCATCGGGATTCATTAAATTAGTCCTCTGTTCATAATTATGTATCCTCCTTCTTACTGTAATCATATATAATCTCAATTTTCTTCCATTTGTGTGTTTTATTAGATGCAGTCATGCGTTTAACATCACCATTAAGAATGGTTGCAATGTTACTCAGTTGCATATCTGCGATCATCGATGATGTTTCTTGATCAAGTTTTTTCATTGTATTCTTTGTTAGTTTTGTAGTATAGTTTATAATATGTTTTTTTCATACTATTGATGGTGTCCATGTCTTCTTGGAATCCCATATATTTAAGGAGTTGAGAAGATCCTTCTAACTCACTGATGAGTCTCAGGATGTTAGTAGGGTGACGTTCTAGCCCTCCAAAATCATAGTTACTCATAGGAGTCTCATCACCCTCAACAAACAGAGTCTACACATAAATTAGAATCTTGTCAAGTAGCAAGGAAGTTACACGAACTCCCCAGTTCATAAATGCCATGAACGACACAATAAACAATAGTTTTTGATTTACAGTCAAAGAGGTGATTATGTACTCCACACAGTATAAGACCCCACACAGGCGATCTGAGCGGGGTCTGGTACAGTTATTTGATTGTCACATCAGGCGATGTTAATTACTCCACCCATATTGGCGTGAGCAGTACATTGATAGTATAAAGTATTAGGAGTTACGAATGGAACTTCAAAGATTAATACACCATTTGATACATCATTATTGGTAACTCCGACGTTCCATGCTGTACCAGCAGAACCATTTGCAGTGCTCTGAATACGGAATGGATGTGCTCCCATCTTATTCTCAAACATATAAGTTTGTCCACGTTTGAGATACAATGCAGGATCATTTTGTGTTGAGTGACCTAAACCAGGACCGGTGAAAGTATAATGATTAGATCCATCTGCACCTAATACCCAACGTCCAGCAGCAGAATATGAACTATCGCCATAATAAGTTACAATGCCAGAGTTAACATGAGTTGATGCAGTAACAATACCAGCAAGATTTACGCCAGTGCTAGTTGCACTGACTCTTGGTGATGATTGATAATAAAGGATACCCGCACCATTGCTGTCTGCTGCGACTGCTATGTTACCTGTACCTTGCCACAGTGATGCTCCTTGGCGGCCCTGAATGTTGATGCTTCCACCACCACCAGAACCATCAGTGTTTCTAAAATAAGTTTCATTAGAACCACCAAATATCTTTAACTTCTGTGATCCTATGTTAAGATGAATGCCTTTAGTTGTTCCATTATCTCCTGCAAATGTGGCGATACCAGTCGTTACTTCCAGATTTGCTAGGTTTGTTTGACCTGCAACAGTAGCAATACCACTAGAAACATTTAGGTTTGATAATGTACTTTGCCCTGTTACACTTAAACCAGTAGCAGTTGCAATACCAGTGATGATTACACCACCTGCATCAGTTTCAAGTTTCTTAGAGTTGTTATAATAAAGTTCTACATCACCATCCGCATTTGCAATGATTCCTGCTTCTCCGGCAGCAGGTTCTATATTGATTGAAGTTCCTGAACTAGATCTTAAATATACATTACCCGTGTCATTTTGTAAAAAGGCATGAGTCCCACTATGATATATTTCTAGATCATTATCAGCACCAAATTTAATATTATTGGTATTACTATCATCACCATCGCCAAGTCTAATGGCACTGAATGTAGAAAAACCAGAGAATGTTGCACCAGCAAGAGTGGAGATACCAGCAACAACTAATCCGCTGGTGCTTACATCAGCAGTGCTACCTGCACCTGCACCACTAGCAGAAACAGATCCATCTGCCATCAAATATTGACTTGATGTTCCACCAGATTTAATAAATGATGTTGAAGTAACAACACCAGTAACACTTAAGTTACCAGCACTTACTTGTCCACTTAAAGTAGAAACGCCAGCAACTACCAAAGATGATGATCTTGGATTCGCAGTAGTTACACCAGATGTAACAGTAGATAAACCTGACGCGGGATCGGTTATACCAAACGTATTATCAAAGTTTAGTTTAGTGATAGCACCAAGGGAGTTATTGGATCTAAACACCGTTAAACCAGCACCAACAGCACCTAAACCAGTAAGACCAGATGCGTTACCAATAAAGTTTGTTGCAGTAATAACACCAGTTACATTTACATGACTGGCAACATCTAATTGAGTACCTTTCGCGATAGATCCTGTTCTTATGTCAACACCGTCTATGCCAATAGCATCAGTATTGCCAAGTTTTGCTAATTCTCTTGCTCTTGACATCGCACACAATTAGTTTCTAGTTATTTATAGATGGCAACACTGCTCCACATTGTTCCATCAACATATAGAATTGCCACAGCGTTTCTACTTCAAACTCATGAAACGTGTTCTTGTTAATTACTACTGTGGGTACACATATATGCCTCTTTGGTGCAAATATAAAAGCATGTTTATTCTCTAATCCTTTTGCAATAGGAGAATCTATCCTGGTTGTGATACCAATCAGAAGATCTGCCTTTGAACCATACATATCAATCCATTTTTTATGCCATCCATCATCACCACCAAGTGCAGTCATATGAACACATTCAGGTGCAAAACAAAACTTATCTAAGTGACGTGTCATATCACTAGCTGCATGTTTTGCAATGGCAAGATTGCCACCGTTACCAATCACTGCAATCGATGATGCAGACTTTACGGCATCAATTATTGTTGAAGAAATCATCACTGTGGATTGCTTTGTCATCAATGTACATGTCTCCTGAATATTTACCTAGGAACAGTTTGGTGTATTTACACCCCCACTCTTCCAACTGAGTTTCTGTCAGTCTACCATACTTTTGTCTTGCACGGTTCATTGATTCTTCATCAAAGTTTCCTTCTGGGTTATTCTTTGTACCCATACCTCTTGCAGTCATGTATACAATTTCATGACCCTCATCATACAGTTTGTTTATCTTTTCAATGCGATCATAATATACTTGACCTGATCCAAAGTTTGGACCATTAAAATGTTCGCAAATTGTACCGTCAATATCAACGACGTATCTCATGTTTAACAATCTCAATGTCAGATGGGCGATCAACAGCATGTGTTCTCATGCCGATATTAAATGGAGTCACAGGTATTCTACCAATGAAACCTAGGGTGTCAAGACTAGCACAATCCTCAACCATTTTCAAATCATATGATCTAAAATTTGCAATAGTATCATAGTCATAGACATATAACCCAGAAATTCCAAAGATGTGACGATTAATAATCCACTCTGGTTCTGGTGTGCGAGTAATCCAAATTACATTATCATTATTAATAACTGCTTTGACACAATCTTCATCATCAACATCAATTTGATTAATATTATAGACTGCTTGCAACATCTGAGTCTGATGTGACATTGCATGACCAATCATGTCATCAATTGATTCTGGATTCATCACAGGTTCATCTCCTTGGAGATTAACAACCCAACGTGGTTTATGTTCTAGTAATCGAACAGCATCAGATACTCTATGAGTGCATGTAGTACAAGAGTCTGTAATTATAGCATCACAGTTATATTGTTTTACTACGTTATAAATTTCTTCATCAGGTGTGGCGACAACAATATTATCAATATACTTACATTCCATTGCACGATCAATGACATGCAGAATCATTTCTTTTCCATTGATTTTATACAACGGTTTACCAGGAAATCTTGTAGACCCCAATCTCGACGGGATAACACATGTAACAGTCATAACTCAGAGATTAACTTTCTTACAGAAGGATGATACTCCATTGTATCATAGATTTTGCATTTTGCGTTCAATTTGTCTAATGCTTTATCTTTGGAATACAATTCCAATGGTACAGCATCAGTTATGATATTTCCAGTAGAGTTGCCATAGAACCAATCATCCCAATGTCTACCATGTTTTTCAGTCATCATATTTGATCTGAAATTGAGCATATACAACGATTCTAATAATTCATCAGGTGTTTGTCTCTTATGTGGACACAGGAACAACTTAATCATACTCATGATGACACTGCGATCATCGCACCTGTCTATCCATAAGTTCTCAAACTTACTATGAATATTTTCTAACTTAGCATAGCTATCGACTGAACTTGTTGTAGTCTCATAGTAAATATCCCCTGCATCATAGTAACGAACATGAGCACCGCTATAATATGCATACATGGTCGCAGATGTGAACATTGAAAAGTAAAATGCCTGAAATCTTCCCATTGCAACAGCAAGACCCAACTGCCACTCTTCTACACCAGGATCATCAAAGATACTCATGACATGTAAGTCTGTTAGTCCCTCATGTGCAAAGGCATAATACCAATCTTGCTTTTGTTCTGCCGGAGCCATTGCAACAACAGGTTTAGGTGCATTTTCTACTAATGTTCTGAGAGCGTCATAATTTACCTGATTAAAATCAACACCAGTTGCAACATCAATCTTGGGTAGAAAAATACATGTTCCCTGTCTTTCTTGTCTTGGCACAAGTGCATCAGCATATAGGAATGGACATGCACCTAGATGAACATACTTATCGTGCTTAACAAGTTTATTGGGAAGATACTCACTCCATGCATACACATTAGAACACATGAAGTCAGCATAAAATTCCTGCCGTCCCATTGTTTCTGTCTGGACACCAGGAATAAAATTATAATCTAGATATTGATCTGTCCCTGCCCAATAATTAAGGATCTCTTTTGTTCCAAAACGACTCATAATGTCTTTTCGTCTGTGTTGAACAGGTCAAGCATCTCTTTCTTCGTTAAGATCTTCTTACGATAGAATACTTTCAACATCTTATTCAATTTTCTATTCAGATTCTTTTGTAATTGCATATCTTCACCATCCCAATCAGGATTGAAACGCCACCCATCTTCTGGATTAAACTTATATTTTTTCTGATACCAATTCTTTGGTTCTTCTACATTTTCATGCAACACATAGTAGTGTGGCAACTCAGAAATCATCTCATCTTTAATCCACCACTGCCCCATATCGTCATCAAAACGAATGGGGATAAAGTCTGGAAAAAGATATACGCTCTCTTCTAACTCGTTGCACAGCGTTTTCATATTCACCAACAATGATGTGTCTAGTATATATCAGTCAGACGCTTATGTCAAGTTAGCGGGCATTAGACTGTCCACCAAACAAGTTAACTGTTGGTGTTTCTGCCCATGCACAATAGAGATATGTATTAGTGCCATTGTTTATATCTCCACTGTTAGTTCTACATTTAAATCCATTAGATAAAATATCAATTGTAGTCCCAACTTGATCTGTTTCATTGGTGGATAGATTTAATGATAATCTTTTTGTGGTCACATTGAAAGTATCTCTCTTAACATCAATAACTGTCCAATTTCCAGTTCTTGATGATGGCTTCAACCAAATTAATGCAGGACGGAAACTTAACTCTACGAATGGCCCATCTGCGTTATCATTTGCTACATAACTACCAAATTTCTGCAATCCAGGGACATCACACCACAAATATGCGACTGCTGATTGACCAGTATCACTAATACTATTATTTGTACCCAAAGTCCACAAATTATCACCATCATTTAAATGTGAATTAAACAAAGTCGCATCAGTATCTTCTGCTGCTGCTGAATTTAATATCAAATACTTAGTAGTGACAATAGATTTGTGCCAAACCACCCAAGAATTTCCACCTGTTGATTTTTTCTTACAAATCATGAAATCTGGTTTTGCTCCCAATCTATGGGGCAGCGTCTCATTAGTAGAACCATGGCCATTCCAGGTATAAATTCCAAACTTACTTTTAGTATTAACAGAACAACCAGTAGGAGCAATTGATGGAGCATTAGGAGCTGATAACCCGTTATCAATAAGCCTTTGATCGTCAAATTTCCACCCATACAACAGCAACCCAGCTGCCGCAGTGCTGGTTCTTTTGACTGTTATTTTATTAACAAGACCATTAACAGGTATAACAGTTGAATCGGTAAATGCAGGGTTTACCGTTGCACATAGTGATAAACCAAATGTCGGACCATCGTTAATCTGAATAGTACCAGCGTTGTAAGAAGTAAGTCCTCCAAATAGAGTAATACTTTTATTGACTTGAATAGGTGGATTAATAGTAAGTGTAACAGTAACAGCTAATCCATCACCATTACAATGTGCGTAATTAGTAAAGTCAGTATCAAACATAGCTGTTTTAGCTATGAAATTTCCACTGTTTCCTGTGGTGGTAATATTATTACTCCAAGTTTGAGTTTGGTTATAAACAGAAGAGTTTAAAGAACCAACACTCATATTAACATCAGAAGCACTTGCATAACCTACATCATCAACATTA